AAAAGGACCGCTTTGGTTCCCGAATTCGCAAAGATAATTTGTGTTAGTGTTGCCTTCGTTATGGATAACGGAGAGATTAAACGACAAACATTTTCAGGTGACGATGAAAAAGAACTATTGGAAGGCGTTCAAAAATTATTAGACAGATGTGGTAAACTGGATTTTTTCCTATGTGGACATAATCTTAAAAACTTTGACATTCCTATGTTGGCAAAACGTATGATTATTAATGGATTAATGCCACCATCAATCCTTCCGTCATACGATACAAAACCTTGGGAAATTAAAGCTATTGATACTAAGGAGATTTGGCAATACGGGGCCTACACCGCAATCGGTTCTTTAGATTTAATGTGTGCTTGTATGGATATCCCATCACCTAAAAATGGTGAGGTTACAGGTGATAAAGTTCACGACGCATATTGGAATAAAAATATGTTAAAAGAAATTGCCGAGTATTGTGAGAGAGATGTTGACGTACTAATTGACGCAATTAAAAAATTAAAATTACTTAAATAAAAAATTATGATGGATATTGACCAACTTGAAGAACTATTCACTGATGACGAATCAGAATTAAAAAAAATGTTATTAGATATGGGTGTGGATTTGGACGACCTTGAAAAGGAGTTTGCGAATTACCACCCAAGAAAACCTTTAAAATACGAAGTAATTTCAGATGATGCGGTAGAACCGTCATATAATTACCCATCGGATTCAGGGTTTGATTTATACTCAACCGAAGAGGTTACCTTGGAACCTTTTGGTAGAGCTCTTATTCCAACGGGATTGAAGTTTGATATTCCAGACGGGAGTGAGATTCAAGTTAGACCTAAAAGTGGTTTAGCCTTAAAACAAGGATTAACGGTATTAAATACCCCAGGCACTGTTGATTCAGGATATAACGGAGAAATACAAGTGATTGTGTTTAATACTAACCCAAAACCATTTACCATTGAGAAGGGTATGAAAATCGCCCAAGCGGTTTTATGTCCTGTAGTAAACGGTAATTGGGTTGAGTTAATTAAAGTAGATTCTGTTGACGAAAAGGATAGAGGTGATAATGGGTTTGGTTCAACAGGTTTAAGGTTTTAATTATGTATTGGTTTTCAGGAGTTAATAATCATAATCAAGAAAGATATTTGGATTACATTAAAATGTATACTGTGGCGGTTTTATCCGCTAAAGAAACTAATCCAAATATTAAACCATATCTTATCTTAGATGGGGTTGTTGATGAATATTTAGAAGAGTTACAAGATTTGGGGGTTACTATCATACAACACAAATCATTGTTTTACGATTCACTATTATCACATTATAATACAAATACTACGGCATTTGGAGCGTTTCTAAGAATCGACATTCCTAAAATATGTGAGAAATTACAAATCGAAGATGATTATATTTTATACACGGATAATGATGTACTTTTTTTAGATAATGTTTCCGAGTTAAAAAATTTAAAACCGAATTATTTTATGGCTGCTGGTGAGTTTGATAAAAACTTTACCCCATCATTGATTAATACAGGTGTTATGTGGATTAATTGGAAAAATATGGGTAAATGTTACGATGAATTTGTTTTCTTTATTAAATTAAACCTACCTAAGTTTCAAACTTACGACCAAGACGCAATACGAATGTTTTTTATAGATAAAGTAGAATCGTTAGATTTTAACTACAATTACAAACCTTATTGGAATTTTGGGGATGGAATTAAAATTTTACATTTTCACGGTCCCAAACCAACGTTTAAAGATGAAGATTATAAAAAATTCCCATATCCTCAAATGGTAACCCCATATTTTAATGAAATGACAAAAAAGTTTAACAAAATTTATGATAACAGTAATTTATTCAACACATAAGGACCAAGAGTATAATAACAAATTTAAACAACATTTGTTACAAACTTCAGGATTAAAAAACATTCAAATTCTAGAATACATTAATAATAACGAGTTTAGTTTATCTAGTCTGTATAATAAAGGTATTGAGGAATCCGAGTATAATATTGTAGTTTGTTGTCATAACGATATTAAATTAGAAAAAAATTGGGGTAAGAAATTATTACAGGACTTTGATAGTAATCCTGATTATGGAATTATCGGTAAAGCGGGTTCTTGTTACTTTCCTGAGTCAGGGATTTATTGGGAAAGAATGACTCAGACTATGGTTGGTCAAGTTTACCATCATCCTAAAGATAGTAAAAAATGGATTAACCGTTATTCCCCCAAACTACCTTTCTTAATTCCCGTGGTTACCGTTGATGGTCTTTTTATCTCATTTGATAAAACTAAAATCACACAAGGGTTTGACGAATCTATTGGTAAATTTCACTATTACGACCACCCATTCTGTCTTGCAAATTATTTAGATGGGGTTAAGATTGGCGTTACATCTTCTTTTGAAATAACTCACGAATCAATAGGTAAACCAAATGATGAATTCTTCGCATCTAAAGATGTTTTCCTAAAAAAATATGGGGATAAGTTACCGTTAGATTTAAAACCTTCAACACCATTCTTTACCGAAATAAAAGAAAAACCAATTAAGAATGTAGGTAAGGTTGCCGTAATAATCCCAACAAAAGGGAAAACTAATCTTTTATTACAATGTTTACAATCATTTATCGAATATTCCAACTCTCACTCTTATCATATTTTCGTTGCAGATACTGGGTCAAACGACGAAGAAATTTTAGAAATTAAAAAATTTATTGAAGATAATTCATCATTAATTAGTATAACATTACTTCAATATGATTATTATAATTTTGCTAAAATAAATAATGACGTTGTCTTAAACCATATTACAGATGAATATGAGTATCTATTATTCTGTAATAATGATATTAAGATATTAAACAATGTCATAAATGATATGTTAAACGTATTCAAACAAAATTCAAATGTTGGTACTGTAGGTGCCAGACTACATTACGAAGATGGTACAGTACAACACGATGGTATTTTAATATATCTTAAACAAGATAGAACTTTACACATTTCTCATTCAGGACTTAGAAATTACTACAATTACACAACAACAACAAAAGAAGTTATTGGTAATACGGGAGCTTTATTAATGATTAGAAAAAACGTCTTTATTAAGATGGGAATGTTTAATGAAAAATATAACGCGTGTTTTGAGGACGTAGAACTTAATCTTAAGTGTTTGGTGTCAGGGTTAAAAAATTATTTTACAGGTAACTCTGTTGCCTATCATTATGAATCTCAAACTAGAAATGAAGACCCTGATGATATGAAAAAATTAATGAATGATTATCAGAATAATTTATACCCTTATATTGTCCAAAACTTTGACAAGATAAAAAGACTCGTAATGGTCTTACAATAATTACTACACAAATAAAATAATTTGAATATCATTAATGTATAAATATTAATAAATCAATATGACTGAAAGAAGAAAAAAAGGTACAACTCAAACCCCAAAAGAAAACGAGTATAAACCAACAATGTCTAAAAAAGAACTAATATCACAAATTATTAAGAAGAAAACCAAAGAAAAATTCTTAACAACTAATCAAAAAAAATATTATGATACGTTAACATCAAGTGAAATTACGGTTTGTTCAGGACCTGCAGGAGTAGGTAAAAGTTATATTACAATGAAAGCCGCAATTGATTTAATTGCAGACCCTACAACCCCTTACGAAAAAATAATTATCGTTAGACCCGCGGTTGAAGCTGAAGAGAAATTAGGGTCGTTACCTGGAAACGTTGAAGAGAAGTTAGACCCGTATATTTTCCCGTCTTATTATTTGTTAAATAAAATTATTGGTAAAGAGGCTAGAGAAAAACTTAAAGAGATTGAAGTTATTGAGGTGTTCGCATTGGCGTATATGAGAGGTATGAACATCGACAACTCTATTTTAATATTTGAAGAGGGTCAGAACGCATCACCAAGTCAAATGAAGTTACTATTAACTAGAATTGGATTTAACAGTAAGTTCTTTATTTCAGGTGACGTTGAGCAGTCTGATAAATATAGAAATAAAACTCAGAGTGGATTATGGGACGCGATTGAAAAATTTAGAGGTTCTGACGGAATTTCCATATTTGAATTTAAAGATAAAAATGATATAGTAAGGAACCCTTTAATTACTAAAATTTTAGAGAAATACGAAGAACAATGAGATTAGGTATTGAGATTAATGGAGTTTTAAGAGATACTATTGGTAAACTAGAGATGGTTTATAAAAAATATCTAATGGATAAAACTGATGGAATGGAAGAAGATGAGAACCCGTTTGAATACGGTATGAATCTTCCTGTAACCAGTTTAAATTTAAGAGACCATTTTGTGTTTAGAGATGACGAAGAATTTTTCTCATTCCTTTATGATGAGTTTCCTATGGAAATATTTGGTCACGCGGGGTCTACAGAAACAATGACATTTAATGATTTTAACGAATTTTATGTTGAGTTCAGAAGTAATCACGACATTATTGTGGTTTCTGACGAAATTGGTAAGTCAAAACCTGCGTCGTTATTTTTCTTATCTAAATTTGGTTGTTTAACTGAAAAAGTAAAATTTTATAGTAATACCACAATAAATTCAATGTGGGATGAAATAGACCTTTTACTTACATCAAATCCTGACTTATTATTAGACTATCCAAAAAATAAAATTATTGTAAAATTTAACACAGAATACAATAAAGATATTAAAATGGAGCACGAAATATCGTCAATAAAAGAATTAAAAGAAAAAATAAATCAAATATATGGGGCCAATGCTTAAGATAATGAATGAACACTATTTCTTAGATATCGACGAAATAGACAAATATATTCAAATTGAACCTAAAGAACCATTATCAGGTTATACGGGAGAAAATCACATTAGTATTGTAAAATACGAAACAGTTAAATTAATGTTAGAGATATTAATGGATGAACAAGAGGAAATTGATGAGACTTTAGGTCATAAAGCGTCTTCCAATTTATCAATACCATTTAAACTCGCGTTTAACACATTAATCAGTAAAAAAATCTTAAAATCATTTTAAATTATGGAACAAAATAGAATATTAAAACTACAAAAATCAATCGAGAATTTACAAAGTAAATCATCGAGAATTTACCTATTTGTACAGGATACTAAAGGTAATCCTAGAGCTTCGGTAAGATACATATATCAAATGGGTATGGCATTAAAAAATAACGGATTTAATCCAATTATTTTACACGAAAAACCTGAATATGTCGGAGTAGCTGAGTGGTTAGGTCCTGAATATATGGAACTACCTCATAAACCAATCGAAGGTCAGAATTTAGAAATTTCTCCTGAAGATTTTTTAATCATTCCTGAAATTTTTGGATTTATTATGGAACAAGTTAAAGATTTACCTTGTGCCAAAATCGTACTTTGTCAAGCATATGACCATATGATGGAAACTCTTCAACCTGGATTTGGTTGGACGAACTATGGATTCTATAAATGTATCACAACATCTGAATTCCAAAAAGATTATATCTCTTCAATTATGAGAGGTGTTAGTACTGACGTTCTTCCGTTATATATTGATGAGAAGTTTAAACCTACAAGTACTACTCAAAAGCCAATTGTTGCGGTACACTCAAGAGACCAAAGAAAAACATTAAACTTTATTAAATCATTCTATTTAAAATTCCCTCAATACAGATGGATTACGTTTAGAGATATGAGAGGGTTAACTGAGGATGAATTTGCAAATAGTTTACAAGAGTGTTTCTTAAGTGTTTGGATTGACGAAACAAGTGGTTTTGGAACATTCCCAATGGAATCGATGAAGTGTGGTGTACCAGTAATTGGTAAAATACCAAGTTTATTCCCTCATTGGATTAATGAGGATAACGGTTTGTGGTTATCAGAAGAAACCAAATTAACTGACTTTACTGCAGACTTTATTCAAAATTGGTTGGAAGACAATATTAAACCTGAACTATACACCGAAATGGAAAAAACTGTTTCATCTTTATCAAGTAAGGAAACTTTTGAAACTAATGTCACTAAATTTTTCACAGATTATTTAGAGACAAGATACGAATCATTTAATGAACAATTAACAAAATTAAAAACTGAAGAATAATATGGAAAATACTTTTAACTTATCTGTAATACTACCAATCAAAACTGCAACTGCTAAAGATTTTGACGAGTTTTTCGAAAAAGCAATCAAATCTGTCTCAGAACAACAAACAAGTGTAAATGAGTTAGTTATTGTTCATACTGACGAAGAACTATTAACTAAAAAAATAACTGAATATGATTTCGGTAATTTAAATGTTAAAAAATTAGTTTGGTCTGACGAAGCGAATTTTGCAAACCAAGTAAATTTTGGGATTTCACAATCGGAATCTGAATGGGTATCAATCTTAGAATTTGACGATGAATACTCAAGTATTTGGTTTAAAAATGTGAAAAAATATTCTGAAATATATAAAGATGTTTCAGCATTTTTACCAATCGTTATTGATGTGGACGAAAAAGGTACGTTCGCAGGTTTCACTAATGAAGCGACTTTTGCACAAAATTTCACACAAGAAATTGGGTTTTTAACTAACGAAACACTACAAGAATATCAAAACTTTCAAACCTCAGGAATGGCATTTAAGAAAAGTTTGGTAACTGATTTTGGAGGTATTAAATCTAATTTTAAATTAACATTTGTTTACGAATTTTTATTAAGACTGACATTTAATTCTGTACGAGTAATGACTATCCCGAAAATCGGGTATAAACACATTAACCTTAGAGAAGGGTCAATCTTTTGGAATCATAAATATGGTGCTGACAAATTATCCGAAAACGAGGTTAAGTTTTGGATTGACTCGGCAAAAAAAGAATACTTTTTCGCTGACGAAAGACCATTAAATTATGAACCACAAGTTTAATGCAACTCACAACAAATGAATTAAGTGGGGAAACTGAAAGTATTGAATCTAGAAAACGAGGAAGGAAGGCGAAACAAGCAAATTATTTTGACGTACGAGAAGAAAATGCAGTTAGGATGTTCTTGGTTGAACCTTCTTGGGAAGTAAGGAATAAGATTTATAATGAATACCTAAGAGACCCTTTAGACAAAATGATATCGTCTATTATTAGACGATATAAACTATATCGAAAAGATATGGACTTTACTGAAATCCATACGGATACTCATTCTTTTTTGATGACTAAAATTGAAAAATTTAAACCGTCAAAAGAAAAGAAAGCATATTCTTATTTTGGTACTATCTGTAAAAACTATTTAATGGGTCAAATTATTAAAGACCAAAAAGAATTAAATAGAAAAATTTCATATGAGGACATTTCTTCATCATTAGAAGAAAATGTAAAATTCTCATATTCAATAGATAATGAAGATGTTGACGCCACAATGGTAATTGAAAGGTTTAAACAAGAATTGAAAACATTTATTGATACTGAAAATTTAAACGACAATGAAAGAAAATTAGGATATGCGTTAATTGATTTATTCGATAACTATGAAGAAATTTTTATGGGGGCGGATAACAATAAGTTTAATAAAAACGTAATTCTACTTTCATTACGAGAGATGACTAATTTATCTACAAAAGAAATTAGGAACTCAATGAAAAAATATAAGAAATTATACGGTAGTATTATAGGTATCATTCTAAAATAAACGTTATAAGGTATTTATAGATATGAGTAGACCTAAGAAAAAAGAAGTAAAATTCACAAAAGACTCTGTTCTCACAATTTTACAAGAAGTATATAATGAAATTGTGGAACAGAGAAATACTGCATTAAGAATCCAAAATAAAATGTTGGCATTAATGAAAGATGCTGAAGATATGCAGACAATTGGACCAATCATTAAAGAACAACAAAAGATTATTAATGACTGTGTCGAGAAAAAATTATCGTTATCTAAACTACAATCTTCAATTTGGGAAAAATCATCAAAAGAGACAAGTGATTTTACTATTGATGATTTGGATGATGATTTAATGGAATCTCTAATTAGTAGAGATGTTGAAAAAGTAGACGACTCTTATAAATTAAATAAAAAATAATAACGATGGGATTTGATTTAGAAAGTGGTTATGCCAGTATTGAGAGTAAAATGAAGGCGTCAAGAACCTATCTTGATACCAAGATGGCGTCTATTGATTTAGAAAAAAACACTGGTGATAACTTAGAACAGGCAAAACAAAAAGTACTTTCAAGTATTGATAAAGTTAAAGACCAAAAGAAGAGATTTCAAAGACAGATGAAAACCCAAATGGACCAAATGTTAAGTATGGTCCAATTTAATGGAGGGTCTGGTTCTTCGTCGATGAATTATATTAAGACTAAATTTATTCAAGCCGCTTTACGAGTAGAACCTAAAATTTTTGATATCCTTAATAAAGAAACTATTAAGGCTTTAGGTTGTTCCCAACAACAAGCCTATTCCGCACAAACAATCTATATAAAAGTTAAAAGTGTTGATTTACAACGTCTATTAACCCGTGACCCTGATGAAGAGGCTGCGGCAGTTGCTTATGAAAAAGTCGCACCAACACCAAATCAAATTCCATATTCAATGAATAGACAATTATGGGAAAGGTTACAAGATTTGAATGTACCTCAACCATTTTATGGACGTTCGGGTCAAAAACTATTTGACATTAGTTACGTTCAACAAGATGGTAACGGTATTAGTGGGGATTTTTACAAAATAGATTTAGTTAACAAAACTGTTGGTATGAATAAAGTCGCCAATTTCATTGTCGATTATTATCGTGCCGTAAAAATAATTGACACGGGTAATTTATTTCAACAACTAATGGACCAAATTTCAGGGGCAGTTTCTTTTGATGCTAAAGTAGGTTTTGGTCAGTTAGAGGAAGAAAATAAATTTATGTTAATTCTACAAAGAATTTTAGGTTTATGTTTTGACAGTGCAAGAGAGATTGATATTAGTGGTAACTCTAAAGTTGCTGAATTAGACGGTATTGACGAATCTTTCTTTGAATTTACCGATATGGATTTAAGATATATTAATGACACTATATCTAACATACAAAATGGAGTTGTTGAGTTTGAGGATTGTGAGAATGTTAAACTTCCTGTCGATAGTCAATCAATAATGAATTCTTTATTAAAGTTTAATAAAATAACAAAGATTGAAGATGAGCAGGCATTAGCAGAACAATTAACCGAAACTTTAACAGGTAATGAAAAATGGAAATTTTTAGTACCTAATTCAGTGGACATTAACTTAAGTGTTGATTTAAGTTTCTTAACTAATTTACCTAAGGCGATTATGATGGCATTATTATCTCCTAAGGTATTATTACCACTATACATTATGGCGAAGGCTATTGGTCAGTTAAGTGGTTACGCTATAGAAAGTTTAATGGACTTTATGAAGGCATTTAAAAAATATTGTATAAATATTATGTCTAAAATAGGTTCTTTATTTGTTCAGGAACTTTTTGAAATCATCAAAAAAGATATTATGAATCTTATTTCTCAAATTATTAGAGATTTGGCTAAAGAGAAGGTTCTTAAAAAATATGTTATGATTTTAAAACTAATACAACTCATAATGATTATTGCCAAATTTGTCGACGACTGGAGAAAATGTAAGAGTGTCGTCGACGAAATACTTGCATTACTTACATTAGTCACCCCTAATTTTGGTGGGGGTATTCCCGCACCTTTATTGGCAGCGGCTCAATTGTTGCAAGGTTCATCCCCAACAAGAGCGTTTATTAACGGTGTATCTGAATGGCAAAAAGTAGGATTACCTACAGGGGCGATGCCTGACGGAAGTCCTAATTTAGCGTTACAAGCGATGATGGGTCAAATCAAAGGTCAGGCCCAAGAACAAGATGAAAATGGTAAAGTACAAATCTTTATGAAACCATTAACAGTAACTCCAGCTGGTACATTACCATCTGCAGATATATACGGAAAAGCATTCTAATATGGACGGTAGGGATAGAGTTAATAACATCGTTAAAGAGATTAGTGACAGTACAAATAACGAATTGTTATTTGCGTTAAATTTTCTTAATGAAGATTACGAGAAAACAAAAGATATGATTATAAACTTGACAAAACATTTAGATAGTATTGAAATTGTTTATAATAAAGTATTAAAAGAACACGAAAAGAGACACAATGGATTTAAATAAAAATAGAATTTTATGGTTTGCGAAAGTTAAAGACGTAAATGACCCGTTAATGCTTAATAGAGTTAGGGTTGATTTCGGAACTAAAAATAACGAATCGATTTTAAACGCGATACCAAATACTAAAAATGGTAAAGAGACTAAAGAAGGTGGTGATTTAAAACCTGAATTCAAATGGACTGAGATTGACTCATTCTGTTGCTTACCGTTATTACCATTATATTTAAACGTAACTCCTAAAAAAAATGAATCGGTTAATGTTATATTCCCTGATAACGAATACCAATATGACGAACAATATTATATACAAGGTTCTGTTACGTCTCCGTTAACTGTTTATAATGAAAATTTTAACGCCCAAAGAATGTTCGCATCTAAGAACAGACTTGAGTCCCCTAAATTATTAAAAAACCCGTTAAACAACGAATACTATATTACCAAAACTAAAGGCGTATTCATTGAACCTGAAGATATTGGACTGATGGGTAGGGGAACTACAGACATCGTAATTAAAGACCGACACGTTTTACTTAGAGCGGGTAAGAGTACAACAATGCCCGATAATCCAAATAAGGAAATTAACGCAAAACCAACTAGAAGTTTTATACAGTTATCTGATTTTAATCAAAGAGAAGTTGCACTACCTAATTCAGAATCAACGAGATTTCAAGAAAGTGTTTCATTTACTAAGACACTTATTGAGTGGAATATTACAAATCCTGAAAACGCACAGAATAAGTTTAATTACATAGTTAGTCTTTATCGATTACCTGAAAAAGGAAAAAAAGAATACAATACTCAAAATATGACAATAGATACCGAGGTATTGGATGACGATAAGTCCCTATTTTTCAGAATGCAGTTTTCGGCAGAAGGAGTTTTTGATTTAACCCAAAAAATTATTAAGTTCATTGGTCAATGTAATGATGGTGAAATTAACATACCACCTTACCCAATAACTAAATTAGAAAATCAATTTCCTTTATTTTTAAGACCTTCACCCGAAACTTTAAAATATATGGAATCCCCATCATCAGGTGTTGAGTTCTCAAATATTACCGCAATTGCGTTAGCGATTGATTATAAAGCCTTAAAGAACGGTACTGGTCTTATATATTCAAAAGATAAGATAGGTCAACAATTTGAACTTGTTAAAGATGTTCAAAAACAAAAAGAGATTAAGAACGATGCCCCAATCACTTATAATATAACAGGTGCGGATAAATTGTTATTTCTTTCTCACGAAAGTAGAATTACGGGTAAAGAACAAATTGTTTTAGATGAAACAACTATATACGGTATAGAACAAAATTATCTAATCTCTAATGTACTTCCAAATACCGATGCAATGGTTAGAGGTGATGAATTAATGAAGTTTATGAACTTAGTAGTTAGGTTCTTATCATCTCACGTACACGCATTTCACGGTATGCCACCAGTACCTGTTTCACAGGACGGTACTAACATTTCCGACATCTTTCAAAAATTAGCGACCGCTCCTGAGATAATTCTTAATCAAAATATCAGAATTAATTAATTCTTTGATATTTATAGGTAAAAGAATTAATGTCAACACATAGGTCATACTTTAATAAAAACAACACTATCATTAGTGATTCATACGCTAATACAGGTAGAAACCCCGTAACTGATTTATATTTTGGGTCTGCTAAAGATACAACCGCACCTTTTGGGTACACAAGATTTATCTTTAACTTAAATTTAGAACCACTTTTAAATAAAATCTTAGATGGGACAATAACTTTAGATTGTGTGGATAATATGTCACATAATCTAACAATGACAAACACCATAAGATTTGATGAGGATTTATTAAATACGTATAATTCCGACGAAAGAAGAAGAGCTAGTTCATTTGATTTAATTTTATTTAGAATACCTCAAACTTGTTACACTCACACTCCGACAGGTAATACTACATCAACAACCACAACAACTACAACACAACAATGTGTACCATATCCTCAGTATTGGGATGAGGGGGTTGGTTATGATTTCAATAATTCAAATTCACCCATAAATACACCGACAGGTGTTGCAATTTATAGTCAACCATTAATTGATAATGCCTTTTCAAAAAGACCTTCAAATTGGTTTGAAACCAGTAATTTAGATTATTGGTCAGAGCCAGGAATGTACTCCAACACTAACACTTCGACATATGTTAATTATAATGATTTAGTAGTCGTAGACATACAACATTTTGAAAAAGGGAATGAGGACATTAATTTTGATATGACTAACGAGATTAATGGTATTATTAATGGTACCATCACTAACGTCACAGGATGGGGAATTGCCTACCGACCTGAATTTGAACTAATCACGGGTTTAACCTCAAATTATTCAGTATCGTTTTTTACAAGACATACCCAAACATTTTACGAACCATACTTATTAACCACATATAATGATTTAATTCAGGACGATAGAAATTTGTTTGTTGAAAAAATTACAAATAAACTTTATATGTTTGCTTATGTTGATGGTGACTTAGTGACATTAGATTCAAATCCTACCGTAACAATTTTAGACCCTAATGGTGATGTAATACCTTCGTTAATTAACTTACCGACTTGTTCAAGAACTAAAGGGGTATATGAGGTAACAATCCCACCAATAAGTGGATACCCAACACCTTGTCAATTTAGTGATGTATGGGGGAACATTGTTTACAATGGAGATTCTTTACCTGATATTGAAAATGATTTTGTTTTACAACCTTATAAAAATAGAGTATCAATCGGTGTTCAATCTAAAGAACCTGATTTATATGGTTTTGATTTTTATGGTATAAAACAAGATGAAAAAATATTAAATACTGACGTTAGAAAAGTTGGGGTCGTTATTAAAAAAGCTTACACGACTAAACAATTGTTACAAAATGTGGATGCTAGTTATCGAGTTTATGTAAGAGAGGGGATGACTGAAGTTCAAGTTCAAGATTGGACAAAAATAAATAGAACCTCAAATGAGTATTATTTTATTTTTGACACAAGAGACAAAATACCTAATGAGTATTATATCGACATTAAAGTCAAAAGTAGTGGAGAAGTAGATACTTATAAAAGAACAATAAAATTCTTAATAGTTAATAAAAAATAATATGAGTAAAGTAGTAAAACTAACCGAAAAAGATATACATAGATTAATCCAAAGAGTTATTAAAGAGGACGAAGAACAAAAATCTCAAAGATATATGTTCTTTAGTAATATTGAACAAATTCAAAGACAAATGGGTTTGTTATTAGACCTTAATCACGACCAAGTTGAAGAAATTCTTGAGAATGGTCACGATTGGGCTCAGGACCATATTGCAACCGCCAAAGAATCTATTGACCAAGTTTTTGATTTTTTAATGAATGAAACTAAAAGCTTTCATAAGATGGGGGATGAATTAGGTACCGCACCAAAAAACGATATATTAGTTATGGGTGAAGGTAAAAAGAAATCAGGTACTAAATTGTGTGCTCGTGGTAAAGCCGCAGCTAAGGCTAAGTTTGATGTTTATCCGTCAGCATACGCTAACGGTTATGCGGTTCAAGTATGTAAAGGTAAACAACCTGACGCTTCAGGGAACAAACGATGTTCTTCCCCATATTGTTAAAAATAAAAAAACCCTCAGTAATGAGGGTTTTTTGTTTTAGTTAGTTTCAGTCTCAGTCGATGGTTCAATACCCACAACTTCTAATTCAAAGATTAATTTTTTTCCTGCCAATGGATGATTTCCATCAATAACAACAGTATCTTCTTTAATCTCAACTACTTTTACATTGACAGGACCCATAGGACCGCTACCTTGTAACATATGACCAACTTCAATATTTTCAGGAACTTGGTTTTTAGCAACTTCGATAATCATTTCTTGAATAATTTCTCCGTATGCTTCAGTATGTTCAATTTCAACAGTCTTAGTTTCACCTACCGACATATCAATTAATCCTTTCTCAAACCCAGGGATTAACTGACCTTGACCTAATTTGGCATTTAATGGTTGTCTTCCTTCGGCTAATGAAGTATCGAATACGGTACCATCTTCTAATTTCCCTGTATAGTTTACACTAACAGTGTCTCCGTTTTTAATTTTTTGCATAGTATGTTTTTTATTTAATTAAGTATACGAACATATTTTATGTTAATCAACGTTTTTGAAATATATTTTTAAAATATTGTTTTCTTACAAAAAAAGTTATATATTTCAATTATTAAAAACAAATACACATAGTGAAATGTTACTACTGACAAAGCGTGAAAGAAGAAGGTTTAGAGTATTTCTTCGAAAAATTTTTAAAAAAATTTCAGGAAATTTAGAGGATTCGAACTATAAAGGACTTGACGAAATTCAAATACGAACAATATTCAATGTTCGTCAAATGATAACAAAAAAAGATGCAACATTACTAATTGCACCAATTTCGAGTATATGCTACATCGAATGGAGACATTATTTCATTAGATTTGGGGACTCGGCAGTTACCATAACAAACGGTAAATACTCCTATTATATATGGTTACCCAGTAGTCATATTGACAAACTTAAGGATATCTTTTATCGTAATGTTGAAGTTCGTAGAAAACAAATGGAAGAAAAATACGATAAAAGAACTTTAGACAATCTAAATTTGATTAGTGAAGACTTAAAAAATGACAAGAGCGGAGATATATAAAGAAGTTTTAAATAGATTACCTGACGATGCAGATTGGTATTCACCATCTGAGGGTATTTTGTGCAATGATTTTTGGTGTTATAAATGTAAGGACGAAGTTATTACTCTATCAAATATAGAACATAGAAATCGTAAATTATTTTGGACTAAGAAACAAAATAGTATGAGAGAGGACATTAAGACCTCGGGTTATGATTACACCAAGGGTTATATCATATTAACCAATGACGGTGACATTATTGATGGTAATCATAGATTTGTTTCATTGTCAGAAAATTATCACCCAAATAGTAAGATAATGATTAAACGTTTAACTAACTTTTATAGTGGTGAGATAATGGTTAGTCTATATTTTTATTTACTATATATTGTACCTCTTAAATTTATAAACTTAGTATTTAAATCGTTAATTAATGTCTTTAAATAAAATTGACATACTTAAAATTGTTTTAAAAAATAAAAGAGAATTATCAATCCCTATGGTAATTGATGAGGGTTATTACAAATACTATGAACAAATATCAGGTATGTTTTGTTTTAATTTATGGTGTTATAAGGTTGTTGAGGAGAATGTTAGATTATCAGATTTAAAAGGACAGTTAAAGTCCCCATCAATGTCTAAAAGACATAAAAAAATAGAGGTGGATATTTTAGAGAATGGTTTTGATTATACTAAAGGAATGATAACCGTAACATCCGATAACCTTATTGGTGATGGTCATCATCGATACTTTATTTTAAAAAAAAACTTTGGTGGTGATTATGAAATTAAAGTTAGAAAAATATTAAACGTTAAACTCCCATTTACTCATTTTTTATTTATAACATTAGTGGTAAGACCATTAAAATTAATATCAAGGTTAAATCCCCTTCAATTTTTTAGATAATCTACGATATAATGTTTCGTACAGTTGTTGGTCCTTATTAGTATAACCTAAATCTTTCATACTTGTTGATTCGGTAATTTCAACCCATTCATTAACTGTATGAACATCGTATCCATCCATTTCATAACCATCCTTAGGGTTTTTCTCCCAAACACCAACAGTACGTTTAATATTATTTTTTAAAGTTTTTTGCTTTTTCTTGTGATTAAATTCTGTATCGACAAATTCTTCAAAAGGACCTAAGTGTTCCTTTTTCCATTTTTTTAGACCAAGTTCTATGGGTCCATTATATATACCCGCAGTTACTGAAGTATCTCCTTCTTTAATCGGAACGGTTTTTAATTTTCGACCAGGTGTTTGATTAATGTTATTACCATCTTCATCACTTGTAGTTAGATTAGGATGTTTTTTTAAATAATTGGTAATTCTTTTAGCAGTACCTTCTATTTTTTTAATTTGTTTTTTAGTCTCATCCATAGAACCATCGTAACTATCATACTCCAACATTGCGTCGTTATATTTTGACACAGGGACTGTAAATGGTTGTATGGAAGTTTTGTCAAATTTACGAACGCCAGGTACTAAAGGCCCAATATATGACCCTCTACCCCCTCCAGAATCTCCTGTGGCTTCTCTGATTGGTTTTTTATAATACCAATCTCTCACATTTTCCTCTAACCTGTCTCTATACATTTACAATTTTTTTTATTACTATTATCAATAAATATCAATTAAATGGAAAACGTTGAGTTAAATCAAAATCAACCTATAGGTTCTTTATTCAATACTATCAATTATTATAGTATTGAAGATTTAGAGAAGTTTATATCAAGTATTAATCACGAACAAGCTCTATATTGTATTGTTCAGGGGGTACAAGCCGCGTACCAAAGAAATGCCTTTACTATCGCAGAAGCTGAGGTTATTTCAAAATCTATTAGAAAAATTTCAAAATTAAATAAAACTGAAAATGCAACTACTGAAGAAAACAATTAAAATCGCAATGATTGCCCACGATGGTAAGAAAGCCGATATGGTTTCTTTTGCAATGAAACGTCTTGAATTCTTTAAGTCAAATAATGTTGATGTTATTGCCACGGGAACCACAGGTAAACATTTAATCCACGCAGGGTTAACTAATGTACATACAATGTTAAGTGGACCTATGGGGGGTGACGCTCAAATAGCATCAATGATTACTAAAAATCAAATAGATGCCGTTATATTCTTCATAGACCCATTGGAGGCTCATCCCCATCAAGTAGATGTTAATATGTTACTAAGAATTTGTAACGTTCACGACGTACCGTTAGCAACTAATTATAAAACAGGTAAAATGGTTATTGATTCGTTAGACAACCAAATTAAGGGACTAGTTTGATAAACTGACCTGCGGTATATGTCTTAGTATTATACCCCGTAGTTTTAAGTATTTTATAAACATCAGGAGTTGTAGTCGCAGATGCGAACTTATTATCCACGAATTTTTTACCCGCAGTAGCAACAGTATCATTATTAATTACTTTAACTAAAATTGGTGTTGTACCTGTTGGTACCGTAACTTTAGTTGTTGTAGTAGTTGCAGGTGTAGCAGCCTTTTGATTGAAGGTAATATTACTTCCTTTTTTAATCTGTTGAGCGGAATTTTTACCTGATTTAAAATCGATTAAAACGTTATACGATTTTTTATCGGCATTTAATATAATCGTCTTAGATTTAATTAAAGAATTTGCGTAATCTTGACTTGTCCCTGTGAAAGTCGCTGGTACGTCAATCGCAGTATTACCGTTTTTATCACCTGTTGTTGATGCAGAACCTCCACCACCTCTAAGTAGATTACCACACTTGTCTAACACACATATTTCTCCTTCAGCAACATTTGGGAAGAAAGGTTCTACCACCACTTGGTTATCACTATTATATACACTTACGTGAGGTACTGATGTATGACATTTACCCGCACCCCAACCTCTATCCTCACCTGGAGGTGTTAAACATCTTAATCTAATTGAAATTTCTTTCTTAGGATTGGCATTAATTATTTTATCGACAGTTGCCTTATCTTTCAATATTAATGTGTTATATCTAAATCCACCAACTTTAGTGGGGTCATTATAACCTGTAGGGTCTAAAACTTTACTATAACCATTATTATTCATATTACAGTCACCACCAGCTTGTGTCGTAATTCTTGTACCATTTGCGGTCACTTCAAATAATGCCGCATTACAATTGTGACCACCATCCATATCATAATTAATCTTAAGTTTTAAATTAAATAAACATTGGTTTACTCCTAAATCAGGTTCAATTACAAATCTTATCTGAGTAAATTGGTCATTGTCGTAACCTTGCTTTAATTGTGCGTATTCAGGATTTGCGTTAGGGTCGGCACCCGCCTTAACCCAAGCACGATAAGAATCCCAACCACCACTTGGTTCTTTTTTCTGAGTTTTACCTGTAATAGTATCTAATCTAATTTCATCAGGTTTTCTAGATACAAATTTACCGTCAATTAAACTTTGTATTTCTTTTAAAAAATAGGCTTGAATATTGTTTGACCTAGCTTTAGACAAGTCCCCTTCTTTTAACTTACCACCACCTAATTTACCTTCATTATCGTAATTTGGTATAATTGATTCCCCAGCACTAACATAAATTCTTGGTATTAATCCTTTATTAGTTTTTAAGAATTCTTTAGCAGCCAGAATATATGGGTTTAATTTACCTTTATTAGAATATGATTTACCCTTCCATTCGTGGTCCTCAAGGGTGTAAAACCCTGGTGCGTATAAGTTAGTTATAAATGGACTAACAAATCTTCCATTGGCATCCGCAGTAAATCCTTTTGGTACGGTACCTGAAGGTGTTGTTGATTTTTGTTCTATTAAATTATATTTGCTAAGAATACTTAATCTTTCTTCTTCAGTGATTAAATTTTTTGATTTACAAGTATTACACATAAAGTTTTTTATATATAAATATTCAAAAAATAAAAAAAGGGAACCATAATGGTTCCCTTTTTCAGTATTAATCAAGATAATGATTATCTTAACTCTTGTAAGTCAAATGTTCTAACTCCATCGACAGTGATTTTACCATAGAAACGGTTGTTAACCATTTTCTTAGCGTATCTTGTCATAATACCTTTGATAGGTGTGAAGTTAAATGGATTGTACATTGTAGGAGTTAATTGTAGAGGTACGTACGGTGCGTAGATGTAACCTGTGTCTAACAATGATGTTCCTTTGTGTCCCATTAACACTGTGTTAGCTGGGAAGTAAGGGTCACGGTAAACTTGGTAACGACCTGCTAAAGTACCAACTCTTTCAATACCCATATTGTATTGGTCTTGGTCTGGAGCCGCGTTAGATACGTGGAAGTATTCTAAATCGTCGAAGATAGCTGAAATCTCAGAAGAAACAACAATCCAGTTAGCCCCACCTCTTAATGTTGATTTGTGGATTTGAGCCGAAACTTGGTTGATTGCAGTAATCAAAGTTTGGTTCCAATCTTTTTGTGTGTAAGATGTAGTTTGAGATAATCTCTTCCATCCGTTGTAGTCCCAACGTAAAGACCAAGCCGCACCTTTACGTAAGTCACGTAAAATTTCACGGTCAATCTCAGCAGCAACTTGTTCAGATAATAAAGCCGTTAATTCAGCTTCAGCATCGATGTTGTGGAATGCCGCAACGTCTTGAGCTAACTCAGGAGACCATTGTGCTCTTAATTTTCTTTCAGTAACAGAAACTGTAACAGATTCTAAGTCGAAAGAAACCTCACCGATTTTATCTTCAAATTCTAATTCTTCATAACGTCTGAAAACAGCGATGAATGAAGTTCCTGCAACTGCAGATGTGATAGAAGTACCTGTGTAACCATCTAAAGAGTCAGCTCCACAAGTAGCACATACTGGACATTGTAAGTCAACTTCTAAATAGATACATCCGTCTTGAGAACAGATACTATCGTAAGTTCCACCGTTACCGTTTGGCCAAGTAGTTGGTGTTGGAGTTGATGTTGGTGCAACGATACCTTTACCGTATTGTTGTGTAACAACTCTGAATGGTAAAGCTGATGCAGTTGTGTCAGTACATCCTGAAACTGCAGTTAAACCTGTACCTGCGATGATGTGTAAGTCTGATAAGAAAGTTTCAGTATCAATCTCAGAACCGTCAGGTCCCATTAATTTACCTACACCGTTATCGTAGAAACCACACATTTTAACAATCATCTTTCTAACGTTAGTACCGTTAAATTGAGTTGTAGCGTCAACTAAAGCACCATCAGACCATACTTGTACAGTTGTTGTTGCAGTGATTGCTGACCATTGACCTTTTGAATAATCAAAAAGACCTGCAGGGTTTAAAGTTGGTTCTGCACCTTCGTAGAATAAATCGTAAAGGTTTTTAGCGTAAGCTCCTGAACCTGTGTAACCAGCGTTTTGATTACCTGGATAGTTACCTGGAGAACCAATTGGAGCGTAGTGCTCACCTGATTTGTTCGCAGTACCACCTGTGTAACCTTGAATTTTAGGTACGAAGTAGAACAATTTACCGATTGGTAAGTTCATAGCTTGTACAGAAACGATATCATTCGCTAATAATTTAGAGAATACACGTCTAACGATTGGGAATACAACAGTTTCGAAAGAACCTGATGAATCCGTTGAAGACGCTTCGTTGATTAAGAAAGAAGCTTGGTTTTCATATAACTGAGCTACGTTCTCTTTTAGGTGACCTTTAAGGCCTTCTAGGAATCCTAATTTATCCCATTTGTTGATTGTATCTTCTTTGATAACTTTAAGGTGTTTTAACCCGATGTTACCAACAAGACCTGATTCTAATAATGCTCCCATTTTAGTATTTGTTTTTTAAATTTTATTTTATTTATTTAACGACGTTCATTTTCGTCATCAAATCCTTCATTCTTAAGAATTGAGGATTTTCGTATGTTTTAGATTCCATTAAGTTAACTGCTGAACCTGAAGCTGGACTTCTTTCGATTTTCTCTTGTAAAGACTCTTTTACTACAGTAGCAGAACCTTGGTTACCTAATTCATCTTTTATTGTTTTATAAAGAGATTTTGACTCTTTTAAAGATTCAACAGAATCAAATCTTCTTAAGATGTTGATTTTTTCCTGTTTAGTTGTTGAGTGTTCTGTGAACAATCTAGTAGCGTATGCTAAGTTTGAGTTGAATACTGCCACCTCATTTAATTTAGTTCTGAAAACGTTTAAAGCTTTTCTGTACTCTTCGTTTCTTTCTCTAAGTACTTGTAATTCTTTATTGTTTACAGATTCTACTCTTAAGTGTTGTGGTGCTGCTTTTGGTTTTGGTAGACCTTTCTTACCGAAATATTTACCTGTTCCTAAAGTTCTTGAAGCCTCTCCTGTTTCACCACCCATTTTGGTTGGTTCCATTTCGTCTTCTTCTTTAAATTCAAACTTAGGTTTACCTGTTCCTTTTGTAGGATTACCGTGTTTCATATTTTCTTTAAAACCACCAGTAGTCTTTTTGTAACCGAACTTAGGTTTACCCATTCCTACTCCTTTAGCTTTGAATCCTTCTTTTGTTTCCATTTTTTCAATGTCAGCTTCTTCTGACCATTCTTCAGCAACTGCATCAATTTCTTGAGAGTTATCATCCATTTCGATTTCGTAAACAATTTCTTCTTCTTCACCATCTCCTTCTTCTTCGAAGTCGTTAAATGATGATAAGAAATCGTCATCAGAATCATCATCAAGATTAAAACTGAATTCATCCGAATTTACATCGTCTTCATCTGAAAAATCCATATCAATTTCTGACCAATCATCTTCCATATCATCATCTAATGAGATTTCATACATCATATCTTCTTCCATTTCGTTAGAGTCTTCAAAACTACTATTACCCTTTTCAAACGGGTTTTCAGTTTCTTCACCTAATGAAATTTTATAATGTACGTCGTCGTTTGAATCTTCTAAATCGATTGTTCCACCGTCTTTCTTTACAATGATACCGTCTTCGTCACCCATAGCTTTAAAAACTTTAAGGATTTCTTCGTCGCTAGCGTTTGTTAAGTCAACTAATGAATCATCATCAGAACCAAACTCGAACTCATCATCTGAATCAAATTCATCTGTATCGTCCATTGACATATTATCATCCATATCCTCGTCATCTTCAATGTCATCCATATCGTCAAACTCTAAGTCGTCATCATCTGCTTCCTCAAGGTCTTGACCATAAGACATATCTAAATCTAGGTTGGAATCTTCTTCAGTCTCAGTTAAAGACTCTTTTACTAATTCGCTGATTTCTTCCTTCATTGTTGAAGCAAGTATTCCTTTTGCATTTTCAGCAACTACATTCTCCAAACTTTTCATTTGGATAAGTGCCTCTTCTACAAGATTTTGTTTTTCTGCCATTATTCTTTTTTATTTGTATATAAATATTTCCAAATCATTAAAAAACTTAACTTTATAGTTTGTTAAATTAAATTTTTTTTGATTAGGGGTTTATTTGATGAAAAAAGTATATTTTAATACAACTAATAAATATTGCCAAAAACAAAAAAAGGAGGACTATTGTCCTCCTTTTAAATAATTTCTTCTAATGATTAATCTTCAATTACTTCGTCGATTTTACTTTCAGAAACCGATGTGATTCTCCATTCTTGAGAGAATGACTCATATCGTTTAGTAACTTTGGCCTCTACGTCTGTTACGGAAAAACCTTTTACTAATTTTTCTTCTCTGATTTTTTTAATCTTACCAGTGTTCTCATCAGGTAAATCATACTGAATTTTTGCTACAAAATACTTTTCGTCCATTTCCATAAATTTTTATTTACCCAAATAATCGGATAATTTTTTCATTAAGTCAAGCGATTTGTTTCCTGAATCTGTACTCATACCTGTCGCCCTTGACATCTGCATTTGTTTTTCTTCGTCAAGATTCTCATCATACTTACTTCTATCCTCAGCGTTTAAGAATAAATACGCCCCTGGTGTTGATGGTGAAGATACTAAGTCAAAACAGATTAATTCAAAATCGTCTTGTACTTCGTTTTGTTCCCCTTTCTTAGCCAATGACCCAACACCTCTTGATGAAATACCTAAAGTAACTCCTTGTCTTAGGTAGTTGGCAGCCATATCTCCTTTAGTGGATACAATTCCTCTTTCGTGAAAACCTGGCGAAGTTAATAGTTTTAATTTACCCATCAATACATTACCTTCCCACCACACTTCAGTGATAATATGAGAAACTCTATCTAAATCAATTAATGATGATTCAGGGTGATTTAATTCAGATAACGAAGTTCCTTTTGCAATTGCTTTTTTATAGTTCTCCGCCTCTCTTTTTAATATTCGTTCAGGATATACTCTCCCATTTCTATTAGGGGTATTATATTTTTGTAATACTGCATAGAACTCAAATGGTTTTGAGTGGTCTAATGTATTTTTAGATTCCTTAATAATCTCAGCGTTATGAGTATCTGATGGTGACACATAACCCGCGTCGTACTCAATCAGAATTCCCTTACCTGATTCATTTGGTGCTAATACTTTCATCTTTTTTGTTTACAAATAAATATACCGATAATATAGTATTGGTCCGTATTTTATAAAACCGTTTGTTTTTTTGTTAATGAGAACTTGAATATGTCATTGTCTCTGAAGTTATTTTTGATAATTGAATCTGTCACTTTTTTAATTGAATTTTTAATTTCCTTACTTTTAAAGTCTATTCCCACCTCATTTAGGTAAAAGTAACATTCTAAATTTAAAAATGATTTTTTGTTTTTTTGAATCCCACTACACCTTAAGTCTAAATCAACAATAAATTTATCGTCATAAATTTCTTTGTCAATATACTCTAATACGGTGTGTTTAATTGACCTTGATAGATTATTTACTTCTCTATTTGGGGATTCGATTTCTTCTTTTGGTTCTGCCCAAGTTTGGATGTTTAGATAAATTGATTTTAGGTTTTTCGAATCGACAGTACCATAATTAACTTTGTAGGAACGATAACCCGATAGTTTCGCACTTTTCCCTTTTTTCATTCTGTTTCATATTGTTCAAGTTTATTTTTTATAAAAATAAGTAATAATTCTTGTCTTGTCAAAAACTTTATGTAACTTTGAAATATTTGTATTATATGTTAATTGTAGAGATAAATAACCGACAACCATTAGAGAAGGCTCTTAAAGTTCTTAAGGGTAAAGTAATCCGTACTAAACAAAACGAAATCCTAAGAAATAGGAAAGAGTTCACTAAAAAATCAGTAAAACTCAGGGACCAAAAAATAAGTGCGATTTATAAAGAAAAATTTAAAGTGTCTCGTTAAGAGATTTCAATTTAAATAATGAAACTGAATCAATCTTTTCAGTTTTAATTTTCTCAATAGTTTCCGTTATTTTAGTTTTGGTTGTTGAATCAGAATTCATTGACAAATTCTCTAATTTTTCAATAACCATTTCGCTAACCACTTCGTATCTTTTATCCAACTCTGTTTGAGATAGGGTTGAATATTTTTTAATTTCTTTTAATTCAGATTCACTAATTGTTTCTAAATAATTTTTTAAAGTGTTATTTGCAACCTCAACCATAGTATCATAAGATACGTTGATAATTTTATTTAAGTCTTTCTTTTTAACTAAATTATTAATAATAGTATTTTTACTATTAATAATATTTTCAACAACAACTGTATTTTTAATAACTACAGTATCGATATCTTTATAATGATTTTCAGACTTAACATCTTTTAACCAAGACTCTAATAATGATATTGATTTTTTATTGATTCTAACTCTTTCAATCAAATCAATACATTCGTTTAAATAATCGTCGGCAAAACTTTTCTCGTAACCTTTTTCTTTACTTAATTCATCGTAAAGATAAAACATCTTACTAACTTCTTTATTTTCTAATACTAATTTTTTAAACATTTTAATCTCAGTATTAAATGAATCTTTTTTGTAAGACTCAACAAGTTTTGTTTCTATTTTTGATTTGATTAATCCGAATTCCATATCTTTTTTATCTTATAAATATCTCTTATTTAATAGTTTGTCCAATTCATCTGAAATATCTCCTAAATAATCTTGTCCTTTAGATAAATCAATATAACTATCCTCAGTTAACATATCTTGAGATTCTAATAAAATATTAAGGTTATCTCGTTTAACCGACTCAGGAGTAACTTCCCCTTCACCACCAGCTGGAGGTGTTCCACCGCCTAAATCCGATGGAGGTGCTCCACCACCTAAATCAGATGGAGGTGTCAACCCACCTTCTTCGGTGCCAGCCCCTTCACCACCCGCAGGTGCGGTAGAACCTGAAGTACTACCATATAGTTTATCTATGTTGTCAAAAATACCTGTTTTAACAATTACTGTTGGGGTATTTTCAAGTTCTTTAGATACCGCTTTTTCAAGTCTTTGTTGTTGTAAATCTAATCTAATATCCTCATCTGAGAAACCTAAAACGTGTTTCTTAGCCCACGATACGGATACAGGTGCAATACCCTCAATAGCGGTAACCGCGTCTTTATATAGTAAAATCTTTTCCTTCCAAACATCAATTTTTAATAAATCCGCTTGTGTCGATGGATTCGATAATGTTAACGTAAAGTTAGATAATTCGTCTTCAAACCCTAATAAAAATAAATGTATAATAGCAACTTTATTAAGTTCCGCTAACATACTTTTTTGAATTCTATTAATAGTTCTTGCAAAACGGATGTCTTGTAATGATAAGTTTTTACCATCACCAACAACTTCTTCAAACCCTAAAAATGCTTTAGGAACACGAAGAGCCGTTAATAATTTCTTTTGGATATATTCAATATCTGCAATCTCAGAAAGGTTCTGAGCACCAGGTAATGTGTCAATAGGATTTGGAGCTGCAGGGTCACGAACAGGTACGAAGTAATCTTGGTCAACCGCCATTTGGTTAAACCTCATATCAACGTTACCAGTTTTGTGGTCAACGACTTGGTCTCTTTTAAATTTGTTAGCGACACGTTGTACATAAGCTTCAACATCTTTATCATCCATATTACCAACAAACACTTTGAAGATTCTTCTTTCAGGTGCTCTTGATGTACGATAAATTAACATTGCGTCTTCAGATAACAATAATTGTTTCCAAATACGTCTTGCCTTTTCCAACATAGAAGTACCGTAAGGTAGTTTTCTATCATCACCTAACAATCTAAAGTGAGCAATTTCCCACGTGTTAAACGACATATCTTTATTCTTCCAATTGAACGCAAGAGCTTTTTGTTCACTTTCTCCACTATCTAAGTTAGATTTACCTTTCATACCTCTCTCAACCCTTTCAATCTCAATGTTAGGTAATTGCATACATCCAACAATTCCTTTCTCAGGGTCTAATTTAAGATAAACAAAGTTATCACCGTACTTACAAGTGTTTCTAGTCCACATCGCAAGGTTAGTGTTAATATCTAACACATTGTTAAATAAATCGGCTAATACTGATTTAATACGTTTTGATTCTGAGTATATTTGTAAGATAAAACCGTTTTGGTCTGCAGTTGTAGATTCTTCAGCATAAATGTCTAACGCTGCCGAAATTTCAGGAGTATACTCCATAGATTCGTAGTCGTAATACGACGCCAATCTTGTTGGTTCAAAATAAACCCCTTGACTGTATAGGTTGTTTTCTATTTTAGTCCACTGATTTGCAAGGTAGAATGTTTGTTGGGCTTGTAATTTAGCCTTTTCATATTCTTGTGCATTTGTTGTTTTTAATAACTCTTTCTTATCGTACTTAAAAACGGGGTAATCCTGATTCATCAAAGAATTAGGACCAAAGGTCTGTGATAACCTCTGCCAAACCGTTAAATCTTTATTTTCATTACTCATAATTAAAATTTAGTATAATTTAAAAATATATAAACATTATCTCGACCTACCGAACAACCATAAATATTTTTGATAATCATTTTTAGTGGCCTCGTTAGAATAATTCTGATGATTTGGGATTCCCGCGGGAATTACAGGATTAAATGAAACCTGTTTACCAATCTCTTCATTATTATTTACCGTCCAAGAACTTAACATCGCCTTAGTTTGTTCGGTAACTTTAGTCAACTGATTAAATGAATTCTCACCAACATACGTTGCCATAGCAATCGCCATAATCAAGTCATCGTGATGACCTTTTTGGTGGTCAGGTCTTCCGTTTATATACACAAAGGTATTCATCTCATTAAAGAGTCTATTACTGTAGATTTTAAATCCGTGTCTCATAGATTCTTCAAAAGAAGAAATTATCTGAACCCTTTTATTATTAAAGTTTAACCCTGGAATCTTATCTAACGCCTTAGGGTCATATTTCCATTTATTACCCATTTCAACCCCATCAATATACAAGTTCTTATAATTCATCTCTTGTAATTTTCTTGCGGTTGAAACACCCATACCACCTGTGATATCAATCACTACAAAGGCACTATACATCATCGCCCATTTATAGGCAATCTCGGCAGCAACATCGGGTGGGATTTTACCGATATATTCTAATACTTGTTCTCTTTCATCAAAATCGATAATAATCATAGAAGTAAAATCCTCAGAATCCCCTCTTGATACGTCGACCCCCATAATATACTTATGACCTTCAACGGGTTCTTTCCACATCCATAATGCACCTCCCATCATTCTGTTGGTAGGTTCTTTTAACATATTTTGATGGATATCCTGTAATTGTTTTGAATCAAATACGTTATCCCCTGAACCTAAAAAGTTACATTCTAACTCCTGAGATACTTTACGTTTATCGTATTTTAATTTCTTAACCATCCCCTCAAACCAACTTGAAGTAGGTTTATATCCATCGGCAAGTTTTTGTTTTATTTCGTCAAAATCTCTTAATCTAGGGTCTGTTTCCGAATAATCTATCGTATCAATTTCCTTATATTCTTCTCGATTTAAGTAATAATGAATTAGGTCTTCTACTTTTAGTAATTTTAAATCTTTAGTATATCTTGGGTCTTTAAACCAATACATCTCCGAAATTTTGAATTCATTCATTCCTCGTAATGCTTGGTCATATATTTCGTAATAAATTGGGTCATAACCGTTAGGTGTTGATACCACAATAACTTTACCCCCTGTAGATAGGGACGCCATACAAGCAGCCCAAAAATCACCATCGGCTTCAATATATGCGGCCTCGTCAAATACAAGAATTGTTGGGGTATAACCCCTTAAGGCATCTCGTGATGTTGCAACCGCTTTAACTTCACATCCGTTAGTTAACTTATAATGTCTTTGTGAATTTTTTTCACTTGAAAACCCCACACCAGTCCAATTAGGCCATTGTTCTGTGAAACCTCTAATCTTATTAGCCATTTCAACTGCAGTGTCCAATTTGTTGGCAATGATTAGAATTTTTTCAGGTTTTTTCTTAGATGCAAATACTAAACGTTTTGACGCCCAAGCAGCGGTAACTGTAGATACTCCTGCTTGTCTGTATTTTAACGCAATATTTTCATTGTAATTTTCGTAATCCTCTAATAAGGTTACTTGGTCGGGAAATAACTCCAAGGGGACATACTGAGATACAGTATTGTCATAGGTCTGTAAATAAGTTTTAAGTGCGTAAGGAGTATTCTTTACGCACTTAGTATATTCTAATATTAATTGTTCTCTTGTAAAAGCCATAAATTACTTAGGTCTTGAGATACCCAAGCCACCTAAGAAATCATCTAAACCGTCATCGTCGTCGTCATCACCATAGTCGTCATCATAACTTCCTAATGAATCTTCTAAATCACGTTTTTTCAAATCAGTGATAATATCTCTAACCATATCTTGTAAGAATTTCTCACCTTTAGGGTCTCCTGATAATATTTGTTTCGCAACTTCAAAAAACTGTTTTGAATCTAACGCTGAAAATCTAGCGAACAGGTAGTGTTGGATATGTTTTTTATCTTCATCAAAGACTTCCATAGGATATGCTTGAGAGAATTTCTCCCAAATAACAGGTCCTAATCTTAAGTCCCAAATCTCGTTAGGTAGAGTATCAGTACTTCCCATAATCATTTGTTGTGATTTAGGGTCGTCTGGTAATCCGTGAGTACCAAAAACCTCCATAACCCCTTTAATAAGTTCGTGAATTAAAACAGGGAAGAATAATCCTCTCGCTTTAATTGTTGGTGGGTCAGTAGTATCATCAACCTCTTCTTTACCCGCCATACTTGATGGGTTACCCGCCATCATTTGAACGGCTTCGTCAGGCATTAACCAATAAACTAAATCGTTAATTGACATTAAAACACCATATAAGTTTAACAACTGAGGGTCAATTCTGTTCAACTCGGCTCTAACCAATTCAAACATATAATGACCTTTTTTAGACGACCCTTGAATTAATGCGTTAATGAATCTACGTTTAGCTTTCTCTAAGTCAAACTTCTCCATTGCAGTCATAAAATCGTCCAAATCTTCTTCAGCGTCTTGACTACCGAATTGTTGTTCAATCTCTTCTTCTTCAGGTTCTTCACCTTGTTGTTGGAATCTACTTTGGTCGATACCTCCCATACCAACTAATTTGGCATCAAATTGGAAAGACCCATCAGGAATCCCCATTTCTTTAATAACTAAGTCAACCGCTAATTTCTCAAGATATTCTTTATTTTGAGACTCTATTTGCATAACTCTTTGAACCGCACCCATTAAAGCTCTCTGTAATTGCATAAAGGCGTTTTGACCTGATATGTCTTCCATACCAGTATAACGTTTTACTTTTTCAACAACATCTTTAAATCTTTTAGATGCAACTAACTCCTCAAAATTATCAGGAACACCATTTTTATCCACATCAGGGAATGCAGGGTTTTTTGATAAACTTGTCGTTTGTGTTCTAAGTTTATTTTCTAAATCAGGATTCATTCTTTCACGTCCTGGACCGTAATCTATAGCTTCTTTAGCGTCTAATTTAAACTTTGCCATTATTTTTTTAATTTAATTCCAATATTATCAAATGACATCCAAGACGGTAATTCTTTATTAGTTCTCGCCTTAGGATTTGGTGATGTTTTAGGTTTATAAGGACTTCCCTTATCTGGTTTTGGTGGAGTTTTAGTTCCAGGTTTTGTTGTTGGTTTAGTCGGTGCAGGTGCATTAGCAACCATAGACTCTTTAGTCTCAGATTTTTTAGCTTTAGGTGCTGGCGACGTTTTAGGTTTGTAAGGGTTACCTTTATCAGGTTTTGTTGGAGTTTTAACAGGTGTCTTTACAGGAGCCTCTTTTGTGTTATTCTCTTTAACGTCAATAGAACCTAAAGTACCAATAGGTTTGTTAAGTGTTTTTTTAGTTATTAAATCCATTAAATCTCCTTTATTCATTTTAGCGTTTGAGTGTTTCTCAAGCAAATATAGGATTTTATTTTCTAAAATCACAGAAGTAATATCTTTTCCTTCATTCATTGATTGTTTAATCGCTTTAACACATCTTTCATATTTGTTATTCTGTTTTGAATTCCACATATGTCTTTCAGTAGTACCAAACTCATTACCTAATTGAGAAGTACAGATTGCAAATGGATTAATCTTATTCTTTTTCTTCTTTTTACCTTCCGACATTTCACCTTCATTAGTCACGTCCATACTACCATCAGGGTTCATTTTAACCGCTCTACCACCAGGGATTGATTCACCCTTACTCTTAGCGTCTTGGACTTCACTAGCACTGTATTTCGTAATACTAGTCTGAACTGTTTGAGCTTCTTTAGTTTCGTTCTTTTTACCTTCTACAAGGTTTCTATGTAATGTGTTGATTTCTGACTCACTTAAAGTCATTAGGGTTTTTGGACTAAAACCAAAATCTATCAATTTTGAGTATTTGTTAGTTTTCATATACTACTTTTTTTTCAAATTCAAGAACGACATCTCGTTCGTATAATTTATTTTTAACTTCTTGTTCGGTTTCGCCAAAATTAAATACCAATCTTTTAGTAATTGTAAAATCAATATTATCATTTTCTTTTTCCCAACCTAAGGCAATTACACCATCCATACAATCCATAAAACTAAAAAAATCAGAGTTCTGTATTAATTCTAACTCTATTGAGGTATTTTTCAGTACTCCGACTTTCTTTATGTAATCAAGTTCTGGTGGTTTAGGATAACCGTTGGAAGGCTTTGCCTCCCAACTATCGTCCCAAATATCAGTCTTATCATCAGAAAAGATAAACTCATACATATTATCCCCTTTATAATTAGGACCTAATCCGTTTATAAAGACTAAATAACTCATATAAGACTACCTTTAGGTGATATTTTATATTGTTTATATCCTAATTCAAATACTAAATTTTTCTTATTTGTTTTACCAACAAGTTTTGCGTTAACATTTTCTTTTAAGAATTTTTTAGCACTCACCTCTTGTTGTACAGATTCAGATAATCTTTTAATTTCACCATTCAACTCAGATAAAGTAATTTTAGTTTTTACTTTTCTTTCTTCGTTAATTGTTTTGTTGAATTTTTTTTCACTTTCAGTGATGTTGAAATACTTCATTAAAGTATCTTCAATTTTAGATTCAAACATTGAAGTTGCGATATTATTTAAGTGTTTAGAATCTTCACTCATTTCACCACCATCAGAACCAAACCTTGCACCTGTGGCCTTTAACGCAGTTGTTTGAGCAATATCGTTACCTAACTCAGCCCAAGCGTTTTCTTCACTCATTTCCCCAAATCCAATAGGTTCTTCGTCATCAGTGTTTGGTAACTCTTCTCCAAAATTATCTTCATCATTTTCCTCTTCATCATCATTACCAAATTTTTCTTCAGGGTTAAATTCTTCTTCAGCCCCTTCTAATTTGTTAAGGATATCTTCCATATCATCTTCATCTAATTTTTCCAAATCTAACGCAGACAATATAGAATTAATAACGTACTTAATGTCTTTTGATGACATAGATTCTTCATCATCTTCAGATGAATTTAACGTTCTTAATTTTTGACCTAGTTTACCTGTAAGTTTTTGTATTGTTTTGAAAGTTACGATTTCGTCGTTTTCCTCATTACCTTCCATATCTCCCATTTCCATATCATCAGTGCCCATATCATCTGTACCCATATCATCTGTACCCATATCATCAGTCGGTGCAGGTGGTGGAGGTGGGACATCTCCCATATCATCAGTTGGTGCAGGTGGTGGAGGTGGGACATCCCCTGAAGGAGCCGCGGGTGGTGCAGGAGGTAATGGTACATTTTCTACCTCGTCGGTAGGATTAGAATTTTTTTTTTCTGATTTCGGAGTTTTTAATGTAAATCTTTTTTGTTCCGAAAATAATGATGTACCTTCATCATTACCATATAATTCATTCATCTCTTTAGCCATTAAATTTAATCTTTTTAACGCTTGAGAATATGAATCATAATATTTTCTTTCTCTCATTGGTGCAATATAGTCAACCTCTGATTCAGAAATAGTTTGTTTAATAATATAACCTGTTTTTTCTCTAACAATTTGGTATTCATTACCGTCAGCAAGTTGAAGGCTATATTCGTTTTTAGACGTTTCATTAATTCGGGATGGGGTACTCTCGTTAAATCTTGCGATTTCAAGAATCCTTTGTATTTTTTCCATACCTTGAAGTTTTTCACTTCCTAGTGGTTTTAAATCTGCCATTTTATTTTTATTTTAACTTTTTTTAATTTATTAACTGTTTAACCCATTAGGTCCCCCTAATGTAACCATTTGTAATTGTACAACCGCATCACCAGCACCATTAGTGTATGTTGGATGTGGGGTGTCAACGTAAGTTGCAGTAGTCCCTTGGTCAGTGTCACACACTACACAAATTTCGGACGTAAATGTTCCAGCGCTATATGTTGTTGCCATAGTATTTTTTTATCTATAAATATATCAAACTAACCATTATTTCAAAGATTTGTTAATCTTCTCTTGTAATGATAGTCTTTCATCTGTTAGTTTATTTTCAAAATCATAAAGTTTTTCAATATATCCATTTCGTCTTAATACCTTAAATACCAAGTTTTCATTAGAATACTCTCCACCTTTCTCTAAACCACACTGTCTAAATTTCTTTATTTTTTCTTTATATTTTTTGATTAATTCTTTAGCGTCTTCCAATTCTTCATCGCCAGCGTTTTCAATTACACCGTCAATAATTTCCATCCATTGTTCTGATTTATGTTTAATCTCATCAATGTTAATACTAACGTCTTCTTTTTTTGGTTTCTTAACCCACTCGTCAAATAATACTGAATAAACTCCAGTACTCTCGTGAGGTTCCTTCTCATCCTGTGCATATAATTCGACTTCATATTTTTTTATAGTAATATCGTGAGTGTTGTTGAACAACATCTTTTTAAGATTAAAGAGTTTTTGATACAATTCAACAGATTCCTTTGGAAATTGGTCGAAGTCGATTAACAAATGCAAATCAAAGTCTGAAAATTTAGACCAATTATAATTAGAAAGAGACCCTGTTAAAATTATGTCACCAACAAATACGGGAACGTCTAAGAATTCTATAAATTCATAAGCAATCTCCAATAGTCTTTCTCTAATTTCAGGTTTCATAGTTTCAACCTTTCCATTAGGGAAATACCAAACATCAGGATTCAATTCATCCTGTAATGAAAAACTTTTTAAAATTTCAGATTGTTGTCCCATTATACATAAATACTTAAAAAGTTAACTTTGTTAAACCTTTTTGTATTTATGAACCTTAGAAATATTTGTATTAAAGAATTTACCTTGGGATTCGGCCATTCTAAATTGGGTGTAAGTTTTATGAGTGACATCATCATACTCATATTTAGTCCCATTTTTAAACTCAACAACAAGTTTACTTGTTTCCGTATCGTACTCGGTTTTAACCAAATTCGTCGAGTCTATTTCGTTAATAATTTTAGTACCTAATATTGTTTCTTTTTTGATTCCCATATCATTAATCATTTGGAGTATTTAGTGGAGTTTCTTCATCAATGTGTTTCATCTCTTTTTTAAGATAATCAATAAACTCATTATGGTCAATATCAAAATACATTCTAACCTCATTGAATAATCTTGAATGTTCACTACTAAAATCTTGATAGTACTTCATTATATCTTGCGGATAGTAAGGAGGTTTAACTAAATCTTCCTCTGACCATCCTTCTCTTTTAAAGCAACGACGTAATTTACGATATATTGATTGTAGTTCCTTATCCGCATCAAGTTGTTTAATATATTTCTCAAAAGGTCTCATAGACATAAATATATTAAAAATAAAAAACCCCCGTTAATTGGGGGGTTTGTTTTACGATTTTAATTTCTTCAACTTATCTCTTAATTCAATCGACTTTTCAAAATCTTGAGTGTTTATAGATTTTTTAAGTTCTAGTTCTAATTTAGAAATCTCCTCTTGATTAGACTCGTATTTTTTAATTTGGTCTCTAAGTTTAACCGCATCCTCAAATTTTTCAGATTCAACCGCAGATTTAAGTTTTCTTTTTAAATCGTTAATCACCGAATTGTCGTTTGATTTTACATTACCACTACCACTTGTTCTAATAAAACTTGTGACGTGTACTGAACCATCATCAGAAATAAAAGTCTCTTTTGTCCAATTACCTAATTCATCGGTTCCCTTCTCAACCTCACTTTTATTTGGTAGGCCACCAAAAATTGAATCGAATTGACTAAACATTGAATCAAATTCATTAAATAAGTCGTTAAAATTGTTTTTTCTTCTTCCGAAAATCATAGTTTTAAAATTTTGTTTTAAATTTATTTTTTATTTTCAATTATTCTATCTAAATTTGTACCGTAACAATAATAAAAGAAATATTGTCATAAGTCAATACCCTTATGTGACATAATGTCATATATAAATATTATCACCTGACATTATGACAATATTGGATTTTTAGAATAATTTTTGTACCTTTGTAAAAAAATAAAACAATATGATAGAATCAATGGACAATGACAACAGAAAAGAGAACAAACGACCTTCTGACTCATCAACACCCGCATTAGACAATTTTAGTCGTGATTTGATTAAACTTGCAGAACAAGGTAAATTAGACCCTGTGGTTGGTAGAGAAAAAGAAATCTTACGTATCGCTCAAATACTTTCCCGTAGAAAGAAAAATAATCCAATTATCATTGGGGAACCTGGTTGTGGTAAAACCGCAATTGTTGAAGGTTTGGCAATGAAAATCTATGAAGGAGATTGCCCAAGAAATTTGGCAGACAAAAGAATTCTTTCATTAGATATGACTTCAATTGTTGCTGGTACTAAATACCGTGGACAATTTGAAGAAAGAATGAAGGTTCTTATTGAAGAACTTCAAGCTAACCCTGATATTATCATTTTTATTGATGAAATTCATACAATAGTTGGGGCGGGTAATTCTTCAGGTTCATTAGACGCATCAAATATCTTTAAACCAGCACTTGCTCGTGGTGAAATCCAATGTATCGGAGCTACCACATTAGACGAATATCGTAAAAACTTTGAGAAGGATGGGGCGTTAGAACGTCGTTTTCAAAAAGTAATTGTCGATGGGGCAACTAAAGAAGAAACTTTAGTTATTCTTAAAAATCTTAAAGACAAGTATGAGGGATTCCATAAAGTATCCTTTAGTGATGAAGTTCTTGAGACTTGTGTAACTTTAGCGGAACGTTATATCACAGATAGAGAATTCCCTGATAAAGCAATCGACATTCTTGATGAGGTTGGGGCTCGTAGTCAGGTTGATATGAAATTACCTGAAATCATTGAAGAGTTGAAGGTTAAGGCTCAGGAGATTAAAAATCAAAAGGTTGAAGTGGTAAAAAACCAACGATACGAAGAGGCTGCGGAACTTAGAGATAAGGAAAGAAAAGTTTTGGCTAAACTTGATGATGAGAAGAAAAAATTTGAGCAAGACCTAACAACTAAACGTAAAGAAGTGTCTTTAGAGTTAGTTTATGATGTAGTCTCAAATATGACTAAAATTCCTGTTAGTAAGTTAAATGCTGACGATACTAAAGCTTTGGTTGATTTAGATAAAACTTTAAATAACAAAGTTATCGGGCAGGAAGAAGCGGTTAAACGTATTGCCAAATCAATCCGTAGAAATCGTTTGGGAATTAAAGACCCAAATCGTCCTATCGGTTCATTCATTTTCTTGGGTTCTACAGGTGTCGGTAAAACTTACTTAGCTAAACAATTGGCGAAAGAAGTTTTTGGTAGTGAGGATTCGTTAATTCGTGTAGATATGTCCGAGTATCAAGAGAAACACACAGTATCTCGTTTGATTGGGGCCCCTCCAGGATACGTTGGGTACGATGAGGGTGGCCAATTAACTGAACAAGTTAAAAACAAACCTTACTCTGTAATCTTGTTTGATGAAATTGAGAAAGCGAACAAAGATATCTTTTCATCTTTACTACAAATGTTAGATGATGGTCATATGACCGATGGATTAGGTCGTAAGATTAACTTCAAAAATTGTATCATCATTATGACATCTAACTTGGGGGTTAAAAAACTACAAGACTTTGGTAATGGTGTTGGGTTCTCTAATTCTAATAACGCATTCGTTAATGAAGAATTAAGAAAACAAACTCTACAGAAGGAGTTAAAGAAATTTTTCTCACCTGAGTTCTTAAACCGTATTGACGATACAATTATCTTTAATAGTCTTGGTCAGAATGATGTGGATAAGATTGTGGCAATTGAGTTAGATAAATTAAAAGTTCGTTTAGATAATATGAAATATCAAATCACTTTTGACGAATCAATCTCAAAAATGATTTCTAAAGTAGGTTTTGATGAAATGTATGGGGCTCGTCCTTTGAAGAGAGCAATTCAGGATAAAGTCGAAGATTATATCTCTGAGGAGGTTCTTAAAGGTAATCTTAAAGAAGAGGTTAAATATGTTCTTATTACCGAGGATGGGGAAAATGTAACAGTACAAACTAAAAAGAAAAAAGGGGTTTAAAACCCCTTTTTTTTATTCTTTATTTTATCTTTTTGATAATCAATATAATCTAAATAAAACCCTAACCCAACGATAATATTCATTCCTAAAGATGCCAATATTTCATAAATGTCGTCATATATGTTCATAGTTAAATGAATATGTCCAACAACCCAAAATGGTATTGATAAATTTTGAGAAACCCAAGAAAGTGTATATCGTATAAAATACTTCATACTAATAAATAGACTTAAAATAAAAAACCCCTCCGTTTCTGAAGGGGTTTATTTTACCAATATCTAAATGTTGATGATTTTTGGGGTTCGTGGGTATATTTTTTATAACCTAATAACTCTATCATTTGTTTACCCATTTCAATACCGTTAAAAGTATCCTCGACAACAACATATTCTTGATTAGTATGGTATCGATAATATCCAATTGAGAAGTTAATACAGGAGAAATCAAACTTAGTCTTTAATGCGTAAACGTCTGTGTATGGGTGTATCATATATTCACGTTTCTCATTCATACTTTCAGTAATGACTTTGTTACATTTCTCAAAGAATTCACCCTCCCTGTCAAATAATCTTGCACCATAACAAGTTTCAGTTACCATCCAATTTTCAGGTGCGTCGAATTGAATTGCGTATCCAACGTTAGTAAAAAAACTTGGGTCCGCCATTTTTGAACCGTGACAACCTGTTTCTTCAGATACAAAAAACGCGGCTTTAAGATTTGGAAGTTCTTTTAATAATTCAAAACAGGCAAATACACCACATTTATCATCCCCACCTATCCCTGTTGGTAATCCATTATCATTATACGCTTTTAACGAAAGTTTTAAATCACCATTAGAATTAGGTAACATTTCTTCTCTAACGTTAATAGTGTCTAACTTGTGAACAGTGTCTGTATGTGCAACAACGCAAGGGAACATAAAGTCTTCAGGTAGTTCACCTGTTTGTTTTATCGCATAAACATTTAAATGTTCATCAACGTAGTGTTCAATATTATTAGACTTCAACCAATCAACAATAAATTGAACCATTAAATCTTCTTGATATGTGTAGGTAGGAACTGAAAGTACCTCCTTAAGTAACTGCAAATCTCTTGCCATAATTTTAGTATATTAGACACAAAGATAAGTAAAATAATTTAATCAAACAACTCTGGATGATATAAAAAATTATTAAATTGTTCTAAATCGTAATTTCCTCTATTAAAATCCATAGTACCTTTTTTCTTATATTCAATTTCAATTTTATTGTTTTCAGGATTTATTCTTATGACTTTGAACATCATTTTATTTTCATCTTTTGGTCTACCGTACCAAACATTATACTTGAATTTTTTAGTGATTTGTGATACAATTTTTTTATACTCATCTAAATTAGTAAATTTATCATCATCCTCCATATCGGATATGATAGACTCTAATTGGTATTTTGTACTTCTATTAAACGATTCGGAATCAAATTCATTAGTACCCATATATTCGTACATATTACTCCAATAATCACCGTCAACCGATTTATCGTGACCGACCTTACCTAATAACGTTAATAAATCACTATTTTTATCACCATACTTATCATACAATTTAATTATGGCGTCAACAGTTGTCATATACTTATAAAAACACCCTTGAGTATTATGAATACCGTTTTCTAAAAAAATGTCACACAATTCATTAGTGATTTCCTTTTCCATAGAGTTCTTCATCCCTGAGTCCATCTCAACCTCATAATCACCAATAATGTAATCAACTCTTTTACTAAATAAGTCATTGAGTAATCTACAAAATTCTACCGCCTGACCATCATCCTGTAAGTTTAGATTTGGAGCAATTAATCTTTTAATCTCCTCCATTAATTCTTTATTCTCGTCATTAAAATAAGGGAAAACGTACCCTTCGTTCCAATCTTCCTCGGCTCTATAACTGTCAAACAATTCTAAGTTTCCATATGATGAGTATAAATTATTTAAAAACCAAATATCATCATCTGATAGGTCAAACAATCTAAAATATTGTTCGTCATTATCAAACTTCAAAGTTATAATTCCGTTATCTCTAACATTGAATATTAACTCATCGTTTAACCCTTTACCATCAATTAATCCCCTCTTAAACATATGTAATTGCATATATAACCAATCAGGGTTTGACTCTTTTAGTATTTTCATCTATATTTACTTTAACAATAAATACAACGAACATTTGGATATTTAAAAAACAAATCGTATCTTTGTAATGTTCTTTGAAAATATGGGGATGAATGGAATCGATTGGCATTGTTGCGTATCGGTGGCACGTCGGAACTGAATTAATTCCGTAAAAACTGATTCAAAACTGTAAACGGCAACGTTTTAGACAAAATGGCTCTATTAGGTCTTGTTAAACAAGATGAGCTTGTTTCTGTAGCGTAAGCACAAAAACATTCGGGTCGGCGGACTTATAACCTAGGAACAGAAGTCTTTATAGGTGTGGTTTCTATCTGAAAAGAAACAAGTGGAGGATTAGTTCTCAGTAAACCGAACCACTATAAAATAAGGGAATTGTGAATTTCGGAACATTAGAAAATGTTGACCTAAACGTGTAGTCACTTATATGTAAAGTGAACAAGACGAGAGTTCGAATCTCTCCATCTCCACCATTAAAAAAATAAGGGATTTAATCGTCCCTTATTTTTTAACCCATTGACAAATTTAAATTAATAAACTATATTTATATTCTAATTTAAACAATAAATCTTAACTAAAAACAAAAATCAGACAATGAAAAAAGTATTTTTCGCAATCGGAGTAGTAGCAATTTTATCATCTTGTGGTGGTAACGCTTCTAAAACAGAAGGAACTAGTGTTGATTCAACTGCAGTTTCAACTGACACTACTAAAATGGTTGTAGATTCAACAAAAGTTGACACTACATCAGTAAAATAATTATTACTGAGCCCAAATAATAAACCCTCCAATTGGAGGGTTTTTTTGTTATACTAATTTTGAAAAAAAATCTTTAATTCCTGTCGAGGCATTTGATACCAAATCTTTGAGTGTAGTATCCCCAACTTTATAATCCATTATTTTGGATAACAGATTCGCGTCATCATCTGTTCTATAATTAATTTTATAATCACCATTTGCGTATTCCTCCTCAATCCACATAATTAATTCTACTATTTTTTCCTCATTACCACTAATATCAACACCAGCACCTACTTCAGGTTCCCCTGGAAATGTTTTATAATGAAAACTACCTGTGGTATGTACGTTATCGACCTTACCATTTGGGTCTTTTTTAGCGTAAGGGTTTTCAGTTGTTCTTAGTCCCATACTATCTGCTTTATCGATTACCTTTATCGCAACATCTCTATCGGTAAACCCAATATGTAAATGGTCTTCGTGTCCTGACCAAGTGATTCCGTTAATTCTTGTACCGTGGTCATATCCGTGACCTATCTCACCACCTGTTTTGGTTGCAGGATTATAAACTAACTCATCAATACCATCAATGTCTGATTCATTGATATTCATTAATTCTCTATTTCTTTTAATTTCTTCTATTAAATTATGTTTCATATTATTAAATATTTGTTTTAAACTAAACTTATTGATACTCTAAAGACTTCTTCCATCCAATACGGTAAATCAATTCCCGAATCATCAAAGTAAAAGTTTCTTGGCCATTTATCGAAAGTTTCTGATAACGCCTCTCGAATACGTTTATATTCTGGAAATCCTTCTTGAATAAGTTCTTCATCCACGTCTCCCTCTAATTGTTGCAAATCATATTCTATTTTAGGTTCAGTATCCTTAACTCTAAATGTTAAATCTAAAAATAGTTCATCTCTAAAATCACTAACACCTATTCTTGGTATAAACTTTCCAAATATTTTAAGATGTTCTTTTTTTCCGTGATGGTATCCAACAGGTAATTGAGTAATATCTTGTAGGTTATGTAGTAATTCTGATTTGAACGATTTCGTTAAATAAAATATTTCACTAAATGGAACCTCAGAACCTTGTATATGAAATACATCCTGAATACCTTTTTTCTGACCAACGTAACTCACATAAATATGGTTAGGTTCGAATGATATGTATTCTGATAATTTTTCAACTTCACTCCTTAAGTTAACACCGACTATTAATAGATTATATGGAACATCTCCAACGTTATCAACATCAAACACAACTCTGACATTGTCGTACATATCAGATTCAACACTGATAATATTAACAATCAAACCTGGAGAATATTCTTTTCCATTTATAAAGTGTTTAAGTATTTTTTCTAAACCTGCTACCATATGTTATAAATACTGGTATTTATAATTAAATTAAAACAACGATGAAACTAATCGCATTTGCAAAAGCCGTTCAACCATTCATTCAAAAAAACATTACGTTAGAAGGAATATATAAAGAAATCTTAACTAACAAATCGTTACCATTTAAAAGTATGTTAACTCCAATTGAATTGGTTAAATTAGTTTTTATTACCAAAAAAATATCAAATAATGAAGACCCCAGAGAAATGATGTCTCAACTTGATAATAATCTTTTTGTATTTTCTACAGTAGAATTTGGAAGTAATGAACAAACTATTGATTGTGAATATTGTATGGGGGATGGTAACTACGAGTGTACATCGTGTGACGGTTTAGGTGAAGTAGATTGTGACGAATGTGATGGTTCAGGAGAAGATGAAGAGGGGGATTCTTGTCACGAATGTCAAGGTGGTGGTAAAGTCGAATGTAATAATTGTAGTGGTGAGGGTAACGAAGAATGTAATTATTGTGATGGCCAAGGATATAATGATACAGAAGATTACGTTCCGTATGACATTGGATATTATATTTCATATGATACCCAACTTAAAACTACATTAGAACAAAAATTATTGAGGAATAATACTTTGGACCCCGAATTTAACTCTAAAAAAACATTTTTATTGTCGGTTGATTCGACAGGGGTTGATGAGGGTCAAAGCGAGTCTATTAATAGTAAATTTGCGGATACTACACAACTATTAGAAATTAGTGATGAAGAAGTGAGTGAACAACTTGTTTACGGTAATGGGAGAATTCTTTATTCAGGATTTTTTGATAGTCTATCCGAATTTATGTAATTACTTATTTAAGTGGCCCATTAGTACACCACCCATAGATGTTGCGTGAACTAAAAGGTGATTAATAGATTCCATATCAAGTTTTGTTTTTCTTTTTGTATAATCCAACCCTAAGATTCCAATGAATTTATCATCAATGGTGTGAATTGCAAATAAATAACCTGATTTACATCCTGATTCTTCCGCAATATATTTTAAACCATAAGTGGCGATTGACTCGTCTTTGAAGTCAGGTATTTCAATTACATCGTTTTCTAATAACTGATTTATAGATTTACTAAATAAATTAACTGGTATATTTTGGAAATTACTTTGGATTGATGTTGCACCTTGACTAACAGTTTCGTAGATAATACTGAATTTAGCCATTGATTTCCCCGTAGGATAAAAATGACCTCCATTATGGAATTGGGCGACCCAAACTCTATCAGGTTTAAATTCCTCACGAATATGGTCAATTTTTGAGCTAACTAATTCACTAACTTCTAAGGCTTCTTTTACCATATCAGGTTTTTCCTTTTTCTTTTCTAACTTACTCTTCAAGTATAAAAGAACTACGGGTCCTAATACCCCCGTAATAAATGCTACGATTACTTCACTCGACATCAATTGATAATTTTTGTTTTATGTTTAATAAATATTCTAATATAAAAAAAAATACGACATAATGTCGTATTTTAAAGCTTTTCAAACTTAGGTTTAACTAGATTCCATATAATATGGTCATATGGTTTTCTATCCCACATTGCAAAACAGATAGATTTTACTTTAGGGTGTACCTCACAATTAACCAAATGTTCCGCAAATTCTTTTTTAGTTGGTTCAACTTCCCTATCACCATACTTACCGTATCTAAAATAATCGTGTACTTTACCAGCATATTCAGAATAACGATAGAAGTTATAATTTAAATCTTGAACGTACATTTTAACTTTTTTGTAGAACTCATCAGGAACATCCTTCAAGTAATCCTCCATTTTACCACCAGTACTCAATACTTCCCAAACACCTGTAGTGGATAGGTTAGTCATTATCTTATGAAGACGAAGGTATTCCTCCCCTTTTATCTTCATTCTATCTCCATTAGTGAATCGAACAACAAATCCCTCTTTATTGTCGGCAATTGCGTGTTTTAAGTAAGTGTAGTCCGATATACCATCATACTTCCTAACGATATTGAATCCCAAGTTATTCAAAAGATTTTTGAATCTAACGTCCTCATCATTACCTGAGTGGATATTAACTTCATAACCACTTTGAGTATGTATCATTCCTAACAACACCAAATCCTCAAAATCGTAAGTACAAACTATCCTATTCTCAGGATATATTATCTCAAACAAATAAGTGTAATCAGGATTCAATCTGTCATAATCGTATTTCTGAAGTAACTCAGTACCTTTAACTGATTGGTCAGAAGTAAAAGAACCTCGAGTTGCAAGAATCCACTCACCTTTATAGTTGAATAGGATACCTAAAGAACCATCCATTTTTTCATAGACATCAAACTCTTCAGTTGGAGTATGTTGTTTTTCTTCTATGTTAAAGAATTTCTTAAATGGTCTTGCAACTACATTACCTTCATTGTCGGTGACCAATCCACGACATTGTTTTGTGATTTCATCCCAAAATTTATATTGGTTATTACCTTCACCGTATTGAACTTTTGGAGTGTAGTTCCATATAGTCAAAGGAAGTGTAGGGTGCACTTGTTTTTGCACCAACTCATCCTCATAATATTTGTTCAATCTTTCTAACATTCTACAAAGGTAATACTTTTTTTTTAATTACCAACTATCAACGTCGGTTAAATCCAATTCTGTTCTGGTATGGTGACTATAAACCACAATACCACTACCAATACCTGTTGGACTTATTTTCCAAGTGAAATGTCCATATTCACCATAAATCGCTTTAATGTGTGATAACCACTCATCATACATTTTCTGTTGTTTCTCGTTGAGTTCCTCGTGAATCACGGTCTTTCTCGTATTCTTTCCTCCCATCACATTTAGTTTTTTCGTTTATATTCCAAAGTTCTTTTCCACCATTTTTCATATGACAGTTGTGGGGTTTGTCCAATCTTTTGGAGACCCCCACAATCATATCATTATGTTTATTCCTCACAACCCAAGGACATTCTTTACAAGCCATTATCCTACAACCCCCTTTAGTTCATCTGTGTGATGGTCGTTATCCATTTCAGACACTTTATCTCTGTGACGTAATAATGGAACTACTTCTCTCATAATATTGTAAGGTCGGAACTCAGGGTGTCCGTCCATCCCCACATCCATACGTTGTCCTTTACCAAATCTCAAACTAGTCGGTAAGTGACAGTGCCCGTGAAGGTGCATAACCCCTTTATTTAAACCGTCCCAAGAACTAATTGGGTAGTGCATCAAACGAAATGTGTGTTCGGCAATTTTCAAAGTGTTATAGTGACTAACACTCAAGAAATAACCCTGGCATCCTTGTCGGTTGTTTTCAATATGGTGGTCGTGGTTGCCAAGAATAAGGTGAATGTTTTTACAAACGATTCGGTCCCAAAATTCTTTGATAGATTCAAATCCACCAAAACTCCAATCTCCAAGACAAATCAAGATATCGTCTTGCATTACATTTTCGTTAATGTTGTTAACGATTGACGCGTTCATTTTGTCCAATGATTCAAAATCACGAGTTTGCGAGATTGGGATTGAACCGTCTGGCATACGCCAGTTTGTCGTACCACGACATATATTTTTGTGATTGTAATGTGGGTCCGAAAAAATCCACACATTACCTTTAAAATTGTTATCTATCTTAATCATATTGTAAATCTAATACTTTTTCTTTAAACCATTCAGGTTTTTCTCTATTTTTCCAAACCGCAAATCCTGATTTCGCACCCATATAATAATTTCTATAGGATTCAACCACAGATTTGACTTTATATTCGTCAGGCATCGCCATAGCAGGTTCTGTAAATCCGATATCAGGAATGTTTGGTTTGTTAATCAAACACCACTCAATTACATCCTGAGATTTATGTCTTTTTCCATATCGGTAAGTATATTCCTTACATAACTCCAAACCCAACTCACACAAGTACAAGTAATTTGATAATGACTCTCTTGTCCAAATTGAACAAGGGTGATTCTTATGAGACAACTTGTATGGGACTTGGGTGGTGACTTGGGGGGTTAAGTGATGAACTCCACACAATAACTGAGCGGTCTCTAATATCATTTTAACAACGTGCTTATCTACGTGATATTGTGCACATTTTTTAACGTCATAATCAAGAATAAAAATATTCATTATTTATCGAATTGCTCCCACCAAGTAGGAATGTTAACTAATATGGCAACCTCAACAATTACCATTAAAACTCTACCAAAAGTACTTGTAAACGCCCACCAATTAAATGGGTTAAAGTCCCAAGCAATAAAACTACCAAGGAGATAAAATATTCCGTTAGCGATTACTAACGGAAGTAATATCATCCAAAGTACTTCAAGAAACGCATTTATTTTATACTTTAATTTTTCCATATTATACTGTGTGTTCGATTTGTACTCTGATACAATTTTGAGGTAAACGATTAATGTGTCGGTAGTTGTTGATGTACCCCATCATATTCGCACTACCGATAGCATTTGCTGAGTGAATAACAACATCAACTACAGGTTGTCCGTTCATCCACTGTTCAACTAACCATTTAGTACAATCCATTCCAGTCTTTTCGGTGATGTTGTCGTAATTCAATTCGTAATTGTGGTAAACGTTTTTATGCCACTCGGCCATTGCGGTGTCACCTAAATCGTGGTCCAAAGAAATTAACCCAATATTGTCTAAACCAATCTCAGTTACTTTTTCCACAAATTCATCGTAAGAACGAACCACAACCCATTGGTCTTTCTCAACAGGAGTTCTTACATCGTCCAAATATATTCTTTGTTTCATACTATAATTTTTTTTACTAATTCTCTTCATCATACAAATATAGGGATTAACTACCGACTTTCCAAGCGAAGTTTACAATTTTTCTTTTTTTAGTGGCGTCATCTGTATTACCGATTACAACACCGTCTTTAATTGTAAACGCGTGTCTACTAACACACAAAACATAAGTTCCTTTTGGGTATTTTTTAATGAAGGTACCTACAGTCATTTGACGATTAACTTTCTCACCTTTTACGGTAACGGTATACTCAAGGGTGCTGAAAGATGAGTGTTCAACAGGTCTACCCATCTCTTTACAACATTTACGACCAATACGAGTACGGTCTTTAGCAAATTTATTCATTCCAAGGATAAACCCAAAAGTTCCTTGTCTTGGTTTACGTCCAAATTTATCGGCGACAAATTTGTGAGCTTTATCATACTCAATGTCAAAAGCCGAAGCTATCGCTCTCACAACACAATCATTAGTTTCAGATTTTGCGATAGAAGAATTATCATAACCTTTAATCGCATCAGATGTCTTACAGTATGGTAGTTGATTTTTCATAAGACAAAGATACAAAAAAAATTTAGACTGACAAAAAATTGATTACTCAAAAATGAATGACTATTGATATATTATCCAAAGATATTACATTTATTTAAAAAAATATTATGCACAAAACCGCAGAACAAAACGCTTATAGATTTTTCAACAAATATGTTTACCCAAACAAAGAAGAGATGACAATTTTAGAAATTGGTTCATATATTGGAGGGTTCAACATTCGTTCTTTAAACCCTCAAAACTCTAAGTATGTCGGTGTTGACCTGTCTGAGGGTCCAGGAGTCGATGTAGTATTGACAGACCCATATGTATTACCCTTTGAAGATAATACGTTTGATTTTGTTATTAGTTCATCTTGTTTTGAACACATTGATTTCTTTTGGTTATCGTATTTGGAGATTATGAGAGTACTAAAACCTTCAGGAGTTTTTTATTTAAACGCACCGTCTAATGGGGACTTCCACCAATACCCAATTGACAGTTGGAGATTTTTTCCTGATAGTGGTCAGTCGTTAATTAAATGGGGTAACCGAAATGGTCACGACTCAACACTATTGGAACAATATACCAGTAATAAGGAATCGGACATTTGGTCAGATTATGTGGGGATATTCTTAAAGAATTCTAAATTTTTAGAATCACACCCTGATAGAATTATTAATGATTTCCATAACTACACTAATGGGTCTGTTCACCCACATACTAACTTATTAAATCAAAAAAAATGGTAGAAAATTTAGACAAAAAAAATTTACACAAAGATAAATTATATGTAATGAGAGACGAGAAATATCGTCAAGGATTAGAAGATTTAATCGAATATGTTAACACGTTTTCAGACACTAAAGAAATGGTGATGATTGAAATCGGTTCATACGCTGGTGAATCTACAGAATTATTCGCAAATAAGTTTAAAAAAGTAATTGCAATTGACCCGTTCTTCAACGATTACGACAAAAATGATGTGACCTGTCAATATATGGATTTAACTAAAGTATATGATACGTTTAACTCAAGAATGTCGAAATATAATAATGTTACTCATATCCGTAAAATTTCAGACGAAGCTATTAAAGAATTAAAAGACCTAAAGGTAGATTTAGTTTACATTGATGGTTTACATACGTACGACCAAGTTAAAACTGATATTGAAAATTACCAACCTATAATTAATAAATCAGGTTTTATTTGTGGACACGATTATCATTCAGTATGGCAAGGAGTTGTAAATGCAATCCACGAAAAATTAGGTGAACCTGATAAAATATTCCAAGACACAAGTTGGATTAAAAAATTAGATAAGTTAAAATGAAATTAAATATCATAACACCTTGTAGTAGACCTGAGAATTTACATTTAATCTCTGAAAGTATAAACATCCCAAAAGAAAATTATCGATGGATAGTTGTTTTTGATTTTGACGAACTACCCGACAAAAAGTTAATTCCTGATAATTGTGAGACGTATTTACATAGAAATCCGAGAAGTACCGCAGGCCACGCACAACGAAATTACGCTATTGATATGATTAAGGATGGTTATGTATACTCAAATGATGACGACACATTACTACATCCTGAACTATGGGATAATATTAAAGATATTGACGCTGATTTTATAAGTTTTGGTCAATCAAATAAAGATAACTCTAATAGATTGATTGGTAACATTATTAGGGTTGGGTATATCGATAGTCATAACTTTATAGTGTCTATTGAAACTATTGGTGATACAAGATTCCATATTGATAGGTATGACGCTGATGGATATTTCGCATCCGACTGTTATCAAAAATCAGACAGAAAGGTATTCATTAATAAGTCGTTATCGGTATATAATCAATTAAGATAATGTGCGGAAGATGAGGGGCTCGAACCCTCGCGACCTTACAGTCCTACTTGTTTAGCAAACAAGCCCCTTCACCAACTTGGGTAATCTTCCAATAGTAGTCCCTGAGGGATTCGAACCCCCACTAAAACATCCGTAGTGTTTCGTGCTATCCGTTACACCAAGGGACTATACTTTTAATTGAAGGTATAAACCATATCTTCATTAAAAATGAAGGAATTCCCTTCTTGTTTGATTCCTAACCTATCTAACACAACATTGAACTCATCCTGTGTAAATAATTTAGTTTCAACCAATTTGTACATTGAGTTTAATAAGTCAACAATTTCGGGCTCACCGATTTGAGATGTTTCTAACAACTCTTGTAATTTGTCTGTCATATATTTTAGATTTTTTAAGTGTAGGATTAAAAAAGGTCCTGAATCGTCCCTCCGCCTTTGAGGAGAACCTTTTAGTTTTTAATATAGTCTGGCGTCATTAGTATCCCTCACCGATATGACTAAGATTCGTTAGCCCATAGTAACCGTCCACGGTGGGTTTCTACTCTCACCCATATTTCAGGGTTACCCTCAGAACATCTTCACCCTACCCCCAAAGTTACGTGGCGAGTCTCACTCGGAAGCTGAGTGTGTATTGTAAGATTGTTCAGTATTCTTACAACTTGTGGATTGTATTACGACTAATTAAAGCCCCTTACCCCCTTAATCCATAATGGGGAATCCTTGTTTGTTTGTGTTGCCTCCCCCATAGCCTTGAAGCCTTCAAGTCAGGTTCACACTCCGTAACGGTCGGATACTTCCGTTAATCGTGGGGTCTTTGGCGGAGGAAGTAGGATTCGAACCTACGGTACCTTTCGGTACGCTAGTTTTCAAGACTAGTGCAATCGACCACTCTGCCATTCCTCCTTTTTGGGTGATTAACGGGAATCGAACCCGTGACACCTTGAACCACAATCAAGTGCTCTACCAACTGAGCTATAACCACCATATAGTCGTTCAATCATTTTTGACTGTCCCCAATACCGAATTTCAGCGGCAACTCACCAATTTCGTGAGGGGTTAGAACTTGTGTGTTAACTTACTCCTGTTACTGGTACACTAACCAACCGACTTAGACTCAAGTAATCGGCTCAGGTCCCTATGGTTGTAACACCACTTCTCATCATTCGGGAGCAAACTAGTCGTATACTACTCGACTCGTGTAGTCAGGACAGGATTCGAACCTGTTCCGTCTTTGCCATAAAGAGTCAGCCTTACTGTTACTCAACCTTGGGGAGGTGACTCCAACCAATGGACTCCTGACTATTTTGTAGTCAAGGTCGGACTCGAACCGAATACCGTTCAAGACGGATTAGACAACCTTACGACTCCATAGAACCCACAAGTGTCTGGGACTATTGGTCTTGGGGACTCGGGTACCATCCCTCATTACGCCCACTCGACTATTACCCCACTTCACCAGGTTAATGGACTGGCTGCCATATGGGAGTGGGGGTTTCCTGTTATTTCAGGACTCCGTGGAACGGGGCGGAATCGAACCGCCGACACCTTGCTCTTCAGGCAAGTGCTCTACCAACTGAGCTACCGTTCCAAGTATGATAATGTTGGAGTACCCATCTCGCTCCAATCTTAACTGCTTAATCGTAGTTTTACGAGGCCTCGGCAGGGGGTGCTGAATTCCGATTCCATTCTGGATTGTCGACATCCGTTGAGTGGGGAAAACCATTATCAGTATTTTAATTCAAAGAACTTTCTATCTTGTCTCAGGGGGGGTAGGCCACCGACTTACTAACTCCTACCCCCCGTTGTTTGTGAATACAAAGGTATGAAACATTTTTCAATTCACCAAACTTTTTTTAAAACTACCGAGTTTGGACGTGTTTTACTACCGAGTTTGGCATTTTGTAGTCCCTGTAGGATTCGAACCTACGACCCCTTCCGTGTAAAAGAAGTGCTCTAAACCAACTGAGCTAAGGAACTGTTAAGTACCGATGGGAAGAATTGAACTTCCGACACCTTCCGTATGAAAGAAGTGCTCTACCACTGAGCTACATCGGTATTTTGGTGGACGTAGACTCATCACCTACTCTTGGGTTTCCACCTAACCCCTTGTTGTCCCTGGAGGATTCGAACCTCCACCGCGTGGACCAAAACCACGTGTCCTGCCATTAGACGAAAGGACAGTTTGACCGTTTTTCCAATATTTATAGTCTGGCATAAACCTTTAATCAAATTTATAATGACTAAAGAACAAATCCAAGGTATCGTTAGACACGCACTTACTTTTGTGGGTGGTATCCTGATTATGAAAGGTCTTGCAACTGATTCAACAGTTCAAGAACTTATCGGAGCTGCAGTTACATTAGTTGGTGGTGTATGGTCAATTATTGCTAAACAGAAATAATTGATAACGACCTAATCGAAAAAGAGGGGATTTATATCCCCTTTTTTATTTTGTGGGAGTGGAGGGATTCGAACCCCCAATGTCGTAAGACCACTGATTTACAGTCAGCTAAGCAACCGTTGCTCAACACTCCCAATTTAGGAAAACAGAAGATGGTTCAGTGGACATCTGTTTTTACGATTAGCATTACTCGGGTGAATACCTGCAAACTCCGATTGTACTAGTCAGTATTCACTCTCGAACTATCAGTACAATCATTCCCTAATCAACCTATTGCGACCCAGGTAGGAATCGAACCTACGACCCGTTGATTAACAGTCAACTGCTCTAAACCCCTGAGCTACTGAGTCATTGCACGCCTGGATGGATTCGAACCACCGACACCTGGTTTTGGAGACCAGTGCTCTACCAACTGAGCTACAGACGTATTTGAGGTCGGTACAGGAATCGAACCTGTGTAGATAGTTTTGCAGACTATCGCCTAAGCCACTCGGCCAACCGACCATATTGTGTCCCCGACAGGACTCGAACCTGTGACTCCCTCATTAAAAGTGAGGTGCTCTAAACCAACTGAGCTACGAAGACATTAAGTTGTCACAGATGGACTCGAACCATCGACCTTTCGCGTATCAGGCGAACGCTCTAACCAACTGAGCTATGTGACAATATAGTCGGGGTGACAGGAGTCGAACCTGCCGCCTCGTGTTCCCAAAACACGCGTCTCTCCTCGAGACTACACCCCGTTTACTTTTCTTACCAATATGTCAAAGAACACTTTATAACAAAAAAAAATCCTGAACTTTTTGAGTTCAGGACTTGAGATATTTGTTGTATGTTATTTTATTTACATTACACTAAACCTTCATCAACTGAACTTGTATGCGAAATACGCGGATACGAACAATTACTAAATTGTTGTTTCCAAATCACGACGTTCATATGTTTATTAGTGTTTTTCATTTTTTCTATTTGTTGTGGTATTTCTACCTGTTTCTATAATTACTACAAAGTTACGAAAAATTCCGTAATTGTCAAATATTTTTTTATTTTATTAAAAAAGATAAAACTTTTTCTTTAATTCCTGATTGTTTTAACCCTTCATTACCTTTTGGTGTTAGTACAAAATTATCTAAACCCCAATCGTGAACCCATTTAATTGAATATGACATCCCCTCTTTTCCCATATTAAGGTCATCGATTGCAACCCATTCTGTCACCTCAGGATGGTCCTTCAAATATTGGTTAATTTCTAATGTACGAGTTTGTTCTAAATCCCAATCTCTATTCCAAGGAAATGAACCATCATAGTTATTACATTCACTTAAGTTTGGAGTAAATGAGATTGGTTTTTTGATAATCCCTTGAGATTCGTAGTATTGTCCCATTTCCTCAACAGTTGCCCATCGTTTCCAATCAGATGAAACTACTATCTCAGCACCAGTTTCTTCAATAATTGAATTCAGAATTTTGATTGCCTTCTTATTAAAATTGTCAAATCTAAATTCAATAGGGATTTCATTCATCCCCATAGACATTTTAAGTTCTCCCCATTTTTTTTGTTTCTTGTAACGACCACCCCACTCTGTGGATAAACAGATTACTCCATCGTGGTCTAAAAATATCGTTTTCATTTTTCTTTTATTTCTTTTAGGGTCATAGATGACCATTTTTGTCTTGGTCCGTTTTTTAACAAAACTTCATTAACAAATTTTTCTGCTTCATATAAATTAGTGAACTTTAAAACAGTGTTATATGAACCACTTTCGTAACATTCTTTGTATTTCACGTACGACCACCATTCAAACCATAAAAATTTTTTAGATTCTTTAATACAGAAATGAGTATTGTTACCAATTCCTTTTTCATTAAAATAATCCTCTCTAATAATCAGGTAACTTTTCATAGTACAAATATATGACTATTTTTTAATAATATACCCGCATTGTATCAAAATTAGAATAATTCCTAAAATGGATAAACCAAGACAAATTATTTTGGCTATAATGTCTGTGAACGTTTTCTTACTCCATATAATCCCAAAGATTAGGAATACAATTGTTGCGATAATATTGAATATAAGTTGCATATTTGTGTTTTTAGATATTTGTGGTCCATACAGGACTTGAACCTGTGACCTTCTCATTATGAGTGAGCTGCTCTAACCAACTGAGCTAAAGGACCAATTTGAGCCTCCTGTAGGATTCGAACCTACGACCCCTTCATTACAAGTGAAGTGCTCTACCAGCTGAGCTAAGGAGGCTTATTTTATTTTTTATATACGTAAGTTATCGTGTCCCCAATTTTGTAAATGTCATCTCGATTGGTAATAAGTCTTTCACCACATTTGGTATAGTAATAATATCTTACATACGGTTCAATAGTTGAACGAGGTCCTTCAGTTGAAACACTATCAATTACACATTTAACTACTTTATCACCAGGTTCTATTTTATTCTTATTTTTACATCCTGTCAATAAGAACGCCAATAACCCAATAACTAAAAACCAAATAAGTACTAATACGTATGGTGCAAATTTTTTCATATATTATTTTTTATAAGTTAAACTACCAAATACTTTATAGAATTTTTCTTAATCCATTCTAAATCGTATTTAAACTCCTTCCAATTGTCAAAGTCCTTAAGTTCTTCTAACACCTCATTTGGTACCAACGTAAATCCTTCAGGTGCAATACCATCAAATTTATGATACGCAGAATGTTCTATTTTTTCTTTCATCATTTGACAGAATAACTCACTTTTAATAAACTCATTATGTTCTTCCTCAAATACAATATCTTGATTAATATCAACCATAATTTTTTAATTTAGTAGTCCCGACAGGATTCGAACCTGTGACCTACTGCTTAGAAGGCAGTTGCTCTATCCAGCTGAGCTACGGAACCATTTGTTAGACTTTTTTAACTAAGTAAACGTGACCTGAGTCCGAGTTTTTAGAAAAAATGTCTCTCATTTTAACCGCCTCTTCTTCAGTTTCAAATTCCCAAATTTCTGAGTGTCCATCTAAGATAATGACAGGAACTTTAACACCATTAAGACTTTCCATTAATTTTACAATTACCCACATAATATTTTATTTACACTACAAATTTAGTAAATTTTTTACGAAATAACAAATCAAAATCTAAAATAAGTGGATATTATGACGTATAAATAACAAATTACTGTACCAAGTATTGTAAGTAATATAGAGTATCCAAAAACTTTATTGTTTTTTTCGACCCTGTCTTTAGAACGCCCTTGCCATTCATCAGAATCCCATTTTTCTTTATCCATACTCAATAAGTATAAATTAATTTATTTTTGCGGTCTATGAGGGAATCGAACCCTCCTCACTACCGTGACAGGGTAGCATCCTAGCCGATGAACGAATAGACCAAAGTTTGCGGTCCCGACGGGATTCGAACCCGTACCTCGCACCGTGACAGGGTGGAATTGTAACCATTCAACCACGGGACCTTTTGAGCGGATAGTGAGAATCGAACTCACATCTTCAGCTTGGAAGGCTGAAGTAATAAGCCATTATACGATATCCGCTTATTATTGAGCGAGAGACGGGATTCGAACCCGCGACCCCAACCTTGGCAAGGTTGTGCTCTACCAACTGAGCTACTCTCGCATTTTGGGTAGAATCAGACGCGTTCTGTCTACCGAGACCTCGTCGTTAACTTTCGTCAGAGCGGACCGAGACACTTTGTTGCGGGTGAGGGACTCGAACCCCCGTCTTTGGCTTATGAGACCAAGCTGGAACCACCTCCAGTCTAACCCACGATATATTAGTTGCGGGAGAGGGATTCGAACCCCCGACCTCAAGGTTATGAGCCTTGCGAGCTACCACTGCTCTATCCCGCGATATATTATTTGTTATCACTTCAGCCACATCGTGAAAGCCGCCCCTCACGCGTTGTTTAAAGGAATCCGATTGCGGCCTCATCCTACTGAGCTATGATAACATTGTGGAGATGGTGAGAATCGAACTCACCCCAGATTGATTGCAAATCATTCTCGTCGGCCTTGAGACATACACCCCCATTTTTATTACGAATATTTTTTAGCAATATTCGCGATTGTTTCTTCGTCTTCCTTACTCATTCTATGGTAAGAATTCGCCAAAACATCACAATAATCTCTATGAGTTTCCTCAATTAATGAATATTTCGGTGGTTTACCAACCCCTTTACTATTTTTGTTTAAGTAACCCCTATCAATTAAATCGTCAATTAACTCATTAATTTCACTTTTTGAACATTCATCAATAAATTCGTAAACGTCTACATCAACATAAGTGTTAAATTCTGGCATAATAATATTTTTTAAGTTTTGTAGTCCCTACGGGAATCGAACCCGTCTTTTATCCGTGAAAGGGATATGTCCTAACCGATAGACGAAGGGACCATTTTTAAATCTTTTACAAAGATACAACCAATATTTCAAAGAACAAAATGTTTAACAATCTAAAAACAAAAAACCCATCTCTTTTGGAGATGGGTTCAGTGAATTCATAGTATAGGAATATCACACCATCTCCATTGGAGTAGTCGCTTCAGTTCTATCTGTCCCGCCTATTAGTATGATATGTGTTGTTTTCATTTGCAGTTTTACTTGTTTTTAATTAAATATACGTATGTAACGTAAAAAGTCAAATTTTATTTTTAAAAATTAAATCCTCCCCCTCTTTTTGTGTTAATCCCACTCGTTCTACTGGTCTTTTTAACAGGTTGAATTGTATACGGTATTACAACATCTCTACTATTTTGTCTTTTTTGGTCAATCAAATCCTTATCAATTTTTTTAACAACTTTTTTATCAGACAATAATGATAAAACATTTTTACGAATATCTTCTACTGTACTATTATCCGACTTTTCAATTGATTTAGATAGAATTTTATCCTCAGTATTAATTGGTTTAACTTTATTATCGATAACCGTACTTTTAGAATAAACTTGTTTTAAAGTATCCTCAGTACTATGTTGTGGAGTCTCAATTACAGGTTTGGTCGGTATAATATTACGATAACTAATTTTAGTTATTTCTGTTTTAGTATAAATTCTTGTAAAATCCGAAATCTTCATTTCATCCAGTGGCCCAAAATTTGTTTTTGAATTTGTTAACTCAATATAATGTTTACGTAATTTAGACCCATAATTAGTTTCAGGAATCGTTGTTAAACCTTTATCGTGTATTCTTCGGTAAAACAATAATTTTTTAGCCCAATTAAATGTTACTCCATTTTTTTGAATTCTAACCATAAAGTCAGAATCCGCGGCACATCTCCACCCTTCAAACCCGTTAAAATTTAAAAAAATATTTTTTTTAATTCCGAATACCCCTTCACCAAATAACTTAGTTTCTAAGTTATATTTTGGGTCGTCATAATCAATATAATTAGTAAAATTATGAAACATTGGTTTAACACATTCTGAAGTTTTAAGTCCTAACAAAACCTCACTAACCATATCTTTATCCATAACATCATCAGAATCAAAAAAAATTATATTATCCGATTTAGAAATTCTTGATAATGAATTTTTAATGATATACGGACCGACATTGTCATTAAAAAAATAAAATCTTATTCGATAGTCAAAACTATTTTCCATTATAAATTTTAAAGTTTTTGGACAATAGTCGATACCTACCAATATTTCAAAGTTATTAATCATAGAACACGAGGATACTACGGAATCTAAACATTCTTGAATATATTCAACATTATCAAATGTAGGTATGATTATCGACACTTCCTTATCCATATAACAGTCGTTAGTCAAAATTGTCTGAATTGTATCATTTTTGGAATCGGAGGTATATATTGAGTCCTCAAAATTTTGTTGTACTACAAACCCGCTATTATGTTTGACGCATATAATATCAATATCATTTTCTTTTGCGTATTTACCAATCCACACATCAGCCATATTTGGTCTATCAAAATATTCAATAGGTACTTTAAATAAATCAGTGTGAAAACACATAACACCAGTACCTCCAAATTGAACTTTAATATCGTTAGTTTGTAGTTGTTTAAAATGATTAACTAAGGTATTACGACCATAAAAATTATTAATAGGAAATGAATTAAAACTTCTTGAGTGTTGTGTAATTATCGATTTTTTACCATATTGATTAACTTTATCAACCATATATTCGGTATAATTTTCGGGGTATATTAAATCATCATCAATTGTGAAATAATAACCCTCAGAATTCATTAATTTATAAAATTTATACGCATCCCCTCTGTCATTATCCGTAATAAATAAATTTATTTTTTTATCGTACAATTCAACAGGTATTTCATCATAATCATTAAGTGCAACGTTGATAATATCACATTGATTATAAATTGATTGTATAGTTTTTATTAAAGTATCTCCTCTTTTATAGCTTGCAACATTATATATTATTTTATCCATATTATTTTTAAATTTTATATTGCAATTAATTTTTCATTTTTTCTAAGTTCGGGTAATATTACAGACTCGTGGTCACCGTGAGTGGTTAATGTATTAATTACGTGATACATATTTAAACCTTTTTCAAATAATCTAACACTAATTTGTTGACCAACACCGCTACTATTATTAGGATTTTTATCCCATCTTGACATAGGTATTGGGTTAAGTTTAAATTCTAAAGATTCGAAAAACTTGTATTCACACATAAAAACTAACTCACACCATTGTGTTTTATAATATTCGTCATACTCAATTGGATAAACTCCCGTCCATTTAGGTATGTTTCTTTGGGTGTCAATCATTAATGTCCCTAAACTAATTTTATTCTCGTCAGGGATATTTTCAAAAATTCTAATACTTTCTTGGAAAAAGTTTTTTTTCAGACGCAAATCATCCTGAAAATAGAAATAATACTTAGCGTCTATATTTTTACAAAATTTAAAAGTGTCGCTTATCACTCTCCAAAGATTCTTTAACCCATTATTTTTTACATATTTAACATATTTTACGTCATACTCACTTAAGTCATAAGGGTGTTTACTTCCATCATCAAAAACGACCACATACATTTTATATTCAGTGTATTCAAAAATATCTTTCAGTAACTGTTTTAACATATCCTCTCTTTCATATGTCGTAATAACAATACAAAAGTCGTATTTTTCATTTTCCTCCATTAGTAAATAATTGTAAATATTTTATCTTCACAGGTCACAGATAGTGATGCTTTTTTATTTAGGGTTTTTCTTAAAAATATTGAAAGGTTATTATCATCTTCACGATTAGTATCATCAATAATTATAGGTATATCAGTTTTAAACATTTTGTAATGATTAATAATATTAACCCTATTTTTACCTATTGGACCGTCGATAAGTAGTAAATCATAGTGAGTCGGTAATTCTTGTTTTAAAATTTCAACATCATACCATCCATTAATTAAAGGGGCGTAAATATACGTAGATTCGGGAACCAAATTAACCCATTCAATGTTATGTTCCACACTATACACATTGTAGAATTTAACTAACTCTTTAGTACCATTACCACTACCTAGTTCAAGTATTGTACTTCCTTTCGGTAAATGGTTTAAAATCCATTCAAACAGTTTTCTTGAGATGGCCCACCCCCCAAAAGATTCGTAATTTACTTCACTATTCATTTAATTATTTTTCTTATTATAATTATATGTATAATAATTTTTAAATAAATAATATGAAAAAAACAGTAGGAGTAATAGGTAATGGTTTTGTTGGGGAAACTATTGCATTCGCATTTAGCCCAACATCAGATGTTAAAGTTTACGACATTAATCCGTTAAAGGCTACTCACACATTAGAAGAAGTAATGGAACAAGAATTTATTTTTGTATGTTTACCAACCCCAATGTTCAGTGATGGGTCTCAAGATATTTCATTTATTGAAGACTTTTTCGGTAACATTATTTACAATGAAAATACTATTTTCATTATCAAATCAACCGTATTACCAGGTACTACCGACTCTTTAATTAAAAAATACGGTCATAACATTATATTTTCACCTGAGTTTTTAACTGAGAGAACTGCCAAGTTAGATATGTTAACACAGGCAAGAATTATTTTAGGAGGTGAACCATCGTTAACTAAACAAGTTGAGGAATTATTCAACGACCGATTTATGAATAGACACATCATTCACACTGATTCCAAAACTGCTGAGTTTGTGAAATATATGAATAACACATTCTTCGCGGCAAAAGTTAGTCTGATGAATGAATATTATAGATTAAGTCAATTAATTGGTGTTAATTGGGAAGACGCTCTTTACGGGTTTGCTTCCGATGGTAGAATTGGGGATTCCCATTTACACGTTCCAGGTCCTGATGGTAAATTAGGTTTTGGTGGAACTTGTTTCCCAAAGGATATAAATGCGTTAATTACTATGGCTAAAGAAGTAGGTTGTAATATGAACGTATTAGAGTCGGCTTGGAAAACTAATTTAGAAGTTCGTCCTGAACAAGATTGGAAATCTTTAAAAGGTAGGGCGGTTTCAGAATAGGAACATATTTATAAGAAAGAAAACCGTAATTTATGAAAACGTATAACAACACAGGTCTTTTGATACAGGATAACATTATCACATCGTTATGTGGCAATGGTATAGTGACCTTACGCGGTTTAGATAAACAAAAATAAGATTAGTTAAACTAAAAACGTATAAAAGAAAGGTCACAAGAAATTGTGACCTTTTTTTGTTTTATAAAAAAAATGTATTAAATTTGCACAGTTATGGATAGAGTATTAGTATTAAATTCGGATTATACCCCAATAAACGTAACTTCACCTCAAAGAGGTTTTAAGTTAGTGTTTAAAGGTAAAGCGGAAATCTTAAAGAGTTCCGACAACCCTATCTATGCAGGTTATCAAAATTTTGTTCGTCCATTAATCATTCGTCTATTGAAGTATGTAAAATACAGAGTTAGGAATATTAGGGTTAACAGAAATAGAATTTACAGAAGAGATAATGGAGAATGTGTTTATTGTGGTTCAACAAAACAATTAACGTTAGACCACGTTATACCAAAATCAAAGGGTGGTAAGAATACTTGGAGTAACTTGGTAACTTGTTGTCATAAGTGTAATTTATACAAAGCAGACAGAACACCACAAGAAGCGGGTTTGAATATGAGGGCAAAACCATATGAACCATCCTTATTCTCAGATGTTCTAAATAATTCAATTGAACGTGTGTGGATTGAATATAAAAGTTCGATGGGATTTGATTAATTGAAATTTCTTTCGTACATTTGTACCATAGTTCTTTGAAACGCTCGGGTGGTGGAATAGGTAGACACGTCAGACTTAAAATCTGATGGACCGTAAGGTCCGTGCGGGTTCGATTCCCGCCCCGAGTACTAAGAGTAAGAGATACTCTGAAAGTTTGGTAACGTTCTTTCAAGATGTTATAGTTGTCGCCTTCCACGACTTTAGAGAGGGGGTTCGTCGGAGCCTGGACGTAACAAATCCACCGAGTATGTTTGACGTTTTAAGTGGTAAGACACGCAGGGTTTTTCAATAGGAAAAACTAGGAATATCTACTCACCGTAATCTCAGGTGGGGCCAAATATCAGAGTGGTGGAATTGGTAGACACGTATGCCTTAGGAGCATATGCTACGGCGTGAGGGTTCGAGTCCCTCCTCTGATACTAAATTTAAAATTTAACTATGGATAACGCAAAAGAATTTAAATCGTATTACACGAAACACTTGTATAAACCATCAAGTCATTTGGATTACTACTCAAAACAAATTGAGAATTCAATGACTCCATACATTTTGGAGGAAAGAGAAATGAGAGCAACTCAAATTGACATCTTCTCAAGATTAATGAGAGACCGTATCTTATGGGTTGCGGGTGAGGTTAATGATAATATGTCAACTATTGTTCAAGCTCAGTTAATGTTCTTGGATTCTGCTGACAGTACAGACATCACAATGCACATTGACAGTCCAGGTGGGTCGGTTAAATCAGGTCTAAGTATGGTTGACGTAATGGATTACATTAAATGTGATATCCGTACAGTAAACACAGGTATGGCGGCGTCAATGGGTTCAGTATTGTTAGGTGCAGGTACTAAAGGAAAACGTTCTTCATTACGTTTCTCAAGAACAATGTTACACCAATCTTCAGGGGGATTCCGTGGAAATATCCAAGATGCGGAAATCGATATGAAAGAATGGAAAAAAATCAACGAGACTCTATTTGAATTACTTGGTAGTTACTGTGATAAAACGGCAAAACAGGTAATGAAAGATGCAAGTCGTGACTTATGGTTATCTTCACAAGAGGCACTTAATTACGGTATCATTGATGAAATCGTAAAATCTAAGAAGGGGTAAAATGAAAAAAGGAGGTCAAATGACCTCCTTTTCCACAGGAAAAATTACCCTCCTTTTTTTTATCTATTTATAATAAACAATCAATTACGATTGAGTATCCGAGTCAGCGGGAATCAAAGAAGATTTCATTGAATCTAATTGATTGCCGAATTTTTCAGACATTTTGTCCACTAATGGACAAACAATACCTGAAATCTTTTCTTTAACTTTGTCTCCAAAGTCACTACTTTTAATCACATCATATAATGAATTTCTAACGAAGTCCATAAAATCACCACCCATACCTTTTTCATACTCTAATTGTCTTAGGTACGCCTCAGGGATAGACTCTGATATTTTTTCTGTTAAAAACTCACAATCTGAAAATAATTTAGGGACATCTTTTAAATCCGTATTACCTAAAGCGGTAATTAAGAAATTCTTAAGGAAATTGTTATCCTCAATTCCTAATTTTTCTAATATCCATCTAACTCCTTTTTCTTTAAATAATTCAACTACTGCATTAGTACTTCCACCAAATAAGTTACCTAAAACGGTGAAAACACTTTCAGCGTTCTCTTTAATTAAATTACTATCAAAACCTTGTTTATGTAAGTAAATCATCTCAGAAAGAAGATTAACAAAAGTTTCGTCTAACTGTTTTTTAGTTTTAATCTTAGAAGATTCAGCAATCATTAAGAATCTTGTTTGAATTATCTTAGATTCACCTAACAATCGATTTTTACTTTCTTTAGTTTCGATTAATTGTTTTCTTATATTGTTTTTAAGACTCATATCTTTATTTGTTTTTTTATTGTAATGGTGGTTGGTCCATAGACTTCATAGACGCGAATGACACTCTGTATCTATCTTCTAATCCTTCGTCAGACAACGCACTTATTTGATTTCTATCAGTAATAATTCGTTTTCTTGCACAATTCGCAACAACTTGTTTCATTGCTTTTAATTCGCCAATCTCAAACGCTTCACAACTTGTAACCGATTCCGCTTTCTTCTTAAATAACCCTGTTTCTTGATATTGGATACACTCCAATAATTTAGAGATAGTTGTTTTACAGAATTCGGCGGTTAATTTATTACCTTCCATATATTTCGAAAGATTCGCATCAATGTTTGCAGTGGCGTTAGTAGTCATATTTTGACCTTTTAACACATAAGCAGTAAATGGTGTTGTAAATGGTGCTTTATCAAATTTAACCTCAGTGTAATTCATTATATCTTTTTGAGGTGGATTTGTTAATGGATTCCAATTTGATTGATTACTTGTCTGAGCTAACGCATTTGTTGCGTTTGTCATAGCTCCTTTAACTTGAGTGAAATTTTCATTCAAGGTTGTAACGTATCTTTGATACTTTTCCCCCATAGACGAATAAAACTCAATTAAATTTTCTAAGAAAGTTGCATAGTATCCAAAACCATTACTTCTATATTTTGAATTAATACCTGAAATAACCGCCTCAGTTGCTTGAGTTAATTCGACAGTATTTAATCTGTAATTACCCATAATAACTTTAAGACCTAAAAAATTATTAGTCTCGGTAACCATATTATAAGTCTCTGATTGTTCAGAAGTTAAATTGGATTGTTGAGTATTACTCATACCTACAGGACCTACAGTATATTCTAATCCGTATATGTCGGTAATTTTTAAACCATTATTACAGTTGTAGGATAATTTAACTTGTTCAGATGCGTCTCTCGAACCAATAGGTCTTGAGATGGCTGCGTAATTTCCTCCTTGTCTTGCAACTTTTGTGAAGAATATCTCAACTTCAACGCCTTTATTATCCTTACCATTTGTATACAAATATGGATTACTTTGTTTAAATGACTTAACACATTCAGGAAACCCTGCCATCCAATCACCTCCGCTTTGTTGGTTGTTATTACTTCCTCCTGATTCGGTTATTGTTACATCAGTATCCCCATTACACTTCCAAGTTCCAGAGGTATTATCACTTCTTTTGTATGTCCCATCAGTTTTAAATGTGTAAGTAACACTCTGATAGTTAACAACCATCTCTTTTTGATTGTTCAAAGTACCGTTTTGAATTGCAACACATTTTGGAAATCCAGCGGCAATCGCAGCTTCAAAAGTAGTTTGATTACTTATAGTTGAATTGTTATTGTTTTGGTTGTTATTGTTATTTTGGTTGTTATTGTTTTGGTTGTTATTGTTTTGGTTGTTATTGTTTTGGTTGTTATTGTTTTGGTTGTTATTGTTTTGGTTATTACCACCACTATTACCTTGTTCAAAAGGATTGTTACCGCCACTATTACCTTGTTCAAAAGGATTGTTACCACCACTATTACCTTGGTCAAAAGGATTCTCGGCCAATATTTTACGCATACCATTTAAATTATTTGGATTTTCGTATTCAAATAATTTATTAATAATGGTATTAACGTTAATCTTTTTATTATTTTTGGAATTCATAAGTCCCATCTGTTAGTTTTTTATATTTTTGAGTTACTTCAGTACCGTCATTCTTTTTACCTTTAGCTATGATTATACTTTTATCTGAACCATCAACTTCCCAAGATGTTAACATACTGCTATATTGAGGATACTTTTTATCATACCAAGTTTTAAAGTCATCTTTAGTTGCTTCAGTAGATGCACTGTTATTAGGTGCTGAAGTACTTGAATTATTTTGTTCAGGCCCTTTTTTAATTTCTTCCGCACTATCAACAAACGACTGTCTTATTGTATTAATACCAGGTGCCAAATGGAAACCTAAAATTTGAAAGATACCATAAACTGTTGGAAATGTTTGGTCAAGAGCGGTCATATACATAAGACCTTGTACGGTATTTGCAACTATTAAATCAGTTGCTATCCAAAATGTAACTTTACCTGCAAACCCTAATCTACCAAAAGCCTCTTTAGCCGCGTCAAATTTTGTTAAAAATTTACTTATAATCTCAGGACTCGCACCTTCTTTTTTCAATATAGTAGTAACACTATCCTCAAATACTTTTAACATTTCAGCATCAGATTTTACCGAAGCTCGTTCAATAATACTAATAATTTTTTTAGCCTTACTTCCTGTAACACCTTTAGATTCTAATAATGCCGTGATTCGTTTCTTATCGATTACGTATTTACCGTCATTACCTTTATCAAGATTATCTAAAATATCTGACATTCCTTTAATAATGTCAGTTTCTTCTGTAGCTTCTTCTGCAGTGTTATTAATCATATCCGTACCTGCATCCGCAGCACCTTTACCTAAATCAGGTTCAATTGTTTTTTGAATCTTACCTTCAACTTCTGATATTTTTGCATCATAATCTGAAATTAATTTTTGTTTCCCTTCATTTGATAGGTTATATCCGTTAACTTCAATATCGTTTCTTACCTTTTTTAAATCATCAAGATACGTTTTAACACCTTCTATGTCCTCTATTTTATCGGGAACTGGTACCTCTAATATATCTCTAATGGGTTTAAGAGTATCTCCTTTTAGAATATTATCATCTATAAGACTTGATAATTTACCCGTAGATTCAATCTCTTTCAAAGATTTTGTAAGGATATATGAACTAATTTCTTTAAATTGTTTTTCTGAGAACTTTTCAGCACTTTTAACCAAGTCATCTAAATTATTAATATTTAAAGATTTTAATTTTTTAGAGTACGGCATACCCGATTTACTCTCTAACTCTTGATTAAATTTAGTCGCAACATCTTGCATAATTTCATTATCAAGTTCTTTGGTACCTGTTTTGGCTAATTTTTCTACACCTGGTAATAATTCATCAAAAAATCTTGCAACTTGTTTATCAACAAATTTACTAAGACCACTTTCAGTTATGATATTGACCCCCATCATCTCTTGAATTCGGGTTATTTCGTTAATTAATTTCTTATTCTCCATATTAATATTATTTTTTAATTATAAATAGTTGGGTTGTTTAAAATGTTTATATAGTTTAGATATTAACAATTACTAATTACTTCTATCGAAAGGGTTTCCACTATCTGTTGTTGGTATTGTATCTTTAACAGGTTGTGTTGTTTCAGATTTTTTTGAAAAATTATAGTTTTTATATTTTGCTGCCATAGTATCAATCCCAACTGATTTAATATGTGCAGTATTTTCGATATTAAGTTCTTCAGTTGCTTTAGATATTATAGGACTATCTGAAGTTACTTTATTACCCCTATCAATAGATTGTGCTAAATCTTCAATATACTTAACTTGTTCTTCTTCAGTTGGTAACTTTTGAACTTCCGTTGAGATTCGTTTAATCTCCTCCTCAGGCATTTCTTTACCGTTTTTCTTCTCGTAAGATAATAATAATTTATCCCAAGACTCTCTAACTTTATCAGTCATTTTTTCTAAACCAATAACTAAACCAAGTTCTTTACCTCCAGTGGTTGCAATATGTTTTACAGTTCTATAAGTGGTTCTGCCCATAATTGCGGTCCAATTTATAACTTTATTCGAAAACTGTTTATCTCCAGACGCTTTCGACATTTTTTCAGCTAAAGCGGCCTCAGCTAATTTTCCAAAACCTTCAGGGTTCTTGTTAACACCTTTAACAACCTCTTCAAAAACTTGTTGAGATTTTTTTGACATAGTTTTGAATACCGATGGGTCATTGGTGAAAGTATCTAAAGCGGTAGTAATTTCATCAATTTCTTTTTGCGTGAAGTTTATAGACGTATTGAAAACTCTACTAAACCCTGGTAAAACTTTTATAAACGGTAATGCCGCAAATACAAAAGACATAGTACCACTACCTTCTTGTCTACCTTCCTCGTAAATACCGATAGGGATATTAACCGCCGCCTCAGTTATTACTTCTAATGCAAACGCCCATCTTCTACCAGTATTAACCGCATTAACTACGGTGGCGACTTCTGACAATATTAACGCTCCCTCAGCGGCAATAATACCCGCATCCGCGATTATTGCAGCAGTAATTAAACTACCAATACCTGCGGTTAAAAAACCTAAAGCAATCCCTCCAACAATTTGGATTGCGGTTCCATTTTCATCCCAAAACTTATCAAAAGAATCTCTAGTGTCTATTGTAGATTCATCATAAGGTATTTGTTGGTCACCGTCACTTTTGTAGTACCAAGGAGTTATTTTCCAACCTCTACTGGCTTTATTTATAGCTTGTTTATACCCTATAGTAGCATAAGACCACCCATTATCATCTAAATTTAAAATAAAGTGGTAAGAGTCACCATTAGGATTACTAACGGTAGGACCTGTTTTAAAGTTTTTAGTCGAACCAACCACGGTTTCCCAAAAACTTTTTTCGGGGTAATATACTTTAGTATTATCTCTAACCTCATACCAACCATATTTATCTTTTTTTAAACCTCTATGTGCAAATAAAGTTCCTGAGTCATCTTGTGACGTGAACAAATTATTAGTAGTTCCTTCAACAACGTTAATTTTTTGATTATTAAAACCTGGTATAGAAATGATTTGTCTTCTTTCCGCAAACGGGTCATTACTTTTTTGTTTGTCCCAATCGGCACCTAACACTTCCCGATTATGAGCATTAATCATTCTCTCGGCACTCATAGAGTCTTCTTTAAGTAACTTACCCTGTAATACTGTAATATTTTCAGATAGGGTATTACCTACTGAGTATTTCATCAATAATTTAATTCTATCTAAAGATTGTTCTTTATTGTCCATACTTTTAAATATTAGAATAATTGATTTGCAGGACCATCTCGTTTAACCCTATCAGGTCTTTTCTCATTTGAAATTGGATTTGCAGGACCTCTAGTTAATTTAGACCCAACAATACCTGACCAAGTAGTTACGTTACCACCACCCGTAGAACCTCCAGAGTCCGCTTCGTCCTCCTCAATTTCGGTTTTTTCATTTGATGTGGTGTATTTTTCCATCAAACGTATTAAATAATCAACGTCTATCCTCATAATTATTTATAAATATTTTGTTTTTGTGGAAAAAAATCAATACATTTGTCGTATGAAAAATTTATTACTATTATTCGGGATTTTTGGATTGTTAATTTCTTGTGAGAAATACGAACAACCTACGTTATTAAGTTTAAGCGGCGAATACGTAATTGATAAGATTACGTTTGAAAAAGTGGACAACGCGGTAACCCCTGATGACACCATTTACCAACCTGGAACTATGTACATAAATCCTTTGGAAAGATTTCCTATGGATAGTATTCGTGTTGGGTTTACTAAATGGCATTTGGATTATTCCGTGATATCAATGAAACCAATACCGACAAATACTGGTCAATACATTTGGACCAAACAATATTTCTATTCGGTAATTAATCATTATTCAAATTATGATTTAGGTTATTTAGATTTTAATTGTGATGGGAGTAGACGAGTATTTAAAATTATTGATGACCAAGCGGAGAGTATAACCTTAAGGTCCACAGGTCAGTGGGGATACGCCCAAATTGGCCCCGATATTTCAGTAACCTTACATTTAACGAGAATTGGCCCATAAAAAAACCCTCATTCCTGAGGGTTTTTTATTTTAGTATAAGTCTTTAGTTGGTAATCTTTCAGGATATATCATATAGTATTCATTTAGGAATGCCAATAATTCATCTTCATCAACACCGTCATCTAAGTTCTCAACATCATCTTCGTCGTCTTCGTCATAAAAATCTAAATCTTCCATTATCAGATTATAACCAAAATCATCCGATTCACTTAATTCTATTTCATCAACACGAATCTCATCGTTATTATCTTCATTAAGTCTAAACTTTACTTCAATAGTGTCTATTGAATGATTAACGTAGTATGATATAATTTCTACTATTTCCATAAAATATTATTTATAACAATAAAATATCTCAAAAAAATTAAAAATCCACTTTTAATTATATTTTTTAAATCTTTTGAACATATCTAAAGATTCTTGTAATTTTTCTTTGAAGTCGTCTTCGATAGAGTCATCCTCTAAGTATTCTGAATCCATTTCTTCCATTTCACCACATTCAGTACATTCTTCTTCCTCAACGTAGTCAAACTCATCAGAACCTCCAATACCTTTAACTTCACCGTGACCACATTCACAAACCTCTTCGTATAATCCACACTCATCACAAACGTTCTTAGATTCTTTCATATACATTTTATTGTTGTATTTTGACACATTACCTAAATGGTCAATCTGTACCCCATCTTTATCATTTGCAAAATCTTGGGTATATAATGGAGTCATATTAGATTGTTGGTTATTTGTTGCGTAACCATCATACACGGTTTTGTGTTTATCTAATATATTCTCTTTTTCTTCTTTTGTTATTGCTAAAAATAATCCGCTCATAGTTTTTGTTTTTTTATATAAATATATTGACCTCTCAGTTAATGTTTGTTATGTTTGATATATAAGAATTGGGGAAGGGTTTTTGGTTTAATATCTTGGTAACTTATTTCTCTTCATTACTCTTCCCATTCTTTCTTTTAATGGATTTTAATCCAATAATTTAACATCAGGGATGCGTACCTTTGAATATATCTGTTTATTAGGTTAATGTCCATTTCTTTACCTTCTTTCTCGAGAACTTTCATAACACCCTTAACCATCTCGTGTTGAGATTTATCAGCCAATTCTAAAACCTCATCAAAAGACTCTTCATCACCAATATTTTTATATTTAAATTCGTGTTCAATTCGTTCTTTACCAAGATAAAGATATGGTGAAGCCCCAAACATATTAGTTATTCCTGACTCTCTTACCTTTTCCAAGTATTGACCTAAAAATCTTGTATTAAAATTCTCAACAATAGTTTTATTATCAATAAACCATTTTGCTTTATCAAATGAGTTTTCTTGAATCGGCTCTAATTTTTTCCAAGCATCTGTTACAGATAATAAAGATAATTGACTACCGTCTTCCCATCTAACACTATAAATCACACCATCCTTTTCAAAAGGGTCTCTACTTACTTTAATGACGGTACCTTTACTACCAGGTGACATCATCTCACCTTCCATATGTAGTAACATTACTTTATCATCAACTTGTAACTCGGGATTTATCATATCTTTTTTTAATAATAAATATATTCATTATATTTATTGTTGTATGAAAGTATTAATAACAGAGAATCAATATCGAACAATTCTATTAGAATCGTCTAAAAACTCATTAAACAATGTTTTAGAGGATTTAAAAGAGTTTGCAACAATGGTTATTGAAAAGACTCAACAGGACGTTGGGATTAACTTAAAGATGTTATTAATATGGGGTGCAGGTGTAGGTGGTGTAATGGCCCCTTTAAATGAATTCATTCAAAACGGAGATTTCAATTTAAACGACTTTCAAATTGCATCTATATTATGTGCAACTACGGCAATCCTTTATGGTGAAAGTAAAAGTGTTATAAACGAATTACTTAAAGTTATTAAGGATGAAGGTATTGTTGATGAGTTTAACAGAGTTTTATCAAAAGGTTCTAAATTAAAGAAAGTATTTCTTAATTTTATTCAAAGTCTTAATATGACTTTATCAAGTGTAACTAATATTATGAGTTACGCATTTATCATCCCTATCTTACCTATATTGTGGGATATGTCTCAAACTGGTGTTACTAAACCAGAGGTTAAAGAAATTGTAATTAGATTAATGTCGTTTGGATTAACGGCGATTTCGGGTAATACCTTAAGAGAGTTGATTACAAAATTAGTTAATAGATTTAGAGACTAATTTTCTGAAGTATTCTTCAATATCATTTTCATCCATATCACCACCAGAATAAGCTTCTATTTTTTTACCACATATTTTTTGAGGTATTAAATAAACTGCCAAATAATTTTCTTCAGTCTCATTTAGACTAAATGCGTCAACAAAAACTTCTCTATATGTGAGACCTTCGATATGATACCTAAGTTCTTCTAGTTCGGTGTCAGTACTTTCCATTAATAAAGTATATAAAGATTCTGCCAAATCCTGAGGTACCGAAGTAATTACTATTTTTTTATTTGAATCGTATTTTTTTAAAATAATCTTATCAATCGTAAACCCACAGTTAACCACAATTTGATAATCATCATTATATAGGTCATACATACCCTCATATTTTACATTAAATAAAACACCAAAGTCATTATAAGAAATACCAAAATCAGGTAGTTTTTTAAAAATATTTTCTAATTTATCTTCTAACTTAGTAGGTAGGTAATAATCATTTTTTTTAATCGGGATACCATTAACATAAACCCTATCTAATTTAACATCCATCAAACCTGTTGGGTCGATAAACTTAATTTTTTCATTTATCACATTATATGCAAAGAATTCAAGCATATACTCATTCCAACCCCTATTTTCAGGTACTTCACAATTAACTGTAACCGATAATACATTTTTTTTGTGTGTGAAATTGGCGAATTTAAAAACAATCCCATTATCTTCATACTCCTTATGGGATAATAATCTCTCGAGTAATTTATATTCGTTACTATTGACGGGTTCCTCAACATCTTCTTCAACCTGTTCATCCAAAGGGTCTAAAGTTCTTTGGTTAATATAAACTTTATAATACTTTTCCTGACCAACAAACTTTAGAGCGTCTTCGGCATATGTGGTTATTACTTTACCAATAATTTTACCCTCTTTTGTATTTCGATTAACCATAGGGTCAAAATCTATAAAAACTTTACCTTGAGTACCCGAAAGTTCATTATAACTATTAACACCCCATAATGAGATATCAATATCTATCCCTGTTAGTTTTTTAACTCTGGGTTCAGCCAATCTTTTAAGATATTCAGTTACGACTCTCCTTAATACTTTATTTGCCATCCTTATAGTACTGTAAGATTCTTTGAATTACCTTCTCTTGATGTTTATCATCTAAGGTATGTTTAGATTTATTTTTTGCAAACCATTCTCGTGCACTTTGTTCAAATGGTTGTTTTCTTATTTTAGAAATTCGTTTAAGACCCGCAACCTGAGCATCTAACTCGTGTGGTTGTACATAATATTTCTTAGGATTGTTAGTCGGGTTACTTGGTTTGTAATCACCCCTTTCCGACTGTATTAAATGTTGTAATTCGTGTCTAACAGTTTCATTTAAACTACCAACTAAATCATACATTTTTTGTGGAAACGCATTTTCATTGTAGATAATTTCAATCTCCATAGTGTCCTCATCATCATAATAACCACCATCAAGTTCGTAATCCTCGATTTCATCCGATTTAATAATGGTTAACTCAAGATTAAATTCTGTTTTTAAATTATGAAAGTTATACGTAATTTCTTCACTAATATCCTCAGGCAATAAATAATCCCCCTCTCCTCGGGTTTTAAATACTCTAACAATATCTTCAACAACTTTTCTAACTACGTTTCTTTTTTCTGATTTAGTTTCTTTAATCATTTCAGGGTGTGTTTCTAATGGGTCATATTTTTTACCTATATATTCGATTGATTCAATACTAGGGTCATCATTTATACTAAAATGTTGTAATACTCTCCAAATGTATTGAGTAAGTTCTCTTGTAAAATGGTAGGACCTATCCCAACACTTATTTCGAGTATCACATTTATCTAATAAGTCCGAAAACTGATGTGGAGTAAATTCAGTAATATAAACTTTAACCCCAACGTGATTTCTAGGTTCCCCCATATGAAGTAACTCAACGTCACCCACTAATTCAATTTTAAATGAACACTTAATCTTGAAATCAGGGGCTCCACTAACAAAAGGTCCCTCGTATTGGAAAACCTTATCTTTAATTACTCTATTGACTATATTATATAAATTTGGGTTATTGTTCATAACAATAAATACTATCGATAGTAGGTTCCGTACCGATAAGGTATAGAAATTCCAAAACCAATATACGGTATGTCAGTAACTCCAACAGTAACAGATATATCCCATATGTCTTTATTACGGGTTAAAAGTTTTATTGGTTGTAGTTTAACCATAACATCAGGATAAAAAACAGGGTCAGGACCTATAGTTAAATCAGTCTTAACACCAGCACCAACAACTAACCCACACTTTAAAAATCCGTAGTTAATACCTATTCTATTAAAATATGCGTAAGGGGTTCGATAGATATACGGATTAGATGTTGCACCAATTTTATAAAAGGCCCCAATATAAAATCCAAAGTTATCGTCATTGATATTCTCGAATGAACAAATTACACTTCTATCCTCAGGGATTACCGTTAATCCTGAGTATTGTCCGTAAGACGGAACACTAATTAAAACTAAAAGGAATAATATTATTTTTTTCATAGTACAAAAATACAATTTTATTTTTTATTTTACAAAAATATTTATAACTTTGTCCTATGAGTAAACCAAATAACATTAAAGGAGACAGACCAACTAAATTTGAAAGAATTTATGAAGATGAATTTACAATTTCAATATGGAAGTACGATTTAAATAGAACTACAACAGGTCCTGTTGAGGTTGAGGTTAAATATAAAAAGGGTTACGTTCACGAAACCCCTGATAAGAAAAAGACCTTAAAAGACCATATTGCTGCGGAAAAGAAAACCGTTAGGAAGAAAGGGTCTTAATTCTTTGTTCTATTGTTTTTTTCATTATTAGTAAGTCTTGTAATTCTCTATTTTGAGATTCTGTCAAAACTTTTTTAGGTCTCTTTGATTCTACTAATGTTGCTTTCCCAATATGAGTAATTTCCCAATCTCCTGTGTCAGAATCATAGATATCTTCATCAATAAACTCACCAGTATAATAATCAAACCCATCAGGGTCATTATAAATAAACCCGCTAACATAATCTTTAGAATATGTATTAATACTGTGTAAATATTTTTCAGTAGTCTGTTTACTTACATCAACTCTAATCGTGACAGGAAATTCCATCATTCTTGGGATTGTAATATCCCCATCCCCGTTAAAGTTATGGTTGTCTTGGTATAATTTCCAAAAAAATCCATAGTCTTCCCAATCAATGTCAGTAATACCAAATTTCTTAAGAGAAGAATCAATTAAGTTTAAAACATTATCATCATAAACGTCGTCGTAAGTCCAATCAATATTTTTTTCTGCGGATTCTTTATCAATTTCTTTGATAATCATTTTTAATACCGATACAGGTAATTCATTTTCAAATCTTCTCATACAAATAAATACTTTGGAAATAAAAAAACCACCCGAAGGTGGCTCTTTTAATCATTACCCAAAAAAGTAACTTTATTTGTGATTGGGTCCCAATCGATATTCCAAGGGGTATGTGCGTAAAGGTATCTTTCGTTCAATACCGACGCGTTGAAATAATGAGTGTGTCCATCAAAGTAGTGGCCGTATCCAGTGTGGATGTGACCACAAACGTGAATTTTTGGTTTGATAGTTTTAATTCTCTCTGCTAATAATTCACAACCTAAATGGTCTCCTCTTCTACCTTCAACATCATCCAAGAATCCCCACGCAGGACCGTGAGTAATTAAGATATCCGTATCCTCAGGGATTGCATTCCATTTCTCTAATAACTCAGAACCATTTTTTGGTAGGTTGAACGCCCAATTATAAAACTCAGGCTGCCAAGGACTACCGTAGACTTTGGCGGTTTTTACATCCGCAGAATGAGGGTCACCATCTCCAACAATCATCCAATCATCTTGTAGATAGTCAACGGTTTTGTATGAGTTAACAATCTCCATTGATTTCTCAGCATTGTTTTGGAAACCCCAATCGTGATTACCCGCAATAAAGATTTTGTGGTCGTAGTTATCAATACTATCGAACCATTTACAAAATTCTCTAATTTCGTGTTCATAACCCATAGAAGACATATCTCCTGCGTGGATTAACAAATCACCACCAGGTAAATCCTGAGTTATGTGTTTGTGTTTTGTGTGTGTATCTGATATAAATGTAATTTTCATAGTACAAAGATAATAATAATTTCTAATCCCACCAACCTTTTATTCCAGAACCATCGAACCATTCGTTCCAAAGTTCTCGTTCTTTTTTCTCTTCTTCTGTTTGAGAGTCGTATAATTCACGATATTCTTTATAATCCTGACCTTTTAAGATTTTAAAAAGTTCATTCCATTCTTGTTCCTCAATCTCGTGTGCTCTGTCAAATACTTTACGATTGTGAATTCTTTCTTCGTCAGTATCTTTATCGATTAAACGACTGTACCCTGGTTTATCCTCAACAGGTTCAAATTCCCAATCGTGAATCACTAATTCACCAATCTCTTTTTCCGCCATCTCAATGTACTTGTCTTGATTGTAGTTTCTGATTAACTCAATTGCTCTACGCATCGCTGCAACCTTCTTTAAACGGGGACCATCGACCTCATTACCGTACTTTTCAACAGTATCTGAGATATTAGTTAATCCAATCTCAAGAAACATTAACGTTCCGTGATGGTCAAACCAATAATGTTTCCATAATGCCTTTCTAAACGTCCAAACATTCTTAAAGAATCTTGGTAGGTCATACCTAAATAATTCATATGTTTTATACCACCAAGTTTGGTGTTGTATCATTCTTTTAAGACTGTCTCCAAAACTATCCGCAAATCCTACTTTCATAATTTTAATTTTTTACAAAGATAGTGATTAATTTTTAATAAAACAAAAAAGACCTAAGATTTCTCTCAGGTCTTTTGATACAGGATATATATAGACACCCAAAGAAGGGCGGATGTTTTAATAAATATAACAAATATTTAAAAAAATCAATCTTCAGAGTCTGTTAGACCCAATTTTTTTGATATTTCAGGTAATAAGTCTTCATTAAACTCCATACCGTGTCGCTCTTTAAAGTGTTTTAATAATAATTCGATAGGTTTTTCATACCCATAATATTGTAAAATAAGGTAAGCCCCTAAATCCGCTTCAAGCTCTTCTCTTTCATCTCTAGGACCTGAATGGTCTAAAAGTATATGAGATACTTCGTGAGCCTCAATAAATTTCAAAACCCCTTCATTACCTTCATCCATTAAAACATCACCGTCAATAATAACCAAATTTTTATTTGGTACCATAAAACCGTAACCATATTCCTCGAAATACTCTTTAACTTGCGGATATAATGGGTCGTTACTGAATACCACAACAATGGTTACATCAGGTAAAAATTCACTTTTATATTCTATTTGTGTCTGTTCCATATTTTAAAAAATGGGGTGGTTTAGTTCCACCCCAATGTGTTTCTTTTATGAGTCAAAATAATTTGAAACTTTTCATCATATTCAAATGTGAGTTTATCTATTTGACTATCGTTTGATTTAAAAAAACTTGACCACTTATCTTTAAACTGTCCATAACATTTTTCAGTAGTGTCTAATTGACCTTGTTTAGTACAAGACTGTAATACGTTGATTACCCAATCATAATCTTTTTTGAAATCTTCAATCATACTTTTCTTATTAATCGTGTAATGCAAATATAAACAATTTTTTTTAAATCAATGACGATTTATGCTAAAAGTGAATAATATTCTTTAAAATGTTTTAATCTATCGACTAATCCAATAGTCCCACCATTCACTCTTTTAGTCACCGCAGTTACTGTCGCTTCGTCAGCACCTTTATCACAAATAGACCAAAGTTTATTTGAGTCAAAGAAAAACGCCGCAGATGCTAATGGGTATTTAGTTGCAACCAAATCAGGATTTGCCACAGTATCCTCACCAATAAACTTGGCAAAGTTTGTATAGTTTGATTTTCCAGTTAATTGGATGTAGCCTCTTCCACGGAATTTAAACCCTTCTTTTGACGCTTCGTCACCGTTACCCATTCTACCCCCGTAAACACGAGATGCAATTTTTTCAGGTTGTCTTGCGTAAGACTCTGCCAAATTACCAGGGAAGTACTTCCCAAATATTTTTTTAAGACCATCTGCAGAATAGTTTACATTCTCACTAACCGCCTTAAAACCTCCTGATTCGTGACCACATTGTGCCAAGAAATGGGCTAATCTTAATGGTGTTGTAATATTGAATTTAGCAGCAGTCTCAGGAATTTGAGCGATTACCGCGTCAGGAATATGACCTTTTAATTTTTCTAATTTTAATGGTCCTCCCGTTGGGATTACCACGTCTTCTTTAATGACTTCTCCCGCAAACATTTTACCCCAAGTACCGTCACCTACGATACCATCTGCAGTTAAACCGTTTGCCGCTTGCCATTCTTTAACTTTTGTTTCAGTACCAGGACCGAAATCTCCATCAGCGACAAGACCTAATTTTGATTGTAATTTTTTTACGTCTTCACCTTTAGAACCTTTTTTTAATAACATTGTTTTAATATTTTATAATAGTTTATTTACTATAAATATTTGAAAAACAACATATATCTTAGATAGTATATTAATACCCTAAAATAGTACTATTAGAATACCCCGTATTAATTAAATAATAATTTGAACTACCTCCATTGGTTGGTGTTGATATAGTTATACTTTGAACACCAGGATAAGTACTTCTTAAGTCATTAGTCGACGAATTAATTATTGAAAATTGGGATGAAGTAAATAATCTAACGCTCGGTAAAGAGGGACCCCAACTTGAAAACCTTCCATTCTTTTTCATAAAAATATAATACTCGTCAGATACCGTAATATTACCATCATTATTAACATCGTACTTATAATAATCTAAAGAAGTGAAGGACCTACTTATTGCCTTTGTGGACGCCGCTATTGCATCAATATTTTGTAGACCTGTAATTGTGGTAGGAGCGTCTAATTGAATATACCACTCAACTGATGGGTTGGTGGATTCATTAATTGTGTATTTACCTGTAAAATCCGTATACACGGTTTTAAATAATACCCAAGGAGTAAAGGTAACGATATAATCAAATTCAAGTACATAAGGTAACGAAACATTATTAGGTAAGTCGTTCCATAGACCACCTCCAACAAATTGAGCGTAATCCTCAGTTCCTGAATTATTCGGTTCTCCACCATTCCACGATAGATATGGATTTATACCAAACCTGTAAGATAATGACATATAATTTCTATTTATTTCATCTGAAGTTAAAGAAGTATTATACACTTGGAACGCACCTAATCTGAAAGAACCATATCCACCGTGACCCATATTAGTCGCATCAGTTAATCCTAACGCAAAAATTTGGTCTCCACCACCATTTAAATGAGGACTAAATCTACTAAATGTTGTACTACCAAAAGACACTCCATTTCTATATCCTGTCATTGTCGACCCATTATAGGTTAATGCTATCATACACCACTGATTTAACGTAATACTTGTAGATATTTGAGTAATTCCCGTACCATTCCAAAAACCACATCTTAATGTATTACCACCAGTAATCTCGACCACAGATTCGTGCCATCCTGAAGATGGTGATGGGATTCCTAATTCACTTAATATAACACCATTTCCTGTTGGGTACACCCATAGTACTAATGTGATTACGTTTGAATTTGTGAAATGACTTGTTAAACTTGGTGTAATCCCATAGGTATTAACACCATTAAATGTTAGGTATTTTCCACCACCTGTAGTAAGGACTGGCGAATTATATAATGTAATATTTTTTGAATTTTTTAAATCAGTTAAAACACTACCTGAACTATAACTACTAACATCGTAATTATTAGTTTGAGTTGCGGTTACATAATTTTCGGTCCATCTCCACCCACCTAAAGGTTCTGAAAAAAAGGGACCTGTTTTATCTTGATAATATCCTATCCACCCTGAAGGCCAAGTGTTAAAAAGAAAATTTCTCTCGGAAACATCTGAGATTGTCGCTAAATGACCGTTCATATTTTCACAAGCGGTTTTTGCGTCTAACCAAAACATTGAACCTGTTGAACGATAATATGAGTGTCCATTATAGTTGGTTTGGGATGTAAATCCGTTTAATGATGGAGTCGTTCTTTTATATAATCTCACAGGGACATTTGAAGCCCCAACCCCATTTGAATTGTAGATATACCCCGAATAAGTAAAATTTTGCCCCACAACAACATTTGTGAAGAACAAAACCAAAACAAATATTATGTTTCTAACCTTAGATTTTATTAACCGCATTAATTAAAGCCTTTTTCAAACCTGCCGAAAATGAAGATTTTTCAAATGGTATATTTTCATCTTGTAATTCAATAAAAGTTGATTTGACATCAATTTTACTCTCCCCAACACCAATGTAATCTTTATTGTCGATAGTCACTTTTAATGTTACTATAGTAACCTTTCTTTTTTTCTCGAACGGACCTATTGAGATACCTGTAGTAGGAGCCTCAATACTTTCAATCACAACTGAAACAGGTTTCCCGTCTTCACATATAGAATATTTTTCAGATAATACCTCTTCAGTTATTTGTTTTACCCCCAATGTGAATCGTTTAGGGCTAATCCCTTGAATACTGTCTTTAGTTTGAACACTTTTAACAGTAAAACACGACTGAGAGTAAGATGTTATTGACATTAAAGTTGCCAATGTAATTAATAATAATGTTTTCATTTTATAATAAAGCTTTAGCCCCAAGTAATACTTGGTAATTTAATGTGGCGTCTTTGACTTGTTGAACCCCACTGAAACTTAAATTTAATTTAAATTTACTACTTATTCGATAATCAAACGCAGTGAATGGTACCGCCAACCATCCTGATTCGTACCACAACCCTTCATAATAATATACATATGGTGAATATACAAATACTAACATAGTTGTGTTATTTATTTTTTTTGTAACTTTAAAAGTACCAATTAATCCCCCTAATGCGGATAAACTTTGGAATCTCGCGGAACCTAAATTACCTGTGGTGTAATTAACCCCTAAAGTACCTGTAATATTTTTATATTTATAAGATTCCATTATTGAGGTTGTATTGAAAAAATCTTTTTCAAAGTTTAACATCGATGAATTGGCTATAATCGATGTTAAGTTTTTTCTTCGGTATCCCGCAAAAAAGGTAATATTTGAATTGTTAATAGAACTGGTAAAATTAAGTAAAGCACCTCTAACAAATGTGTTATCCGTATTTGATTTTGTTAAACTCATATTAACCCTAAACTGTTGAGCCTCTTCACCCGACGCACTGCTAATCGCAACAATATCACCCGTTAATAAAATTCCACCTTGTTTTGCATTGGCAACTTTAGATTTAACTTGAGATGAATTAGATGATGAGGTTTTAGTCATATCATTTAACTTATCCTCATTTGGTTTTTCATTTCCATTGTTAGTAGTATTTCCTCCTGAACCTTGGGAACCCCCACCATTAGACGTTGTTACAGATGATTGAGTCGTTTGACCTCCTCCTTGAGGTGAGTTACCTGTATTTGTAGTGTTTCCTCCTGTTGTTGATGTTGTTGTTCCTTGACCTGAATTACCTCCTCCAGAGTTTTGGTTAGTTCCATTACTTGTTTGTGATTGCGAGTTCGTTTGATTTCCTCCAGAAGTAACTGAACCTCCTCCATTGTTATTTGTGGTACCATTATTTTGTGTTTGATTGTTAATGGTCGATGACCCCGAATTTGAGGTTGTTTGACCGTTAGAACCACCATTTTGGATTGGATTTCCGTTGGTTGTTCCGTTGGTTGTTTGGGGATTAGACCCCTGAGAACCTGTATTTTGAGAGTTATTTTGAGTTGTCCCTCCGTTGGTTGATTGACCTTCTTTAGGTTTTGTTTTACCGTCTTCGGAATTAGATTTTTCCTTAGCTTCAACAATACCCCCAATATTGGCTCCTCCCATTGATGATATGTCACTTAATGCCGATAGGACATTAGTTAGTACCGCAATATTATTTGCAGCTATAATTGCATTCATTGTCGTATTTTGGTATAACGCAACACCACTACAAGGTCCTGAAGGATTTGATGAATTAATTTGAGTAATCCATTGCTCCAAGGCACCTGATTGTAATTGAGTTGGGGTAAAACTTTGCACCTGACCATAATACATTAAGGCAATATTTCCATTAGGGTTATTAATGAAAAGTTCTTTAATTTTATTAGTACAGGGGTCCGTATATGTATACGAAAACCCCTGTCCAAATACCATTAATGTTGTGAACAGAAAACTTAGTGTTAATAAAATTTTCTTAATGTTCATCTTAGATTTCAGTTGTGTTAGATAAAGAAACTCCGTCTTCTTCGTCCACTTTTTGAATTAACATTTTATCTCTATCTTCAGAGTTAAACCAATAGTCAACAACTTTATTTAAGTTACCAACAAAGGCACCTAATAAAATTAATAACATTTCTTTCCAATCCTCACCTACAGTCATTCCAAAGAATATACCCGCGTTGATTCCTAAGATTATGAAGAAAAATAATCCCAACACTACTGCGGTAATTCTCCAACGGTTTGATTGCATTTGTTGTAACATATAATAGAAACGATTTTTATCTTCTACTTTTACAAGTTTGGTTTCACCCATTAATAAATTTTTTAAACTCATTTTTTTTAAGATTTAAAGACACCCTTTTTTATTAATTTTGACACAACTCTTGACGATGCCGTTTCAAGAGCCTTTTTTGTCGAAATACCTATTGTTGATTGATTAAATTTAATGTCTTCAACATCTGACAACAATGATGATGTTTTAACCGTTGACGCTTCACCTAAACCACTACCTGTGTAGATTTCACCTGTCTCAGCATCCACAAATCTAACTTGTAACCCTAAACGAGTTGTTTGAGTTGTTTTAGCACCATCAGTCGCTTTAACGACCTCATCTTCAGAAACTGAAAAGTCATACACTTCGATATAAACAAAATATTTGGCTAAGATTACATTACCCTTAACCTCTATTTTGTTACTTGAAATTCCTTTATCAGAAGCTTTGTCTTGTGCAATCATTTTCTGTTTAATTTCCTCTTTATCTTCAGTAAATTTAAATCTATCAGTAGATTCCAAGTATTCTAAAACGATATTTGCCACCCCTAAACCGACTCTTTTATCTTTAAGTTCAGGGTACATAGAGTATAATTCCTCATTGATTCCGATTTTAAGAACCTGAATAGGAATTACAATTGTATCTGTATAATCCGACACAACAGATATGGATTGTTTTTTTTCAAAATCCGCTTGATACTGTTCGGTTTTAACCGTTCCTATTTGACCACTAACTTTACAAGAAAGTAATATTATGGGTAGTAGGGTGTACAATAACTTTTTCATTACCAAGATTCCTCTTCTTTTTTAACAGGTTTAGCAGGTTCAGTTGTCTGAGCCGCAGGTTTTTCAATAACACGTTCTTTAATGATTGTGTTAGTACCACCACCGTTTTCAACTTTTTGTTTATTTTCTTGATTTTGTTGTACGTTAACTATAACTGGTGCGGGTGCCGCAGTTTGTTCAGTTTTAGGTTCTTCTTTTTCTTCTGAATGACCTCCAAATAACATTGTTGATACCCATACCCCACCTCCAGCAATTACTGTAGTTAGTGTTCCGATGATTGTTTTCTTTAACCCTGACCAAGTTCCATCTGATTCAGGTACGTTTGTTTCCTCTGACATAATATTTGTTTGTTTTAATTTAGTTTATTGTTTAAAGGCTAAGAGGTCACAATTTGTGACCTCATTTTTTATTTTAAAATAATTTTACTTGTAAGTTGTATGTCACTTCTTTTAAGAACCGCCATATAAACACCTGAAGGTAGATAACCTAAGTTAGTACTGTATTGATAATCGCCCTGAGGCATTTTATCGTTAACCATTACTTTATATTCCTTACCATCAACACCGTATACCGAAAGTCTAACATTACCATATTCTTTAACTTCGAATTTAACCGTAACGTAATCTTCAGTCGGATTTGGGTAAACAATCATACCATTAACATCTGTCATATGTCCATTTACCATTTTATAAACTTGAACAATTCCATTTGTTGGGGTTATTTCCAAATCTTTACATTGGTTATCCCCAGCAAATTTATCTGTAGTCCAAAGAGGACTTTCATCCCATAAATTTTGTGGTTGTTTAGCTATAAATTTTAAAGTAACCACCTCATCGTTGTTACGTATAGGTTTTAAATGATTACTATTATCATAACCACCCCAAGTAATAATGTTATCGTTAGTATTTAAGTATGTTAACCAACTTGAAGCCGATGATTTAGAATCAATACCTTTGAATTCCAATAATGTATCATTATATTTTAACCCAAACTGTAATGAACCTAAGTCAGTACCACTTGTAAAAACTTTTACAGGTATATTAACTAAATTACCTTCTTGTACTGATAATCTTGGTACATTAACTTCAATCGAAGTCGTTGGGAAATCATACTCAACTCTATTGTCAATCACATTATAAATTTGAGATTCAACACCAGGTTGTGGGTTTATTAACACTTCAATTGGTGTAACACGAGCCATATGATAACCTGTACCGTTAGCGTCACCAGGAACTAACACGTAGAATGTAGGTGAAGGTGCCCCCGCAATAATATTAAATGTGAAGTTTGTAGTACCAGGAATTGATGACAAGTAATTCGTAGATGAACCATTAATTGTTGTGTATTCTGCGGATGTAAAGAATTTAACGTCTTTAACACTGTTTGGCCAAACTGAGAATCTTCCTGAGATTCTACCAAATACACCATAAGCATCCGATATTGTTATATTATTATCACCGTTAACATCAGCCGCGTAATAATCAAATCCTGTTGGGGTTTGAGTACCTAATACATAGTCATTAACTTTTTGTGCATCTGCCGTAGAGATAACGTTACCTACCGACATAGTATCTCCAACAATTTTAATACGAACATCGTAACCTGTAGTATCGACCGCAATATCGTTAAATGCGAAGACACCTGAGGTATTAGTTAATGTACTTGTTACTGGTGTCCAAGACCCACTAGGTCTAAGTTTTTTCTCAAGACCAACTGTTAAGTCTTTGGCCCCTGTACCTGTAACGTTTGTAAATGTACCTGTAAAAGAAAATGTCTGAGGTAACATAACCCCACCAAAGTTTTGTAAGGTTAATGTATTATCAGTACCGTCTTGTCTTGTAGAGATAGAAGGGTATGTGTTTACACCACTAAACGACATATTACCAACAGATGTTAATGATGAGAATCCTGTAATATGTTGTAATTTTAATTGTACAAACGCTCCGTCAGGAATCTCAAAAGTTGATAAACTACCCGTATAAGATAATGTAATTGTTACATATCCGTTTGCGGGGTTATCCACATATTGTAAATACTGAGAATACGATGTGTTTAATGAGGTAACTGTGTCAACACCTGAAAATGCAAGTTTGTCGTAGTATACTCTGAATTGAGCCGCGGTGATTAGGGTTGTAGTGTTATTGTAGAAACACAATCCTACGTTAGTAAAACCAGCCGCCGACGGTGCCAATTGGTAGTTTGAATCTAACGTAACGAAGACCCCTGTTGTGGTCGGGGTAGGACACGTTTGAGAGAATCCGATTGCACTCATTAATAGAAATGAGGCAACCGCTAAGAGTTTTTTCATAGTTTAATATCTTGGTAATTTATTTCCTAATAAATATTTTATTTATACGGATTATTACCTTAAATTAGTAAACTATTTCTAAAAACGGGAAAATTCTTACTTTACAAGTAATTATAGGTGTAAAAATTATGAGAAGTATTATATATAAAACATATCTTACAACAACTAGAGTAGTTATTTATTCTATTGATGTCGTACAAAAATTTTTAATGGTCTAATTTTAGACCATTCCAGTTTTTCTATAATAATTTTTGAGGTCCCCAACAGTTAATTGGTCATTCTCTTGGCCTAACACTCTATTAAACACTGGGTTAGCTCTCGCAACTGTTTTTGCCGATAATCCACTACTTTTTAACACAAAATCATCTGGTTTTCCAGCGGCAACAGGGAAGAAATTATAAATGTATAAATCCTCAGGACTTTGTATCTTACCATTTTCATATCCTTTAACCCAAAAATCTTTAATAGCGTCCATCTGAACACTTAGGTTGTCCCCAAGTTCGTCTAAAGTATATGTTTTACCATTTACGGTTTTAGTTGAACCTCCTCCAGGGCAGAATTGAATTAATCCAACACAACCAATACTATTTTTGATTTTAGGGTCTAAACCTGATTCGTGTTTCATTAACTTAATAATTGAACTTTTGTCAATGTCTATCGCTTTTGAAATTTCTTCTAATTTTTCTTGGAAAACTTCATTGTCCAATAATTTTTGACCTTTTTCACTAATATTATCTAACTCTAAATCTTCAATATCGTCTTCCGAATCAGTACCTTTAAAAATATCTTTTATTTTTTTTAACACACTATTATCCTCCTTGTCATTTTTATCATCTGACATATATGATTTAATTTTTTTAACTAAATCGGTTTTAGATACAGTATCAACGGCTTTAGAACCTAAATCAATAATATCATCAATGAACCCTTCTTTAATTGAAGATTCTTGTATATTTGATAGTTGCTGGAATCTTTTTATCTCCTCTAATATTTTTTTATTATTATCCATACTTACTCTTTTTTAGAATAAATATCTTCGGAGTCAGAATTATCCATAATCTTAACAATATACAAATCCAATAGTAAAACATACAAATACCACTGTATATTATCTAATGAATATTCAGGATGTTGTTTACTAATCATTAGACCTTCAATAACTTTAAAGATTAAGTATATTCTACCGACAACAATCCCTGCGGTTAATAATATTTTAAGTGCTTTTATCATAATTTAATTTCGAATCTATTACGCATTATCTCTAATTTATCATCAGGAACTCCGTGGACATTTTTACCACCGTGTCTATTTTCAACCACAATGGTAAAAACAGTATACCCCCATTCCTTGGCCATTTCAACATACGGTTCCATTTCCCACTCTTGGGTAAATGTATTGGATACTACGATGGTGTTATTTAAATTGGCGGTGTGATTTAGAATCATAGCATTACTAACTTCATTTTGACACCAAGTGTGGGCGTTTTTTAACTTCGTAAAGTCAAATTTATATTCCCCATCAACCATAAAATATTGGTCGGCCTCAAAATGAACTCCTCCTAATGTTTTTGCAAATGTAGTTTTACCACTACCAGGTATTCCTCTAACAATGTATAAAATTTTATTCTCCATCCTAATATATTTAAACACAAATGTAATCTTTTATTGTGATTAAATCAAATAAATCAGATATTTATTTTAAAACAACAACTATGGACTTAGAAAGTTTAATAAAACAAATTTTACGAGAAGAATTCAGTACTAACAAATTCATTTATGAAGATGAGTTTGGTTCGGTAGAACAAACAACAATTACAGAAGCCGAGTACAAAGGAAGAAAAGTACAGTTAGGTAAAATAATGCAAGGTGACGTTAAAAAATTTAAAGTATACGTTAAAAACGATAAAGGAAATGTTGTCAAAGTTAACTTTGGGTTTGGTGGTAAATCCGCTAAAGGTAAACGAATGGTCATTAAAAAAAATAACCCTGAAAGAAGAAAAAGTTTTAGAGCCAGAATGAGATGTGATAACCCAGGGCCTAGATGGAAACCACGTTATTGGGCGTGTAGAACTTGGTAAAAATATAAAAACCCCCTTAATTGGGGGTTTTTTATTTATCTTGATTCTCGAGGTGATTCATCAGGATACATTTGGACAACTCTCCCACCGTTTTCTTGATAATCTCTTTCGGCCAAATCCTCAAGTAGATTATTAAGTTGTCTGGTGATGGTCTCTTCTACCTCATAACCCATAGATTCTTCCATCATCATTTCCCCCATAGGTTCTTCCATAACCATTTCACCAATTGACCTATCTATCTCCTCATTTGTTACATCAACTAGAATATTTTCTAAAACTCTCATAGGTCTTTCAACATCCATCCCTACCGCTCTTGGCATTAATCTATCTGAGGATTTTTTTTGACCATAATATTCATTCTCCAACCACAATAGTTGTCTATTTCGTTCGTCATCAGTTAAACTGTTCCAATTTGTTATTTTAACGTTATGGAATTGTTCCTTAAAGATATCCATAATGTGATTAGGTAATCCTGTGTCTAACGAATCCACTCTTTGGTCTACAATATCCCAAAAAGAGGTTTCTCTTTCGTATGACGAATCAATGTTTTTGAACCCCGCAACTTTATCACCTGTTTTTTTATTAATTACGTAGATTAAGATACCTCTTTTTACGTATCGATAATAATAATCAGGTTCTCTATCAGATGCGGTACACCATTTAGTTGATGCCCCATATTTTTTAGACGATAGATAAGATAAAGGTTTCAATACTAACCATTCATCATCTTCAAACAACTTTTCAATTTGTTTTTCCATTTCTTTGTCAACCAATTTCAAATCGGCCAAAGACATTTGTAATTCTAACTCTTGAAACGTTTTATATGAAGTTAAATCTGAATTTTCAATTAACTTTCGTTCATTCATCTCGATAAACTTAGTTACGGTAGAATAATTCTGATGACCAATATAATCCCCAATCACTCTAAGATAATTTTGTAATTCAAAATACGACATCCCTTCCAATTTAGATTCAGGAATCTTATATTCGTTTACTAATTCGTGAGTTACATCTTTTAAGGATGTGGACTGTTTATCGTACTTATATTTTATAAGATTTACTAACATTTCAGTGTATTTTGGCTTATCCACTAAATTGTTTATCACCTCAATAAGGTTAACCCCAAATGAAGGGTTTTGTTTTTTTAATTCATCAATTCTCGACATCTTTATTATAATATTATTTGTTAAATCGTATATTCAAGTATAAAAAACTATTTATTAATAAACAAGCCTCCTCATTAAATTGGGGACTTTTAGGACCGTTACCGTTGTGGTAACAAACAAAAAGGGGAATTCGCTACTCCCCTTTTTACTTTAAAAAAATACCCCCCAAATCTTTAAGAAAACCCACTTAGCAATATAAACACAAGACATTAGCATAACTAATGACAAACCAACTATTAATCCGACTAAACTTAGTCCGACAGTTGTTAATCCTATTTTCATCAATTTTGAGTTCATACGGCTAAGATATAATAAATTTTTTTATTCGCCAAATTTATTTTCTTCAATTAATTTAGCGATTCTACTTCTACCTTTTTCGTTGATTGGAATTGGGTTACCTTCCTCGTCAATTCTAACGAATCTGATGTGTGTTTTTAAAACAACCGCCTGATTACCTGTGTACACATTATGAGCTCTCGCCTCCATATATAAACTAACTGACGTATTACCTAATTTACTTGGGTATCCATAAATTTTTAAAAGTTGCCCTTCTTTAGCTGGCTTCTCAAAAAAACATTTATCGATAGATACTGTGACCATTCTTGGTGAGTCACATAATTGCATTGAATAACCCGCAGCTGCGGCGTCAATCCAAGCTAAAAGTTTTCCTCCAAATAAGTTTCCGTGAAAACCTAAATCGGATTTTTTAATTGGGTGAGTGTTTAAAAGTTCCATAACCCAATTATAACAAAAAACCCCCAATGAATCAAAGGGGGTTTTAATTTTTTTAGAAGAAATATATTAATTAGTTTCCTCTTCTTTAGTTGCGTTTGCAACATCTTTTTTCATTGCAATAAATTTATCCGCAGAAGATAAACCTAAACAACCAAACGCCAATAATGCAACTGCGTTAACTAAAGAATCCGCAGGTTTAATATCCCCGTGAGAATAACTGTTCACATACATAGTAATACATAGTGTTAATGCACATACAATACCTACAAATCTTTTAGATGAAGGTGTTCCGTTTTCGTCTTTAAAAAGTCCTGAGACCCAGTCAATAATTTTTTTCATATCTTGGTAGTTTTATACCTATAAATACCTGAAAAAAACAAAAAAAAAAGGGAGACCGTCGTCCCCCTTTGTACACCCCCCGTCAGGGATTTTTAAGAATTTTTACTTAGGACTCCTTGGACCTGTGTGGGTTGAACATCCACAACTTTTTTTAAAGGGTTAAAGTTAGGAAAAAACCTGGCGACTTTAAACTTATTTTAGTGTACACTAGGTTGTAGTTAAGGTATTTCCGACCTATAAACCTTATCACTTTGCGTTCGTTTTGTTTTTTAGTTTAGAGAGGTGTAACAAAATCTGCGGGTGTAGTGACTGAAAACCCTTGAAAGAAAATCCCTCTGTTCAATACTTCAAAGATACTAACATTATTTTAAAATGTCAAATCTTTTTTTGTGGTAGGGACTGGAATCGAACCAATGGCACACCGTTGTTCGAACGGATGCTCTACCTTCTGAGCTACCACTACCAATATGTTTCAAAGAACAACAATACAAAGATAACAACTTTTTAAACAACAGTCAAATTTTAAAGAAAAAAAAAGGAAGATTTTCATCTTCCTTGTCCTCTGTAGTTTTTCTCAGATTTGTCGTGTTTGTTACGTTTTTTTTGGTACTTACCTTTCCCCTTTTTACCGAAGGAAACTTTCATACCATTAGATGAATTGCCTTTAGCCTTTGCCATTTTCTAATTGTATTATTCGAATTTTATGTGAACGTATTCACCTAGTGGGCCTGCAGCTTTCAACACATAAGGAGCACTATTCAATTCAGGAATTGCATTTTTTAACTCATTATACGTTTTATAAGCTTTAGCCTTACACAACTGTAGATTACCTGTTCCATCGTCATTGTTTCCGACAACTAAATCATCGTAGTCCATAGTATCCGACCACTTTGGTTTAGTCCCGTCATTATCAATATGCCCTGCAGGTACTTTAGATGTCGATGCGTTAATCATAAGTCGATTAATTTTACCACCATCTGCAATATGTTTTTTAATAGTATCAATAAATGATGCGGTATGTAAATTGTGAGGAGTATCACTATTTTCCGCGAAAAAATCACCAATATTATATGTCTTTGGCAATTTTAACATATTTTGGTTAAGCCCAAAATCTTTTAACGATATTGGTTGTCCGTGCATTGAAACCTCAAGTCTGATACCATAATCCTTACCGTGTTTAAATGCCGATTGTTGGAAAAATATTTTATTTCCAGGTTTCGCATCAATGGTATTTAACCTACCTTCAACACCGTCAGGGAATTCAGTTCCAACAACAAAACCTCCCAAAGTTGGGGCCATATATTTTTGAGAATAAAATACGATTGGTAACATACTTCCAAAATTCGCAATTGCTTCGTTTTTACCATAAATGTACTTACCGTAGTTAATCGCATTTTTCATTCTCTCGTCAAAATTAAGTCCTGACAACTCTTTTCCTTTAATATTTTCATCATCAACTTCTTGTGTCTTTTGAGTCCACTCGGCTGAAATTTCATTTGTTGATGGAAACTCAACCGACATATTAGGACTTAACTCTCCCGTCGATTTATCCGCTAAACACATTCTACCGTTATCGACATAAAAATAAAAACCACCAAGAGCAAAATATTCTCCTGCGTGAGTTAAATTGTCATCGTGTTCTTTAATAACTCGAGTAACAATTCTTCTTAAGTCAGATTCGGTTAATTTTATAATTTTTTTCATAATATACTGTTGTTTATAAATACTTGTTTACTACCGAATGTTATTCGTATAATTTATCTTCAATCTCTTTATGGCTTTTAGCGAATTTCTTAATTAGAATACCCGCAACCGCATTTGCGTGATTCTCGGACCAACCACCTATTTTTAATTTTTTCATAGAATCAGTTAATCCCATTTTTTGATGTTGGTACTCGTGAACCCATTCGTGGGCTAAAGTTCTTAGAACATCAATGAACATTCTACCATTCTTTAATACCTTAATGTGGTGTTTTTTCATTCTAACACCTGTGGTCATATTTTCGTCCTTGTCACTATTAAAATCAATAATAATATCATCATTTAATGTAAGTTCTTTATTTAAAAACTTAAAAAAATCTTCAAGTAAGGGAAGTTCTTCCTGATTAATATTGTTATTATGTTTAATTTTGACCTTCATACTATATAAATACCAAGAAATTACTATATTTATTGATATGTCTAATAATATCATCGATTTCATAAAAAAACAAGGTAATATATTTAACGCCGCCAAGTATTTTGGGGGTTTTGACAAATTACGTGAACTAAGTAAAGGTAGCGATGAGTTAAAATCTTTTATACAAAAAAATTCTAAAGGTTGGTTAATTTTTAAAGCCAGTGGGAATGAGTACGAATTTGACTTCTATATTTTAGATTATGATATGGAAGATGTGGATAATGATGCAGTTCACATCACTTTATTCGTTGATTTAATTGTTGATTATCCAAATTTGAGTGACGAAGAATTATTAACGATAGGTAAATGGGCGTCAGAATATTGTGAAGACGGTTCTCTTCATACAGTTTCTACGGGAAAATATATAGTTGATAGAGAAACCCTCGCCTATTATATGGTACAAGTTGACAAAATTAATGGTAAAGATGTTCCTTGGGTACCTCGCGAATTATTAGATGACCAAGATTTAATTGTACCTGATGAAACAGTTGAAGATTTGATTAAAAAAAGTTCACAAACAAAAGAACCTGTAACCGAATCATTAATTAAGTTAAGTTCGTTATTTAATAAAACTCCTTAACTTCCTTTTTAGGTTATAGTACCCTCTTTTAGACGTTGGTGATAACCAAAAATACAATCCAAAGAACAACGCCGAAAGGCAATAGAAAATTAAATCCGTAGTCCAATAAGACCCTGTCCATTTCATTATTAACGCGAACAGAGCGTCGAACCCTAACGGATTGAAGAACGTTGCCAGTATCAGACTCAGCATCGCCAATTTTCTCTTTATGTTTTTCTTCCCTATAACTGTCACCGTCCATAAAATAATATCTAAAGATTTATCTCTTTCGAGAACTTTTGAAAAGTTGTTTACAATAAATATAACAATAATATATTTAATAGTGAAACCTTGTTACTGAGGTCCACCCGTTTTTTATAACGGTTGAGTTGGAGGAATACCAACAAAGTGGGGTTCAATAAACATAAAAATTAAAATAAGGAAAAAATGTATTATCAAACAAAAACTGCAACGCCTTGCGCGTTCATTACAAAAGACAGACAACGTCTTAAACAATTTGGACAATCAGTCTATCTTAAAAATGGGGAAGAATTTGAAATTGAATTATTCAACCCATCCCAATCAACAGTGTTAGCAAAAATTAAAATTAACGGAAACTATCTTTCAGGTGGTGGTCTTGTAATTAAACCTGGTCAAAGAGTTTTTCTTGAAAGGTATTTAGACGATGCTAAAAAATTTAAATTTGAAACTTACGAAGTTGACGGGTCATCCAATGAAGTATTGAATGCCATTGCAAACAATGGTGATGTCTCGATAGAATTCTACGAGGAGTACATCAAACCAATTATGTCAAATCCTGTATGGATTACTAATTACCCACCATCTCAACCACTACACTATAGTACCAATACCTTTACCACAACAGGGTTAGGTCAAACATCAACTAACTATTCTTCAAATGTTTCAATGTCTTATTTCTCTAATTCATCTAACACCTTTACAGGTCCAAACATAAGAAGTTCAGTACCAAGGTTAAAAAAATCTAAAAGTTTAGAAACTGGTAGAATCGAGAAGGGTGGAAGTAGTAATCAATCATTCTCAACTGTCGACAAAGATTTTAATTCTTGGACAGTATCAAAATCAGTTTGGAAAATTCTTCCTGATTCAGTCAAACCTTACGAACCAAAAGATTTGAAAGTTTACTGTACCGAATGTGGTTCAAAAAGAAAAAAAGATTCTCATAAATTTTGTCCTAACTGTGGTACAAAATTCTAATTAAAAATAATAACAAGGTTTCAAACCCCCACTCAAAAGGTGGGGGTTCTTTTTTTTACTAACTCATATTTATATTAAAAAAAGTTATGAGTTACACAAGAGAACAAATTGAATCCGCAGTAAAATCAAAAGGTTATGTTTGGTTTGAGGGCACAAAAGACTTTGACGTTAATATTGTCGGGGTTAGAAACTCGGCAACGGGTGATAAAGTCACAAACGTATTTGACGATACTATGACAGTATCTTACAAAGAGGGTGGGGTATGGAAATTCCATCAATGGAAAATCACAACTGACCCAGGAAAAAAGGCGATGTTAGAATACCACAACGCTAACGGTGTTGCAAGATTAGTTGAAGGTCAGTATCGTGGTTCACATACTATCGGTTTACACCAAGGAAAGTACGAAGCGTTAAGACAAGCTAAAAACGTTAAAGTATACCGAGATAAAGATAAAGATATGCAATACGATGAGAACGTAATTCAAGAAGGTATATTCGGAATTAACATTCACCGTAGTTCTGCAACGGGTACGTCAACATTTGTTGAAAACTGGTCTGAAGGATGTCAAGTATTTGCAAATGTGAAAGATTTTGATTCTTTTATGTCTATTTGTAAAAAGGCTAGAGACATTCACGGTAATAGTTTCACTTACACACTGATAGAATCTGCTGACATTAAATAAAAAAACCCCCGAAAGGGGGTTTTTTGTTATCTTTTAGGTAGATTTTTAAATAAACTACCAATTATTTTCATCGATTCCGCCATTTGTTTAGGGTCTCCAATATTAGGGGAGTTACCAATAAATGGGTTATTATTCACCTTATTTACCAATTTTTTACCGATTTTTTTCCAAAAATAGATGATTCCGACTAAAAAAGTTAATAAAATTAAACACAATACCGTTAAAATAAAATTCAAATAGACCATAATTACATTTTTATCTAAACATAATAGATAAAAACTAACAAATCAATTATTATTGAGGTGTTTCGGTATTATTTTCGGTCGGTGGTGGTGCAACAGTAGTTGTAGTTGTTGTGGTTTCAGTCTTTGCTGGAGTTATTGTCGGAATAGCTTTTTGTAAATCGTAATAACTGTTTGTTTGTTTATCTCTCAATAAAGCGTCAGCCTCAGATGTTTTTTTAGGTTCTGAAGGTGGTGTAAATTTAGGAGGTCCTACAATATCCCCAAGTTGGGATTGTACACTCTTATCATTTGATTTAACCCACCCTGAAGTTACTTTACCATTCCAAACGTATGTTTTATCATCAAGTTGTCCTTTTAAGTCTTGCAATTTAACAGGTCCCATTTGGTTCCCGTCTTTATAATAATACCAACCTTCCTCAACTTTTTTAGGTGTCTCACCCTGAGTTGACCCGTTATTTAAACTAGAATTTAATCTAATCAGGTAAGCGTCTTTATGAGTACTCCACACTCCATCAGTCGCAGGTCCATAAGTACCCATATCCTCATTAGGTAAAGTTCCTCCTTTATACCACGTTGGGTCTTCGGAATTCATATACCTTTGGAATTCAATTATCTTTTCAGTACTATTTAACTCGGCTGGTGGAGTGAACGTCTGTTCATTTAATAAAGAATTTTTAGAACCATATATGTTTCTAATGTGACTTTTATCGTTTTCTGTAATAACTAATGCTAAACTATTTTTCATATTTATTATTTTTTTATTTAAAGTCAGGACCTGTGACAGTTAAAGACGTTGACTTAGTAAATCCAGGACTTGATTTTTTATTGTCTTTAGATATTTTTTTCTCCTTAATATCCCAATAAAATTCGGGAGCGTAACAACTACTTCCCTGATGGGACCCATAATAGCCTGAAAATTCACTATATTGTTTTGTATTATTTCGTCTAACACACGCGGAATATCTTTGACCATTCCACTCAAAATCCGTCACACCACCAATTTCCATTTGACCTAATAACGCTTGTTTTTGTGCGATAATACAAGATTCTAAATTGGGGTATTTATTATTAGGCAACTCCAAATATTTTTTACAGGCATCTTCAAACCAACCAATATTATAATCATTAACATTCGGTATGGTTTTAATAGTCCTTCCAACAATAACAGGTTTACCTCCATATGTTTTAGGGATATCATAAACACCTCTCCAATTCATATAGTATTGGGATTCATCAGTTTTAGGATTTTCTGTTTGAGGTTGTCCCTGTTCAAGTAAAACCTTTCTAATAATTTTTCTAATATCCATTTTTTATATTATTACTATAAATATTCAAGTTTATTCAAATCGATTAACGTCAATATAGTATTTTATGGTTCTTCTTGCAATGTTAATATCTAAATTTGGAAATTCGTCTTCAATCTCATTGTAAATTTTACTAACCAAATATTTTTTATTATCATCTAAGTTTCTACCTCTATCATCAATCATTATCACTCTATGAACAAAAGGTCTATCCCCAAAGTCAATCTCACGTCTATGGATAGGGAAATGTCTTTTAAGATAATTTAAAAGTCTTTCATCAGTATTTCCATTATACTTACTTATAATGTCATTTTTCTCTTCCTCAGTTATAATAAGTCTCATAGTTATAAATACACTTAAATTTAATTATAGTTATAATTATCAATATGAAAAGAATGCTTGAACATCTTATTAACGTAATCCAAAAGGAAGACCTCGAACTAATGTTCGGAAAGGGTAGTAAGGTTGTGATTGAGTCTGTAACATATTCCACCAACACTAAAAAAATAGTAATTCATTCTAAAGTACTTGCTACTGATGTAGATGACTCAATAGACATTTTCCCAACAGGTTTAAATATGTTGGTTAATGAGGGTTGGAAATATATGGGATACAATGAAGAACTAACATTAGTTAATTCTTTGGATGTTCTTTAGAATTTCTTAGTGTAGAATCCTGACCCCTCATTATTAAATGAATTGTTAAATCCTTCAGGTAATGATGGTTCAGAACCTTTCAAATTCACAAACATTAAGTTAGGTAAATCTAAAATTGAAGATGGTAAACTACTCAAATTAGGATTATCAGGTAAAGCTAAGAAAGAAAGATTTTTTAACTCACCAATTTCCTCAGGGACTGAACTAACACACTTCATCAATAATAACGCTTCCAAGTTTTTAAATCTTGAAATTGTTTTTGGTAATTCTAAATTAAAATCATCATTAGATTTATTATTGAATAGGAAGTTAGTTATATTTTCAGGTAAACTATCAAATAATTCATCAAATCCATATAAAGCTACAAATTTAGACGCATTACCGTTAGGGTATTCAATTTCAATTTTAGTACCACCACCTGTGGTTAAATCTTTTGCAAATTTTGGTTTAAATTCTTCTTTAACTTTTTTCAATATTGGTGTGTTAAGTAAAGCAATATCTTCTCTACTTAAATTGTTAACACTTGTGTTTTTAAGTCTATCAATTTTTTTAGAAATATAGTATCTTAATACTTCAGGTTCAGATGACTTAATCATATTAGACGATAAGTCCATACCTAAAGCGATGTATTTCTTTTTAAGGTCTGGAGTTATGTTAGAATATTGAATATCACTTAATCTTGGACTGTTATACTCTAACCACATCTCAACTTCCTGAGGGGTGTTAAATGATTCCATAGGGTTGTCACCAACTCTTGCGTTTCTAACAGTATTAATTAATTGTCTTTCTTCTTGTGTAAGTGGTTGTGGTTCGAAAACATACTCCAAATCTTTTAATTTTGGAACTTTAGACACAATCTCACTCCAAGGTAGATTTGTACTACCACCGTATTTTCCTGAGTTTGACTTGTCGGCCATTGATTTTCTTCCATTAGGGTCAACAAGGATGACCGTGGCGAAGTTTAAATCATCAAAGTCTTTATCTTCATCAATAACATAATAAAGAGTTCTCTCGTGTCCTAATCTGTAATTGTAGTACATATTCCCACTACCTTCACGACTTGTACACCATCCTCTACCATTTCGTAATCTAATACATTGGTCTTTAGTCTTTGGTGCAAATATTTTTAAATTATTTTCATCATATTTTAAATCAATATTACCTAAATCTTCTTTTTTCTCACCTGATGGACCTTTTTTACCTTGTAAACCGTCTAAAAGGTGTTCTAATTCGCTAAATTTCATCTTGTCAACTCCTTTTACATTAAATGGAATTTGGTCGAAATTAGTGGTATAAGAATCAATATAATAAAGTATTTGGTCTTGGGTTAGGTTAGGATTCTCTTTAGAGTATTTCTCTAACATTTTTTTAACAATTAATCTCGGATATAAATCGTCAATAATTTTAACCAAATTTAAAAAACTAAACTTAGATATGTTTTGTTTGTCTTTAGGTAATTCTGATTGAATCTCTAAAAATTTCTTAATGTATCTTTTAAGGTTATTATTCTCAATACCTTTCTCTTTTTTCTTAAACTCTGTGAAAATATCATCTAAACCTTTAGCAGTTTGTTTAGATTGGATGAGGTTTTTTAAATCCTCATAAGAGTATTTCATAATATCTCTTTTTTCTGCAGGTAAACCTTGTTTGTATCTATCAAATAAATCAATATTTGAAATTATCTCTTCACGGCTATCCGTAGTGTCGGCACTAAATTTGGCATACAGTTGGTTTTTCACTTTTTCAGAAACCTCCAGTATAATATTTTTACTTAATAAATTTAATAATTTCATTATAATAATAATTTAAAAATTCTAGTAAACTAGTTGCACTAGAAAGCTAGAACTAGTTATAAATATCTGTTTTTTATGAAATTTTAATTCCTAAAGACATTAAATTCATATCCCGTATATAAACTCAACTTTTCACTAACATCAATTGCCTGACTTGGCCACGATTTCATATTAACACCAACAAATATTGCGGGAGTGTCTTCAATCCATTCTTGTTGTTCGTTAAGTTGATTTCTTGGTAATACCTCAAAAGAAATAATCTCCATATCCAATTCAGGATATAGAGATTTAAAAATTTTTTCGACTAAGGGTTTATTCATAGTCAAATAATAAATGTTATTGTGGAATAATAAAGATTACGCTTTTTTAGAAGGTTCCATATCCTCAATAGAGATTGAAATACCTTTACCATACTCGTCTTTTCTCGACGGTTTTACCTTAATAAAATAATCACTACCCGTAATAATTTCACCATCTCTTAATGGGTGACCTTCACCATTTTTATCTAACATACCTTTTATTGGGGTGTCCTGAGCAATTGTCATTCTTGCTTTAGTTGGAACTCCGTCACTATTGACAAAAAATATCCAATTACCTTTAGCCCTTTCCATTGAAGGGGTAATTAACCTTGCAACATCGTTTCCGTTAAGACCTCCATCAGTGTTTTTGAAATTCCGATTAGCCTCGTTGTAGACAATCCCTAAATCATCTAATGTAGGTAATGTTTTACCTGTATCAACAACTCGACCAATTGAACCGTCTTTCTTATATTCTTTCATCCAAACATCAAACCCACTTCCATTAGAGATAAAATATAAATCTTGGGCTACTGTAGGTTCGTTAACTCCATCATTTCTTCTAAAGATATAATCAAATTTAGGTAAGGCATTTTCACTGATAACTTTTTTAACTATCCTAACTAAGTCGGATTCGGTTAATTTTATAATTTTTTTCATTAAATTTCTGTTTATAGTAATAAATATTTTGGTTTTTAGAAAAAAAAGTAGTATCTTCGTATTGTATAAATAAATAAGTCCTATATGAAAAAAATTATCTCAGTAATCGTCTTCCTTTTTGTAGTACAATTTGGATTTGCTCAAGTGTTCTACAACCAAACTTCAAAAAATTTACGTTATGCAGGTGGTATGAGACCTGAAGTAATGGAATTACTAACACCTGATGAGAAAATCTTGTTGAATGATTGTATCAGTGAGTGTGGGGTTAATCCTGATTCTGTAGTATGGGTCACAAAAGAAGTTTATGATAAGTTAGATAATCCTGACTACTACAATACTAAAGTGGTTTACAAATCAACTTCTAATCGATTAGGTGGTGTAAATGAGTATATTGGTCAAAATACGTTAGAAAAACCACAATTTATGGTCTTTATTGACCGATATAACGGTGAATTTGAGGTAATCCTACAAATGTATCACTAAAACAAAAAACCCTCATTACTGAGGGTTTTTTTATTATTTTTCTTTTCCTGTTGAACAATCAACTTCCCAATTGGCTTGTTTCTGTCCATTATAGTCTAATACTGACCAACATCTATTAATCATAGGGATATCTCCTCCTAAACAAGTTCCAATACTATCACTTTCACCGTTATTGAATACATCTTTACCTATTCTTGGTTCCTTAATGAATTTAATCACAGGTTTACCATCTTCAGATACCGTGTCAGTTAAAACATAACTTTGTGGGTCAATAAGAGCTTCACCACCTTCACATCTTTGATAGTAAATGTCACCTAAATTATCTTCAGTTTCTTTTTTTTGGGATTGTTCAGAAATCACCATACCTCTTTTATAACCAAGAAGGTACTTCATTTCATTAATTTCATTAATAACTGAATTCATATTACGATAATTTATAAAGTTCTTTATCGTTAACTCTACAAAGTTGAGGACATCCCTTTTCGTCTTTAACCATCATAACAACTCTACCTTCAGTATTGAAAATTCTACCACCTGTAGTTCTTGCAGGTTCAAATTCTGAACAGTTTGGTTGTGATGTTTGTTTTTGACATTTTTGAGAATCGGCACCTGTCGCCATTGTCGGGTCTGTCGGACCTTGTTCTTGTATTACACTTTTGATTAACTGAGTCAATTCTCTCTCGTTAAGTCTTACTATTTTCTTTGCCATAATTTTTAATTTTTATTATAAATATCTTTAGAAACAAAAAACCCCACTTAAATGTGGGGATTTTTTATTCGAATAATTGTCTAATCTTTGCCATAACCTCAACTTGTTTGTTTTCCAACATTCTAACCTTTTGAGTTTGTTCAGGGCTCAGTTCAAAATTCTCTGATTTAATATCTGAAATCTGATTTGAAAGTTTTCTATGTTCGTTTAGTAAATTTCCGTAAGTTTGGGCTTTTAGTTCTTGGTTCATAATTTCCGTTTTTATAATAATAATTCATTTATTAGTTTAATAAATACTAATCCTGTTCTTTAGTGACCGATTTGATGGGTATTTTAACAGGGTAAACCGTATTAAACCATTCTTTTAATAATGGTTCAAAATAATCCCCGAACATTATGATAATGTTTCTAAAGTCCCATTCTGAGTATCTTAATATCGGACGTTCAAGGTTTTCACCAGCATCTCCTTTGTCGTATTGCGCTTGGAATATCCAAGAATCATCTTCCCATCCCTCTTCAATATCTTTATAATAATTAAAGACATTTAAATCAACATATCTATGTTTTTCCTGAACCCAAAAATCATAACTTCTTTCTCCCTCGTCTAAATTAGAATAAGGTTCCATTACTGTAGTAAAGACTTTAAGTAACTGTTCGTTTGTAACTTTATATTCCATATTAATTGTCTACCTTAAGTATTTCAGGACTGTAACCCAATTCTCTTACAAGTGTTCTTGCTTTATCGGTTACTTCTCGTTGTGTAGACCACCCACAACTACTTTTAAAAACTAATTTAAGTCTAATCGTGAATGAATTACGTTCGTATTTGATTGAGTGTATTTGAGAACCTCCAGGGATTTTTTTAATTTCTTTCTTTATTACTTTGTTAAGAACAGTTTTAATCCAACTTTCTTCTCCAATCATATTTGGGCTACTGCTAAATCTAAAATCTAAGAAACCGTGGGATGGATTACCATAAGACGCCCCTAAAAAGTGTTCAAAATTATTTCTTAAAATACTTCCAATTTGGTTTACCGTACGATATGTTTCAAGAGAAATATCTGAATTTATAAATTTATCAAAATCAACATCAATAGACCCATAAACTAAATAAGGTCTTTCTTCTTCAAATTTAATCGTAATAAAATCAGGCAAATCCAGATTTCTAACCAAAATTTCAATACCTTTCTTATATTTTTCAGTAAATTGTTCTTTTTTACCTAAAGATGGTAGTTTGTGAAGACCTTTTTCAACAATATCTCTACCTGCAGAAGCCATTTTAGCGGCTGGACCACCATATCCTCTAGCGTACAAATTAAAATCTTTACAAAATTCTTCAAAATACGTCTTAATAATTAATGACATAGGATATCCACCAATATCATCACCGTGTTTTTTCTTAACCCAAGGTCTAAACTTATTAATAAAAACTTCAATAAAGTCTTCATCAGAGTAGTCGTTGAGGTGAATTTCAGTAATAACTTGTTTAACAATGTTGTTTATGTCGTAATTCATACTGATAAATACTCAGGTTATGCGTAATTAACTAATCTAGACTTGTGTAAATTGTCCTTAACGTATTCTTTACGGTATAAATCAAGGATTTCTCCTGTGTCTCTTAAGTAAAAAATAGAGTCAAGTTTATCAAATAGGGTAGGTGCGAAGGATAATAACATTTCTCCTACGGTTACATAGTCAAAAATACTACCATTTGTCAATTTTACTACAGGATTAAAGGTTTGTGGGTCGTAAATAAGGTAAGGACTAACATTTAAAGCTTCAACACTATAGGTCCAAGTGTGAGGTAAATCCATTTCACTATGATTTTTCCATTGTGGATGCAAATGAAATTCCAACCCAGGGTAAAGGGTCTTTAAAAAGAATTCTATTTGTTGGATTGTAGTCATATCCACAAATATAAATTATTTTATTTAATAAAACAAATAATTGTTAGTATACGTAAGGAACTATACCTTCACAATATTCTTTACAATTTACACAAAATTTACTTGTGTAAATATTCTTGTGACGGGTTAAGAATTCGGCATTAGGAAATATAGAACCGACGGATAATGTTATGAGATTTAGAGCGT